TTGCAGTAACAAGTGGCACTATTGCTACATCAACTGGTACTGGCGCACTACAAGTATACGGTGGTGGTTCATTATATGGTAACTTGTTTGTTGGACAAAAACTAATTGTTAACAAACTGTACGACGACAGCGGTTCTTACGTACAAGTTGGCGGACCAATTGAAAGCACAAATAACGTATCTGGTGCGGCACTATATGCGGCAGGCGGCAATAACTTATTGTACTACTCACAAGACTGGTCAGTAAGTAACAGCAACTGGACTAAGGTAAACAGTTCAGCAGGTTTAAATGCTACAACAAGCCCAGATGGTACAACTAACGCTACGTTATTAACAGAATCAGGTGCAACAGGTAACCACTACTTTAACCAAGCGTTAACTGGTGTAACAGGTCCTGTAACATTTAGTATCTATGCTAAGGCAAATACACGTACTTACATTGCGCTGTATGTAAACGCAGGCGGTTCACAACACGGTGTTTACTTTAATCTAAGCACTGGTGCATACCAAGTTGGCCCAGCACCGTTGTACAACACAACTGGTAAGATCGAGGCAGTTGGTTACAACGGTTGGTATCGTTGTTCTATTACAGTTTGGGCAATACCAGGTGCGGCAATTACTACATTTGGTGTATACTCTGCACAGGGTTACGACACATTAATCAGTGGAACTAATACAAGTTTCACAGGTACAGGCGGTGCGGGTGCTTACATTTGGGGCGCACAAGGTGATCCAGGGTACCTAGCAGGTCCATACCAAGTTACAACTAACGCATTAGTAACAGCAAATAATAACATTTATGCTGGTGGTAGTTTATATATTGCTAACACAGCAACAGTTAATAACGCACAAGTTGTTACTACTGCTACATTGATGACTAACTTAGGATTGTATGGCTCAACTCCAAACACTCTAATTATCAACAATGCAACAAACTCAACAAGTACCAACACAGGTGCTCTACAGGTTGTTAACGGTGGTATTGGTATTGGTGGCAATGCTTATGTTGGCGGAACACTATATGCTACTGCTAAGAGCTTCTTAATTGATCACCCAACTAAGAAAGGATATAAATTACAGTATGGTAGTTTAGAAGGTCCAGAAAACGGCGTATATGTACGCGGTAAGTTAAATGGTCGAGTAATTGAACTACCAGACTACTGGAACTCATTAGTTGATATGGACACTATTACAGTTGACCTAACACCAATTGGTAAGTTCCAGAAACTATACGTTGAGAAGATTGAAGGCAACAAGATTTATGTTGATAACGACAGCATGTTTAGCGGCAATGTTCAATGCTTCTACACAGTATGGGCTGAACGTAAAGATATTGATAAACTCAACACAGAGTTCAAAGGATAAAAAATGGCATCAACATTCGGACCACAGATTCCCTTAACTAACCTAGCGTACTACCTAGATCCGTATAACTCTAAAAGTTATAGTGGATCGGGCAGTACTGCTTACAACTTAGTGGATAATCTACCTTCAACACTATCTTCTATTACCTATTCAGGTGGTAGCTTTAGTAATGCTACAGCAGGTGCTATTGTTAGTGGTGCAAGTTACAACTTAAACCTTGCTACAGGATTTACTGTAATGCAATTTTTAAACTTAAACAGTAGAACCGGCGGCTTCTTTAACTATGTTTCTGGTTCTAACAGCGTTAACTTGTACGCAGGTAACTTAACACAGATGCGTTGGGAAACATACAGTACCAACGGTGACTTATATTCAAATACAACAATTCCATTGAATCAGTGGCATTGCTGGACTGGAACATTTGCCGGAACATCATCTGGCGGTAGTACTGCATTAAGCAGTCTTTATTACAACGGAGTATTAGACAACTCAGGAACTGTAAGCGGTCCATCGAGTAACAATGCTACATTCCAAGTTGGTGTACAATCTGGCCCATGTAACGGCCTAATTGGTCCTACACTTTTCTGGAATACTGCGCTATCTGCTTCCCAAGTACGTGCGGCTTATGTAGCACTAAAGGGCAGATACGGACTATAATTTAAGGTAAATATTGGAATACTATGGCATACAGTAATCGTAACATTTTAATAACCCCAAATATAGGATCTGCATCAGCTGAGCCTATAATTGCGTACCAGGGCGGTAGCGCAAGCACATCTGCGACTCTGTATGCACGTGTGCTAGATGCTGGTACACTAAGTTGGGAAGCAACAGCAGGCCAAGTTCATACTATTGGCGACGGTATGACTGGACAATTTTTCTCAGTCAATGACGTTAGCGGTATCCCAAGTATTACTGTAAACAGCACAGGACAAATTCAATTAGCACCATATCAAGGTTTTGTAACCATTGGTGGTAATACTCAATCAACAACTACAGGTACTGGTTCACTACAAGTTTTAGGTGGTGTTGGTATCAGTGGTAACTTAAACATTGGTGGTTCATTTAACCTAAGTGCTAACTTAGCAGTTGGCGGTGCGGCTAGTACATACGGTTTATCAGTTAATACAACTACAAACATTGCGGCATATTTAACTACTAACTCTGCAACTGGTCTTGCACTTCAAACTGGTTCTTACAGAGGTATTGGATTCAACAGTTATACATTAGACGGATCTACATATACTGTAATGGGCACTGGCTTTAACGGTCAAATTCAATTACAAGATTCAAACGGATTTAAATTTTTAGTATCAGCGGCTTCACAAAGTGCTAACGCAGTAGCAACACAATTTAATGCACTAAACATTAACTCAACACAAATTATTGTTCCGCAATCAACAGCGGCTACAAGTACATCAACTGGTGCTATTACAACATATGGTGGTATTTCATCAGGTGGCGCTCACTGGGCGGGTGCTGATAGTTATTTTAACGGTGTGCGTATTGGTCAAGGTAACTTACTTGCTACATCAAATACAGTAGTTGGTTTTAACTCAGGTGGTGCATTAACAACTGGCGGCACCTCAAACACATTCTTAGGTAACTTATCAGGTAACGGTGTAACAACTGGTGCAAGTAATACATTGGTTGGTTACAACAGTGGTAACGCATTAGCGGCAGGCGGTAGCAATACTGCACTTGGAGCATCTACACTGGCATTTGCGGCAGGCGCATCAGTACAAAATAATACCGCTGTCGGTTATCGTGCAATGGGTATTAATGCTCTTGCAACTGGCGGTAACACAGGTATTGGCGCTAACGCATTACTACAAATGACCAGCGGTCAAAATAATACTGCTATCGGTTATGGCGCAGGTTCTGGTACAGCTACAAACAACAACGGTGTGTTTATTGGATACAACTCAGGTAACTCTGTTGCATACGATAACTGTGTTGTTATCGGTAACAACAGTGGCGGCACAATGAGTGCGGCTGGACAAATTATTATTGCCAACGGTGCTGGTACACAGCGTATTTTTATTGATGCTACTGGTAACGTTACAATTAGCGCAACAACAGCGGCAAGCACAACAGCAGGCGTAGGATCATTAATTGTATCAGGCGGCGCGGCAATTGCTTCTGGTTTAAACTTAGCTGGTGCGCTATACGCAAACAATTCTGCAGGTACTAACGGTTATTTCTTACAAACAACTGGTTCTGGTATTCAGTGGGCGCAGGCCGCATCTTCAATATCTAACATTACAACATCTGGTACTTATTACCCAATGTTCACTAGCTCAGTTAGCGGAACAATTACAGTTGACTATGTTGACTCTTCACACTTAGTATACAATCCAGCTACTGGCGCACTATCTGTAACAGGTAACATTAGTGGCGGTACTGGTGGTCAAATGTTTGCAGGTACAATGGGTATTGGTGTTGGAACAACTAACGCAGTTGGCTCAGGTGGTGCAGTACTACAAATTGGCTATAAAGATGGTAGTACAAACTTATTACGTATTGGTGACGGTTCTAACTCAGCTAACTCAAGCTATAGATGGCGTGTTGATCAAACCTATAACTGGATCGCCAACAGCGGCACAGCTGATAACTTCTCTGTAGCTAGCTCAACAGGTAACGTATCAACTCCAGGTACTATTCAAGGTGGTGGTAGCTCTACTAGCGTTGTTGGTGCATTGAGAGCTGGTGCAGGAGGTGGTGGTACTGGTGGTGATGTACAGATTAATACAGCATATCCAACTATTTGGTTTAATCACACAACACAGATGCCGGCGTATTTGCATAATAACAGTAACTTGTTATATGTGCTACGTGGCGCAGTAGGAGCAGGTGCAGGTTCTTGGACACAGGTTAACGGTCAGTGGCCATTAATTAGTGACTTATCTAACAACAACCTTACAGTTGGTGGTACGTTATATGTTGTAGGTGATGCTTATACAGCTACATCAGACGAAAGATTAAAAAATATTGAAGGGCCAATTACTGATGCAATAGCAAAAATAATGACCCTAGACGGTTTCTACTATACTGATAACGAAATTGCTACATCGTTAGGTGTGCAAGGCGGTCGTAGAAAACTAGGTTTAAGTGCTCAGAAATTGAAAGCAGTGGTTCCAGAAGTTGTAGTTCCGGCACCGTTTGATAGAAATGAGAAAACAGGCGAATCACGCTCTGGAGAAAACTATCTAACAGCACAATATGAACGTGTGGTTCCTCTACTAGTAGAAGGTATCAAAGAACATGAGCGTACAATACAAGCGCAAGCCGCGCAAATAGACGAATTAAAAGCGTTGGTACAACAACTGCTTAATAAATAAGAATACACAAGGAATTTACCAAAATGGCAATTTACAGCAACGGATTATTAGTTATTGATAACACAGGAAACGTTATTCCTGCAAAGTACACCACACGTGGTAGTTTAGCGGCTACGTCAACTCCGGGTTACATCGGTTACGTAAGTGATGTTAACGACTTTGTATTTTCGACTAACAGATATCCATCAACCGGCCCATCCGGTAACACATACCCTCCAATTACACAAGGTGGTACTCAAGCCTACTACGCATGGTACAAGTTTGTTGCTAAACCAAGCGATTACAAAAACGAAATTGTTATTCAACAAGGTTCAGTATCTGGCGGTTATGTAGGTGGTAGCATATGGTCGAACATTCTTCACGTTCACCATAGCTGTGACGTTGCATTAGAGCAACCACAAACACTAAACTTTGCAACATATTATGGCGGTTGGCACTCTTCAGAATGGTATGCTTACCATCACCAAGGTAACTCAAGCGTTCAAGCTAACAAACAAGACTGGGCGTCTTGGACAGTTACAACAATTAGTAACCGCCCAACAGGTTCTTACTCACCTAACTCATGGCACAACGGTACTAAAGTTGGTTCAAACAACAACTACGCTATGATTCAAATTGGTGGTACAGGTAACTACATTAACTACAACACAGACTCATGGGGCACTGGTTACGCAACTCCAGGTTCACACTCTTATGGTTCTGGTGTTCCTGCAGAAGGTAACTATGGTTACAACTTTACTCCAGGTCAAGGTGGTGCATACAAGTGGAACTTTACTACTATGACATCATCCGGTGGTTTAGCAGGTGAAGCACCGTTTGGTGGCGGTACTGCTGGTAAGGCTATGATGACCAAGTATTACAAGTGGTATCATAATCCAAACGCATCATCTGCATTCTCTCGTTATAACGTATCAAGCGACAGCTGGTCTGGTTCTCCAAGCTCACAGTATAACAACGGTGAACAATGTTCAGTTATGGGACAAGACTACGGTTATATGATTGCTGGTTATAATGGCGCACAGAACAACGTTAGCCAAAAAACTTATTACCCATCGGATAGTCACCAAGTGTTGGGTTCAGTTTACAGTCAACGTAACCAATCTTCAGGAAATGCTTGTTACGGACCTCTACCTTAATAAGTAGACACATGAAAACAATATGCATAGTAGGCGGTGGGACAGCTGGTTGGCTATCCGCCGCTTATCTTATTAATAAGCTACCCGATTACCAAATCCAATTAATAGAAAGTCCTAACATTCCTACTATTGGCGTGGGCGAAGGAACATGGCCTAGCATTATGAAAATGCTAAATGATCTAGGAATTAAGGCTACTGAATTAGTTGCACTAACCGGTGGCGGTGTTAAACTAGGCATTAAATTTATTGACTTTGCTGAAACTCCGTTTTGGTTGTCTACAGACCCAGACTGGGAAACGTGGGGCAGTGATTTAACAGCGGCCGTTGGCAATAATAATAAATGTCCGTGGCTACAAGATAACAGTATGCACGGTTGTCATTTTGTTGCGTCTGAATTAGCTAACCTATTACAACAACGTAGTGTTGAAAAAGGTGTTCAACTAGTTAACGCAGAACTTGTAAATGTTGAGATGGACGGTGATAATTGTAAGAGTGTAACTTTAGATAACGGCGCTCAAGTAACTGCTGATTGGTTTGTAGATTGTTCAGGGTTTAAGAGATTACTAATTGGTAAAACAGACAGCGAATTTCAAAGCTACGATAAAGAGTTACTAGTTGATACAGCTATTGTAGGACAAAAGCCTTACACAGATCCTGAAAAAGAGTACGAGCCATTTACATCTAGTATAGGAATGACGTCTGGTTGGCGATTTAAAATTCCAGTCTACGAGCGCACAGGCAACGGATACATCTATAGCAGTCAGTTTATCAGTGATGAAGACGCTAGGGTAGAGTTTGCTAATGCAACTGGTATTGAAAATCCTAGAAAAATTGTAATGAAACCTGGATACTACAAAGAAATTATCAAAGGTAACATTATTGCGGCAGGAATGAGTAGCGGGTTTATAGAACCATTAGAAGCCACAGCAATTCATTTAGCAGGAAAAACTATTGAATATGCAGTTGAAGTTATAAAAAGGCGCAAAAATCATACTTGGGCAAACGCAGAAATACAAGAAAGAATACGTTATATTAAAATTGTGGTGCTTAGTCACTATGCTTTTAGCAAGAGAAAAGAGCCATTTTGGGTAGCGGCAAGCGAAGCCGCACGTAACTCAAAAGACTTCCAGGATTTCTGGCGCTCTCTTAAATATAAATATCCAACGAAGGAAGATAACCTCGATAACGGTTACCCTTATTTTCAATGGAACGAACTGCTAAAAGGGTTTGGTGAAGAACATTACTATCCTAAGATATCAAAGGATGCTAAAGTACAAGTTTATCTTGCACAAAAAACATTACCAAATCATTACAGGCACATAACAGAGATAAGGATTAAAAATGGAATCGACAGAAAAGAAAGTTTGGCAAATAGCTGATTTAGTAGAAGCTCTACCACGTGGTATGAGTGACTTCCAGATGAAGCAATTTGTTATCAATGCACAACTTACACCAGTTAAGCAACTGCAACAAGTTACAATGGAAGCAGAAGTGCGTGAAGAAAACTTACGCAAAGCAGAATACGAAGATAAAAAGAATCAGCTTAAGATTGAAATCTTAAAGAAGAAGCGTGATCGCGAAGTTGATCCTTTATATCAGATGGAAATTGATTTAGAAATCCATCAACTAGAAGAAAAGATTTACTTAAACGTAAAAGAAGTTAAACGTATCAAAAATGAATTAAATACTTTTTACGAAGTACTACAGTATTTTAATGACAATTATGATATTGGCGAGATGTTGGCTATGAAAGACACTCTCGAAATTGATTACTGGGTCAAACGTCTAGGTCGTCAAGCAGGTTTAGATATTGTATCTACAGGTAGAATTTCTACAGGTAACTTGCAAGCGATGTTAGACTTACCAGAAGAGATTTTCCATGTAACCTTACAGGAAGCATTGAAGATTACAAACGAAATGGCCGCTTATATTCCTGTGCCACAGCTAGGTTCAGCTCAAGATCAAGAAACAATGATCAAGTTTAACGTAGATGGAACACAAGACAAGATTGAAAGAGCGCCACAATAACGCTTTTTAGCAAGGTCTTACTAATATGCTTTTAATGAAAATTGATTGGAACCAAGCACTTACGTTCCAACTACCGCCAAATACAAAATACACTACTCACGGATGGGTAGTTGTAGATCTTCCAATTGTAAATTTTAATGCTGATCAAATTGCAAAATACAAAATTGTGCAATTAACTGATCCGCAAGTGATTGCAGAAATGGAACATATCAACTATACTGTACTCGATGATGGTACTGTTGCGTATGTTACAACTGTTGCTGATCATACACCAAATGATATTGTTGACGGTCATCTACAACATTTCCCTACTCTAACATCACACGAAGATATTGAGTTGTTCTTGAAAGGTTACAAGTATCTAAGCATATTAGAAATTCAAGCAGAGTACGATGTTAAGTTTGCTAACTTAAATGTAACTACAAGTTCTTTAGAAGCAAGTACATTTAATCAACAGCTTGCAGAAGCACAAGCATTACAAGCCAACCCTAACTATCCAACTCCGTTGTTGTCTGCATTGTCAGCCGCAAGTGGAATTAGTACTGGTGATTTAGCTAGTCAAGCACTTGCTAAGAATGCGGCATTCCAAGCACAACAAGCAACATTGTTAGGCGAAATGCTAGCAGACAAAAAAGCAGTTAATGACTGCACAACTCCTTTACAGGTAAAACAACTTGGCTGGATCTGATCTCACCTTAAGTAACATCTTCCCCACTCCGGTGTGGACAATTAAGAACGAAATTTCTGAAGAAGATTTAAAAGAGTTAGAAAGATTTGCGTATGAGATGATTAAAGCTCAACCAAATCTAGATATATCAAGTAAACGTGGCGGTGGTGGCAGTAGTAAAGTTCTTACTATTGCACACCCTGTCTTAATGCCTATCATTGAAAAGTGTACTAGTGCATTAGTCAAAGACTACGAATCTGTCACTAAACTAAAATTAAAAAACTATTGGGTCAACGTAAACCCACCAGGTGCATATATGATTCCGCACCTGCATCCACGTAGCGTATTTGCATGTACACTATATGTTAAGACTCCGCCTCGCAGTGGAAAAATAACATTCATCAATCCAAATCTTGCCGCCCGTCAACACTTCTATAGTGCCAAGGATGTAGATTATAATTATAAGAGTTATAGTTTTCAACCAGTACCTGGGCTATTCATTGCTTTCCCAAGCTGGTTAGATCACGGTGTAGAAGAAAATCTATCGGAAGAAGATAGAATCAGTATTAGTTTTAATCTAATAGCCGACGACATTTAACTAATTAAATCAAATATAGTATCAATTTTTGCTTTATTTGTTTTACTACTCAACGTAGTTCTTAAACCAGAGTGTAATGGTTTAGGTAAACTGTCTTTAGATACCCAAGCATACCCAGAATGTTCGTGATTGAGTTTAGGAATAAACTCATCGCCGACTAACAACACGTAGGTGTGGTAGTAAAACTCACCGTCTTTGCTTTCATATTGTTCTAAGGGAATTGTTTTTTCTATATTAGGTAAGAATCCAATTTCTTCTTGGATCTCTCTACATAGTGCTTCATATGGGGTTTGATCAGTAGGCTCGTGTTTGCCACCTACGATTCCCCACGTGCCTGCGGTTTTACCTTCTGATCGATTTAGTAATAAAAATCGTTTTGTTGATTTACTTAAAAATATTCCGCCACTACAAATTATGTTCATAACAATAAACGCCAATATCCAGGAGTGTACTCGCCCTCGTAACTAGATGTCCACTGTTGGCCATCCCATACGTATTGTGAACCAGTACGTATATTAGTTATGTAAGTAGGAGCAACGCCGGCTAAAGAGTCGAATATGACTGACCATTTAGTTCCGTCCCATGTGATAATGTCGTTTGCGTTAGCTGAGAATATTGTGTTGTCTGCGTTTCTAAAATTAGTAACAGCGTATCCTGCGTCCGGATACATTGTTTGATATACTGGATTACCGTTAGCATCTAATTTTACAATCTGTTGAGGACTAGCCGGATCACCTGAATTGTAACCGGGATTAGCTACATACTGCACTTGTCTGTATGCAGGATTGATATCTTCTAATATCAAATAGCGAATGCCTACGTTATTTGAATCAGTTGTAAATTTAGTTGGATCTATAATAGCATCAACATACGTTTTTCCGCTATTGGGCGGTACTTGACTGTTAGTTGGTAATGTTGATGAGTCTATACTTAAGATCATCTGTGTTTCGTCAACTGGATTTAACGTCATTGTAGCAACAACTTCTATGTTTAGATCTTTTGTAAATCTAATTTGACTTAGGCCAGCAGTAAATGTTCCAGGATACGCATCAAGTATCTTGTACCAACTGACGCCTGGTCCTAATGTTGCAGTATTATCCATAACAATAACATTATGATTTTTCAAGTTATGACCTGCAACAGCAGTAGGTGTACGACCATTAAAGAATGCACCGTCATCATATTTGCTATCACTGAGTGTACCAGTTGGTTCTACAAAAATGTTAGCAATAATATCTGTAATAATGCCTAATTGTTTTACCTTAACAGGAGTACTGATCCAAATTGGTGCATTGAATGATAAGTTTGCAATATCAATATCTTGTTCAACTCCTTGTGGAATTGCTCGAGTGGACCATGTTAGGTCTGACAATTCTAAATAACTTAAACTAGTCCAGTCAACAAAGTTGCTGGTCGTTTGTATTTCCATTGCAGGGCGAAATAAAACTAAAATCTGTTCAAGGATTTGTAATTTTTGATCTGTATTAGAACTCCAAATATCTGCTTGAAACTCTAAATCGTAAGGTGTTGGCATTAAGCGATTAATAGTATAATTACCACCTTGTAAATTACCATAGTCTTGTATTGTTTGTCCGTAGGTTGGACTGCTAGGATCTTGGTCAACATAATGTGTTTCACGTTCTCTAACATTTAGAGTATTTTCGTAATAGGGATTTTGTAATCTATCACGAGCAATTTTTAAATTCTTAATGTAGCAACTGATAAAAGGTGCAGACGGCATTGTGTTTTCAGAGTTCTTAGTTAGTATCTGTGCTACTTGACGACTCATGTCACCGTATCGTACAGGAACCTGTGTTAGATTACCCTTTGCATCTTTGTATGCAAAGTTACTCATAACTCTCATAAACTGAGTTAGGTATCTTCGTATCTGCCCGTCGTAAAAATGATCCATTAATTATCTGCCTTTGGTTTTAGAGCGTTACTTAAACTTTGGCGCTCTGTTACAGTAACACCTGCAATAGTAGAGGTATTTGCGTTATTGATATACCCTGTTAGTTGTGTTCTTCTTACTTGTTTACCTGCGTGTGCGGTTCCTGGGGCAACATCTTGAGTGCCAAACTCATCTAATGTCATACGTACATTGTCTTCAAACTTGACCCAAATTGCGCCATCGAATCTAAACAAGGTATTGGGCAAATAGTCTACTCTCAAATAGAATTGACCTTTAACAGCGTTACTTGGAAACTCAATACCGGCACCGTACTTGGCACCGTTAGGAGGAACACCTCCCATTTGTGTACCACTTTGCACAAAGTAAGTGTGGTCTGGAGAACGCAACACAATAGAAGCGTCAATATTGTCCCAGTTAGTGTTATCTATAGATGTGTCACTAACGTCTTGTGTGTCAACTGTACCATCTGGCGCCCAAGGTACAACGTATAAATTAGAATCATCAACCCCACTTGCCGGACTGTCTGCTTCCGCTTGTGCGAGTATTTGATTGTTGATATCAATACTAACTTTATATTGAGATACAACATCTCTTAGTGTAGTTCCGTTAGGATCTAGTACACCGTTAGAATCAGTATTAACCGCATCAAGGATTTCTTTAAACTCTTGTGTATCAACTAACGGAGCACATTTTGCACGGATTAAGTGCGGGAACCATGTTTGGCTAAAGCCGTTTGATGGACGCATCACTTCTTGAATAACGTAGAATCGCTTGATAGCCGATACGTTATCTAACGCATACTCATCACGTAGGTGAGGTAGTTCTACAACGTCACCTGCCATCATTTTACGGCCTAGTGTTTCTACACATCCACGTAAGTGAAAATGTATCATAATATTGTCATTGTTTAAAAACAATCCAAATTGACTCAGATTAAAATCTAAGTCCTGCATCTGATAAATGCCACGCATGATGTAAACATCAGGAGCATAGTGCCTATCGCGATTTTCCATTAGTAATACGTCTTGTATTCCTAGTTCTGCAATAGGGTTAGAACTAACTGGTTGCGAAGGACTTGCATTTCCATCAGCTGGATTTACATACCCTAAATATTTGTGGACATAAATGTCAGTTCCGCCCACTTGAAATTGCTCGTTAATTACACGATCTAAAAACTTAAAATCATTGCCTTTTTCAGGGCGGTAAAGGGATAGTCTTGGCATAGTAGTGTATTTATAGGCTAAATATCATTATGAGCACAGCAAATACCCCATCCCCAGTAAACGATACAACACCTGCCCGCCAGCAGATAATTGACTATGTTAAGTCATTACTAGGCGGAAGCATGGTTGATGTAGAACTTGAGCCAAAAGACTACCATATAGCTATTGACCGTTCGTTGGCACGATATCGTCAACGTAGTGCTAACTCTGTAGAAGAGAGCTTTGGCTACTTGACTTTAGAGCAGGATCAAAACGAGTACATACTTGGTAACGAAGTTATTGAAGTTCGCGATGTATTCCGCAGAAGTATTGGTAGTAGAACGGGCGGCGGCGATGGCGGATCATTATTTGAACCGTTTAACTTAGCCTACACAAACACCTATTTGCTATCATCTAGTAACATGGGCGGCTTAGGTACTTACTATGCATTTGCCCAATATCAAAAGATGGTTGGTAAAATGTTCGGTAGCTACATCCAGTTTACATATCATCCACAAACTCGCAAGTTAACAATCATGCAACGTCCACGTGGCGAAGAAACTGTATTGTTATGGTTGTATAATCACCGTCCTGACTTTGCTTTATTAGACGACCCATACGCAGGTTTATGGATTAAGGACTACGCACTTGCTACCTGCAAGTTAATGTTAGGTGAAGCTCGTGAAAAATTCAATCAAATTACCAGCCCACAAGGTGGTACAACACTTAACGGTTCACAGTTAAAATCAGAAGCAACTGCAATGATTGAAAAACTTGACACTGAAATTAACAACTACGGCACTGGTGAAAAACCAATGTGGTTTGTAGTTGGCTAACCAAACTTATTGACTTTGTAACAACGCTGTAATAAAATATAGTATCGAATGGGAGATACTATGATTATTGGCGTGTGCGGTTTTATTGGGTCAGGCAAAGATACTATTGCCGACTATCTAACAAATTTCCACGGATTTAGACGAGAAAGTTTTGCCAACAGTTTAAAAGATGCTGTGGCACAAGTATTTGGTTGGGACCGTACTATGCTAGAAGGGCGAACTAAATCAGCCCGCGAATGGCGTGAACAAGTAGATCCGTGGTGGGCAGAACGCCTGGGCATGCCACATTTAACTCCACGCTGGGTACTTCAATACTGGGGTACAGAAGTATGCCGTAAATCATTCCACGATGACATCTGGATTGCCAGTTTAGAAAACAAACTCCGTAATAGTACCGATGATATTGTCATTAGTGACTGTCGTTTTCCTAACGAAATTAAATCAATCAAAGCCGCAGGCGGTATTGTTATCCGTGTAGTCCGTGGTGCAGAACCAGAATGGTACGAAGTAGCAAAATACGCTAATGACGGAATAGAGATGTTCAAAGAAAAGCTAGATAGCTACGGAGTCCACGCTAGCGAAACTGCTTGGGTAGGTACTAATTTTGACTACGTGCTAGATAACAACGAAACAATTGAAGACCTGTTTACACAGGTTAAAAGTCTGGTGTTAAATCCCCACGCTTCCAAGGCAGTTTTAGAAGGTGCAGGATTCGCTGGCAGTTTGAGCATACCGTTTTTAGATTTGCCAGCTTAGTATTTGACGGTTCCCCGTCGATATAAAATACATCAAACTGCTCTGGGTACTTGCTCGTGTACCCACAGCGGTCGCACTTGTCTTTCTTCTTGTATCCTGCCTGTTGCCATTTAGGACGGCCAATCTCTCTGCGCCTGGCACAATGGTCGCAAGTTTTGCGATAAAACACTCTATCGTCTTTGTGGTAATTAATTGCCACCGGCCTTTTGCCGCATGTTTTGCATAATGGTCTCATAGTAAGCCCTTTTTGGTGCCCTTTTCCATGTATTTAACTCGATAAAATTTGGAGTATACGCTAAATATTACTGATAAAACCATTATTGGGAGAGTTAGTAAATGGCAAAAACATTACAATCACCAGGCGTAAGCGTATCAGTTATTGATGAGAGTTTCTATACGCCTGCCGCACCTGGAACAGTACCCCTAGTTATTGTGGCAAGTGCCTCAAACAAAGCAAATGCCTCAAATACAGGCCTAGCAAAAGGAACAGATCCTGCAAACGCTGGAAAAGTATACACAATTACAAGTCAACGTGATTTGACAGATACCTTTGGAACACCATTGTTCTACACAGATACACAAGGTAATCCAATCCACGGTGGCGAATTAAACGAATACGGTTTACAAGCCGCTTACTCACTATTAGGTGTAAGCTCAAAGGCATACGTAGCTCGTGCAAACATTGACCTAGGTCAATTGACTGCTAAGTCAGACGCACCAGCAGGTCCTCCAACAGATGGATCATACTGGTTAGACACTTCAAACACGCTATTTGGTCTGTTTGAATGGAATTCTGCAACAGGCACATTTGCTAACAAATCTCCAATCGTTATCGACGGTTCAAACCGCGCAAATAACACAGTTAACTCAGATGGCGTAACACCAAAACCAAGTTTAGGTGCTAACGGTTCATATTGTATCGTCTTAGACAATACTGATATGAACAACACATATTTCAAGAACAGTAATGGTAACTGGGTTCAAGTTGGTTCAAGCAATGAAACAGCATTTGCTTCAAACGCTAACAATTCAACATTTGTATCAACAACATGGCAAACAAGTTGGCCAGCAGTAGTTGGTACAACAAGCAATCCAGCATTTACAGCTTCTCCAGGTGCTATTACAATTAACGGTAACTCAATTACTGTTACAACAGCATCTACAGTAGCAAGTATTTCTGCAAGTATTAACTCAGCATTGCACATCAAAGGTATTGGTGCTAAGGCTAATACATCAGGTAAGCTAGAACTATACACAGACTTGTATCCAGGTAGTTTAACAGTTGCTGGTAATGCAACAACATTGAATTCACTAGGTATTCCAGCAGGTACATATAGCGGTCCTCAAATGACTGTTGCTCCTCATACACAATATCCTAACTACGGTACTGCACCTAGCGGATCTGTATACCTAAAGACTACAAGTCCTAACAGTGGTGCTCATTGGATTGTTAAACAATACTCTGCATCAACACAAGCATTTACACAAATTGCGGCTCCATTGTATAACAACTCTGCATCTGCATTGTATAACATTGACAAAACAGGCGGTGGTGCAAACATTCCAGTTGGCACATTGTTTATTGAAGCAAGCTACGACCACGGTGATGGTTTTGCATCAACATCAACACAACGTCCAATCACATTGAACTTTGAAATTCAAAGACGTGCCGCAGTTAGCCCAACAACTATTACAAGTAAAGCACTAAGTAGCTCTCCTACACTAGTTAATGGCACAACACTACAACTAAAAGAAAGTTTAGTTGGCCAGTTGAATTATGGTAACGCAGTTACAGTAACAGTTCAAACTCCTAGTGCAGGCGATACATGGATTGGTGCGTTAGTAACAGCAATTAATTCTGCAGGTTTAACAAACGTTACAGCACAGCACAACAGTGATGACACAATTACAATCACTCACGCAACTGGTGGCGACATTAAATTTAATGACCCTAACAACGTACTAGGTACAGTTGGCTTTACAGCATGGAATCAAAGTGCTCCAACAACTGCTTATACAACAAACTTCTACGCACTAGGCGAATACGAACCAGATGCTTTTGACTACAGAGCAAGTAACTGGGCTCCGTTAATCACAACAGCAAGCCCAAGCGAGCCAGTAACTTCCCCTGAAGATGGTACATTATGGTACAGCAGTATCACTGACCAAGTTGATATTATGTACAATGATGGTACACATTGGAAAGGTTATAGAAATGCATTCCCAAGTACAGATCCAAATGGCCCGATCATCAGTTCTACTCGTCCAACAACACAAAGCGATGGACGTACAGCTCTTGCAGATGGCGACATCTGGATTGATCGTTCAGACATTGAAATGTACGGCTTAAACATCTATGTTTACAACGGCAATACATTGAAGTGGGTTAAACAAGATCCAGCAGATCAAACAAGTCCAACAGGTTGGGTGTTTGCTGATGCACGTTGGGCAACAAACGGTTACTCAACAGCGCAATCATCAATTGCATCACTACTACGTTCAGACTTCTTAGACCCAGACGCACCAGATCCAGGCGGTTATCCACGTGGTACACGTCTATGGAACTTACGTCGTTCAGGTTTCAACGTAAAACGTTACGAAGCAAACTATATCAATATCTATGCTAACAACGGTGTAAACCCACGTTACACAGAGCCAATGGATGGTTCAAACTCAACAACAGCATACGCAACATCACGTTGGGTAACTGTAAGTCCAAATCGTCCAGACGGTGCAGGTTCATTTGGTCGTCACGCACAACGTGGCTTTGTAGTATCAGCACTAAAAGCGTTGATTGATACAAACCAAACTATCCGCGATACAGACAGTTTAGTATTCAACTTGATTGCTTGCCCTGGTTATCCAGAAGCAGTACAGAATCTAGTTGCTCTAAACACAGACCGTGGACAAACAGCATTCGTTATTGGTGATACTCCATTCCGCTTACCTGCAAACGGTACAGCATTACAAGCATGGGGCTTAAACACTAACGGCGCATTTGACAACGGCGATACAGGTGCTACAAGTTATGACGACTACATGGCATTCTTCTATCCAAGTGGTTTCACAAACGACAACACAGGAAACTATATTGTTGTTCCACCAAGCCACATGATGTTACGTACATTCATCAACAGTGATGCTAAATCATACGAATGGTTTGCTCCAGCTGGTGTACGTCGTGGTAATGTAGATAACGCTACATCAGTAGGTTACATCGACGGCACAACCGGCGAGTTCCACACAACAGCGTTACCACAAGCATTACGTGATGTGTTAGCAAAAACTAAGGTTAACCCAATTCCAACTCTAACAGGTTCTGGCATTGTTAACTTTGGTAACTATACTCGTGCTCCTGCGGCAAGTGCGTTAGATCGTATCAACGTTGCTCGTCTAGTTGCATATCTACGTAGACAGTTGGGCATTTTAGTAAGTCCATACTTATTTGAACCAAACGATCAAATTACACGTAGCGAAGTTAAAAACGCAGTAGACAGTTTCTTGTTAGAACTTGTCGGACAACGTGCAATCTATGACTACTTGGTAGTTTGCGATACTAGCAACAATACACCTGCTAGAATTGACAGATCAGAGTTATGGATCGACATAGCAATTGAGCCAGTTAAGGCAGTGGAATTCATTTATGTTCCAGTTCGCTTATTGAACACAGGTGCAATTGCCGCTGGTAATTTAGGCGATATGTCAAAAGGTTAATAGGTTAAATAATAAGGAATAAGGAGCATTTAAGATGGCAATCGCAAGTTTAAGCAAATTATCAGTTCCATTACCAGCAGGCCAAAGTGCAAGCAGTCAAGGCTTGTTGATGCCAAAACTGAAGTATCGCTTCAGAGTGCAACTACAGAATTTTGGTGTAACAAAGCCAACTACTGAAGTTACAAAGCAGGTAATGAACGTAACTCGTCCAAAGGTTACTTTTGAAAACATGGAACTTCATGTTTACAACTCAAAGGTTAACTATGCTGGCAAGTACACATGGGATCCGATCACACTAGTAATTCGTGATGATCAATCTAGTGCAGTAAGCAAGCTATGTGGCGAACAGATCCAGAAGCAATTCGACTTCTATGAACAAGCATCTGCAAGTTCAGGTATCGACTACAAGTTCACAACTGTAATTGAAATCCTAGACGGTGGTAATGGAGCATTTGATCCAACAGTTTTAGAAACATTCCAATTAATTGGTTGTTACGTAACTGATATTACATACCAACAAGTAGACTACTCAAGTTCAGAGGCGTTAGATATTAGCTTGTCTATCAAGTTTGACAACGCAATCCAAACAGATACTGCTGGCAATCCAGTTGGTATTGGTACAAACGTTGGACGTACATTAGGTACATTGGCTTCGGGTTAATCCTAAGCAAACACAAAAAGGCCTGGTTTTTTCTAGGCCTTTTTTTACGGCTAAATACTTCATGCCAAACATTACCGACTTTTTATCTGGTGTCTTTTCAGGTGCTACCCATCCTAAAGGGACAATGGGCGACTTCCAGCATGCCGCTAGGTTATATACTGATAACTTATATGCTCTTACTCCAAAAGCAGGCTGGATGTACTATGCGTACTTTGTTATAAATCCCAAAGCGCAAACAGCAATTTCTGCAGGCGCTGATAAAACATCTAGCAGTTTATTAGGTACTATAGGACAAGTCCTTGGTGGCGCTAATGTAAAAGGAATTATTTCCAACGGCAAGAATCAAAATCTTGAAGCAGGTATGTTAGTAAAAGCCGCAGACTTACCTAAGTTTCAAATACAAACAGAACAACTAAATCAGTACAACCGTCGTACTAATATTCAAACAAAAATAAATTATCAGCCAGTGACAATTAATTTTCACGATGATATGAGTAACACCACAAACGAGTTGTGGCAAAGTTATTTTAGATATTATTACGCAGATACAACTTACGGTAGTGCATCAAGTCCTACTACTGACTCTGCTAACCTTGCAACTAATCCTGCATACGGAAACACAAAATACTCAGCAACAACACCTGTACCTCCTAATGCATACGGTTTAAACAATAATCAAGGTGAGCCTTTTTTCCGTGCAATTATATTATATCAGTTGAATAGATCTGTATTCAATTCTTATATAATGATCAATCCATTAGTAACACAATGGGATCACGCACACTTAGATCAATCGCAAAACAGTTTTTCAGAAAATAAAATGAGCTTTCAATACGAAACAGTATTTTATGGCAAGGGCAAAGTTAAACGAGATCAACCTCCTGGATTTGCTACATTTCACTATGACACAACTCCAAGTCCATTAAGTATTCAAGGCGGCGGCACTGGAACACTATTTGGTCCAGGTGGAGTTATTTCAGGAGCTCAAGAATTATTTGGCGGTAGCGACACAGGTCCTACAAGTATCTTAGGTACAGCTCTAGGTGTAGCTAACCTAGTAGGTAATGCAGGTAAACTTAATGCGGCTGGTATTAAAGCAGAAGGATATAGTATGCTTGGCGGAGTATTAGGCACTATTGGTAACAAAGGAAATATACCAGAAGGCTCGTACGGTGGCATCGGCGGCGGAATAGTCGGCGGAGCACTTAGCATCTTTAAGGGCGGCAATTCTAGTACTAACGGACAGACAAGTGCTAGTCAAAAATCAATAACCGGACAAGCGTCTAATCAGGATAATCCAGCGGGAACTACTACACAGCCTGCACTAGCGGCCGCGGCAGTGGCCACAATTACTCCATTAAATTCTGCACTCTTACCAACAGACGTTGCAGATTTAGAGTCGCTATCTGCTAGCAACACTGATCAAATTTCATTGTTAAACTCTAAAATTGCAGATGCTAAAACATTACAACCAAGCTATCTAGCAGAATTTGGTGCGGCGGCCGCAAGTGGCGGACAAGATGCAGTGGACGCAGTGAATTCTAAATATGCATCATTGGGCTATCAGGATCCTAATAAGTTACAGGCTAACTTAACAGTATTACAATCAAATCAAACAACAATTGATACTGCATTAAAAACAGCAAATCAAATATCAGCTCCAAATCAAACGTTGGCAAAAGATGATAACACTACAGGTCCTCAGGATCCAAGTGCCGCTCTTAACACAGCAAAAAATCAAGATACAAATATAACTCAACAACCAGTTATACAAACAGCATCGGCTAATACAGCAGATTCATGGTACGAATAATATGACAACAACTTATAATAATATTCCACAAGAAAAAGTTACAGACAGCGCACTAGCTACTGTACAGATGTTTAATCAGTACGGCAGTCCTGTTGTTGCCTTAGATGCGGCAACTATAGATGCGGCTGTTGGATTTTTTACAAGTCGTGGCTTTGATAAGAATAGTGCAGAATCTATTGCCTACATTATTATGAAGCAGGCAAAACTAGACGGCTATAAACCTTTTCAAATTATTGACACACTTGGTGGATTAGATAATGTTCAAATATCTGCACTAGTTACAGAACTACTAAACTATAACAGATACAAATCAAGCAGTCTTGGAATGGCACAAACGTTTATTCCTGTAGCAACTGTACAAAGAAATATTTTAGCCTAATGAGAAACACAGCAAAGGGTCCTTATCTATTAAAGAACCCAGAAAAATATATTGGTGGTGGTACACCTTATTATCGCAGTAGTTGGGAAGCCGCAGTTATGAAGATGTGTGACGAAAATGCATCTATAGAACAGTGGGCTAGCGAAGCAGTTAAGATTCCTTATCGTGATCCGTTAACTGGTAAAAACACAGTTTACGTACCTGACTTTCTTGTAGTCTTTACAGATCGTAAAAATAAAAAGCATACAGAGTTATGGGAAGTAAAACCTATTAATCAAACTATGCTAGAAAGCGTTGGTAAAAATCCCTACAACCAAGGGCAGTATGTACGAAATCAAGTAAAGTGGGAAATGGCCAGACAGTGGGCTAGAGGTAGGGGAATACACTTTAGGATCCTCACAGAGGCCGATATTTTCCATACTGGTAAGAAAAAGCGATAAGTAAAGTTATGACTAAAAAGCTAGAAGAACTGTTGGATATAGAACCTACTAAAAAAGTAGAACCTGTAACCAAACCCGAATCTGTAGAAATAGCAGAAGTTCAGCACGTTGACCTACAGCAGAACTTAGAGCAGTTTGATAAGATCAGTGCCGCCCTCCCTCAGGTAAAAGGCCTGGGCGATATGAGCGATACAGAGTTAGATGGCCTAGCGGCAAAGGCAGAATCTGCATACGATGATCTAATGGATCTAGGTATGAACGTAGAAGCACGTTACGGAGCACGTATGTTTGAAGTAGCAGGTACAATGCTACAGGCCGCAATTAACGCTAAATCAGCTAAAATTGACAAAAAATTAAAAATGGTAGAATTACAGCTGAAAAAGCTGGCTATTGATAAGAAGAACGGCCCTGCCGAAGATGGCATGGTTGAGGGGGAAGGTTACGTGATTTCTGACCGTAATAGTCTCCTGGAAAAACTTAAAAATATGAATAAATAATATACCAGGGAACTGATATAACATGAGATCATTTAAAGAATACTTAACAGAAAGCAAACGCACATTTGACTTCAAAGTCAAGATTGCAGGAGACGTATCTGCTGACAGCGAAAAAATGCTAGAAACACTTTTACAGAAGTTTCAAATAGCTAGTTTCAAGAAAGCGGGCAAAACTCCTATTCAATCAGTTCCATTAGACTTTCCACTAATCAAACACGCAGAAGTTAATATCTACGAAGTAAGTTTAGATTACCCAACAACACAATGGGAACTTCACGAGTACCTATCTAGCAATTTAAGAATAGGCAGAGACCAAATAGTAGTTCGCAATCCTTTTGAACCTACAGAAGAATACCAAGCTCCTAAAGCGGCACATGAAGGCACACTACTACAAGATCCTAATTTTACAGAAGTACCTAGCGTAGACAGCAAGAAGTACTACGGCACCGAATACAATTTGAGCTTTGTAAAAGCATTGAATGACACAATTAAGGCCCAACGTAAAGAACAAGGCCAACAAATTCCCACAGAGTCAGCCGCAACATATAATGTTGACTCCAAAGAAAACACAACCAGTCCGATACAACAATCTGACTATGATCCAAGGAAATAATTATGCAAATGATCGACGTAATGAAACGCCTAGCAGAGTTGGATTCTACAAATCCTAACGTTGTAAAGGCTGACTCAAAAGAACAAGAGTTCAATGCAGGTAACGCTGTTACTGGCATGAACAACTACACAGGCGAAACAGTTATCGCAGAAACTTTAAGTGTTGCCGAACTACAAAAATTATCTGGCTTGAACGAAAGTTTAGCAGAATGTGGTCCAATGGGTATGATGGGTGCCGGTCCAATGGGCATGGCATCTGCAAAACCAACTGCAAACTTTAGCCTAAACGCTTCAGCCGCGACAGGCGATGAAGTAGCAAGTATGCTTACACAAATCATGAACCTAGCAGGCGTTAAAGATGCAGGTCATCATTTAGGTACTCCAGATTCATTAACAGGCGAACCTCCAGCAGGTAGTCATCACGGCGCAGACGGCATGTCAGCACAAAGCGACATTGCTAAGGCATTAGGTCACATTGATAGCATCGAAGACGAAGAAGCAGAAATGGGTGCGGATATGGGCGCAGACTTCAGCGGTCAAATTGGTCACGAAGTTGATACTAAGTCTCCAACAAACGGTGACGTTGGTGCAATGGCTGACCAAGTTCGCGGTATGGCAGATGAGCTAAGTGAAAAAGATCCAGAAGATTTTGACGTTGCTGAAGAACTACGTTTATTTGACAATAGTCCAAAAGAGCAAACACGTGCTTACGATCCAAACGCATTTGCTGATGTAATTAACAGACTACGTGACTTTGACACAGTTCCAGCACGTGGTGGTGATAATCCACTAAAGGCACACGCAACTGAGGCAGTTAAATCGGCAGACGACACAGGCTCACTAGCAGAACAACTAATGGCAGAATTTCAACAGTTTAAAGGCTAATCAAATATAGCTTTCCAAATAGGCTCTTCGGAGCCTATTTTTTTCATTAAATAAACGCATGTCATTAAACAAAGATACAACGTTAATTAAGACAGCTCATAAAACTGTAAAGTTTAGTGAGCAAGACTTACTTGACCTGCAAGAATGTTCTAATTTAGAAACTGGACACAAATATTTCTTAAAACATTTCTTTGCAATCCAACATCCTACTCGTGGTAAAATACAGTACGAAGCATACGGTTATCAAGAAGCACTTGTAGATAGTCTACACAACTATCGCTTCAACGTAAACATGTTGCCACGACAGTCGGGTAAGACCACAACGGCCGTAGGCTACTTGTTGTGGTACGCTATGTTCAATCCAGATCAAACATTGTTAATTGCGGCGCACAAATACACTGGTGCTCAAGAAATTATGCAACGTATTCGTTACGCATATGAATTGTGTCCTGATCATATTCGTTGTGGTGTTACAAGTTATAATAAACAGTCAATTGAATTTGATAACGGCTCGCGTATTGTTGCACAAACAACAACTGAAAACACAGGTCGTGGTATGTCTATATCACTACTATACTGTGACGAGTTTGCGTTCGTTCCGCCAAACATTGCCACTGAATTCTGGACTTCAATTTCACCTACACTAGCTACTGGTGGTAAGGCAATTATTACATCGACACCTAACTCAGACGAAGATCAGTTTGCTGAAATTTGGTTTGGTGCTAACCGTAAGTTCAACGAGTACGGAGATGAACAAGAAGTAGGGGAAAATGGTTTCCACCCTTACATTAGCCATTGGTCCGATCATCCAGATCGTGATGATGCATGGGCTAAGGTAGAAATGGGACGCATTGGAGAAGAAAGATTCCGACGTGAATATGGTTGTGAATTCTTGATCTACGATGAAACACTGATCAGCAGTTTAGCACTTGCAGAAATGTCAGGTGTAGATCCTAAATACAGACAAGGGCAGGTACGTTGGTACAAGAACATTGACCCACGTATGACCTACATAGTAGCCCATGACCCTAGTCTAGGTACAGGTGGAGATCACGCTGGTATTCAAATTATAGAAATTCCAACATTTGAACAAGCGGGAGAATGGCAACACAATCTAACCCCTGTACAAGCACAAGTTCGTATCTTGCGAGACATTTGTAAGTTTATTAACGAAGAATGTCAAAAAGTAGGATCAACGGCCAACATATATTATTCAGTTGAAAACAACACGCTAGGTGAAGCGGCCTTAATAGCAATTAGCGAAATAGGTGAAGAAAGTATTCCAGGTATGTTCTTAAGTGAGCCACTAAAGAAAGGACATGTTCGCCGTTTCCGTAAGGGCTTTAACACAACCCAAAAAGCTAAGATCAGTGCCTGTGCCAAACTAAAACATCTAGTTGAGCACAAAACACTCAAGATATACAGCAAGCCCTTAATTACAGAACTTAAAGGTTTTATTGCAGGTGGTGCAAGTTTTGAAGCAAAAACAGGACAACATGACGACCTAGTGCTGGCATTATTGCTAGCTGTACGTATGATTATGATGTTACAAGACTGGGATCCTGCAATCTACGAGAAATTTAACGAACATGCAGACGATGATGCGGTTATGCCAATGCCCATATACATCAGCGGTATAGCATAAATATACTTTATGAACGCTCTAGAAATTATAGCCCAAGATTTATTCGACAAAGTACGTAGTCGCTTTTCTAACCTGCAAATGGGTGATGAAACTGGCGCCGTTACACTAGACCCTAAAGAAGCAAGAATGTTTGACTTCGATTTTATTCTAGAGGGTAATAACTTAGGGCGTGTTAGTATCAGTATTAACAATATCGGCAGTTTAAAAGTATTTTACAGCCAAGGAATTGTAGAAGGCATTGACCATGTGTCAGCAGGACAATGGTATGACTTCTTAAAAGAAATGAGAGGATTTGCTAAACGTAGATTATTACGTTTTGATGCACGAGACATCAGCAAAGATTTCTTAGACCAAAACGACTTTCAGTTTTTAGCACAAAACGGATCACCACAGGAAAACGCTATGCAAGAATCAAACTACTATGGTAGCTCAATGAGCAGTTACCGCAAACTAGAAAACACAAAATTAATTTTGCGCCATTCTAAGGCGGTTGACGAAAATGCAGTTGGTGGCCGTAGCCGCAACGTCAAAGCAATCTTCATCGAAAATGAAGCAGGCGAGCGTTTTAAATATCCATTCATTCATTTAGCAGGTGCTAAGGCAATGCAACGTCACGTAGCTAATGGCGGTAACCCATTTGATGCGGCTGGTAATGCTATCACAACAATGAGCGAACACATTATCAAATTAGGTTCATTCAAACGTCATGTTGGTAATGCTCAGAACTTAACAACAGAAGCTGTTGGCATTTTAGATCGTGCAAGTGGCAAGTTAACTCAGCTACGTAACACAATGGAAGCTATCAGCAAGCAAAAGAATTATGAAGCATGGAGAGAGTCAGTTGATGCTACTCCGTTATCACAAATTGAAGAACTAGATGAAACAACTCTAGCAGATTTTAAATCCAAATTTACAGTTAGCTCATTTAAAGATGACCTAGCACAATACTTCCCACTATTGAACAGCATCATGCACGAGTCGGGCGAAGTTGATTTAGAAGACTACGTTGGCGAAGGTAAAGACGTTTGCACTTGCGATCAAGAAGGTGGCGAAGATGAGTGTCCAGTACACGGCGACTCAGTCGAAGAAAATACAGATCATCTAAAGAATCCAAACACTCCTGCATACTTACGTAAGAAAGCTGGTTACAAATTAAGCAAAGACGATGTCAAGAACGATGCTAATAAACACAAGTACGATTTCCATAAACGTGCTCACGGTGAAAAGCATCCAGAAGACACACGTGAAAGTTTCTCAGCATTTGAAGCATGGGCAGATGATTTAGATCCATTTAGTCCTAGCAAGTTAGTACGTGAAGGTGGAGATCAAAGCCCAGAAGAACGTCAACAATCTATGAAGTATATCATTGATTTAAACAAGGCTGTTAAATCAGGACAAGTACAACCTACTCCAGAACTTAAACAAGAGTTTGAACAACAACTAGGTGTTTATGGCTTTGGTATGCGTGATGACGAAATTGATCGTGCATGGCAACGCATTACTGGCGAGAAGGCTACTCCATCAGTAGATCCAAAGCTACGCCGTCCAGCTCCTCCAATGGACATGCACGGTGACGATAGCGATGATGAAGTTGATCCAGACGTGAGCAAATACAAAGGTATGGCAAAACGTGGTAGCATTGGCACAGATGACTTTGGTGCAGAGCTAGGTGAAGAAGATGGTGAAATGTCTCCAAAGGGTAAACCACCAATCAAAGAAATTGCCGAAGTAGTTAAGTCAATGTTTGACCCAATTGCAGGTGCGTTCCCAAGAGGCGAAACAGGTGTAAAAACTCATATCGCAGTTAAGTATGGTGACGAAGCAGGTGACCTTGCAGAAAGACTATGTAGCTATTTGATACAAAAGCACGGCGACAACAAGCAAATGGAAGCTATCCGCAGATTAAGCGGGTTACCTACTCTATCAGAAGCTGAAAAGAAGACTATGAGCAAGGCCGCTAAGGGTGTAATGAAGTACGGTAAAAAGGGTATGCAGGCATTAGCCAAGGCTGGTAAAGAAGGCAAGAGCCTTGATAAAGTCCGCGACAAGTATAACAAGTACAAAGACTAATTGGCTAAAATAACCAGTTTTTCCTGCTGGTAAAAGTTGACAGGATAAATAAAAACGCATACAATTACAGTATGCGTTTTTTCTTTAGTGTAGTTGCATTAAAGAATTAGGCAAACAAAGGCATAACAATTAAGGAGAATATATTATGGCATCTTTGGCAGAAATCAGAGCAAAACTTCAAGCAAGTTCACAACAAAACACCGGTGGCTCAACAGGTGGTGACAACGCAATTTACCCCCATTGGAACGCCGCAGAAGGCACAACTACAACAGTTCGCTTCCTTCCAGACGGTGACGCAAACAACACATTTTTCTGGGTTGAACGTGCAATGATCAAACTTCCATTCGCTGGAATTAAGGGTGAAACAAACTCAAAACCCGTAACAGTACAAGTACCTTGCATGGAAATGTACGGCGAAACTTGTCCAATTCTAACTGAGGTTCGTCCTTGGTTCAAAGACAAGAGCTTGGAAGAAATGGGTCGTAAGTATTGGAAAAAGCGTTCATACTTGTTCCAAGGTTTTGTAACAACATCTGAACTTAAAGAAGACAAAACCCCTGAGAATCCAATTCGTCGATTCATCATCGGTAGTCAAATCCACAACATCATCAAGAACGCATTGATGGACTCAGAAATTGAAGAATTGCCAACCGACTATGTTCGCGGTCTAGATTTTAAGATCGTTAAAACAAGCAAAGGCGGTTACGCAGATTACTCAACATCAAACTGGGCTCGTCGTGAACGTGCGATCAGTGCAGATGAACAAGCCGCTATTGATCAATATGGTTTGTTTGATCTTAAGAGCTTCCTTCCTAAGAAGCCAGGTGAAGTTGAACTCAAGGTTATCAAAGAAATGTTCGAAGCGTCAGTAGACGGCGAAGCATTTGATATGGACCGTTGGGGTCAGTACTTCAAACCAGCTGGTATGGGTGGTAGCGGTCAAGCAACTGGCTCAGCACCACGTGCGGCAGTAGCTACTCCAGCGCCAGCAGGGGAAGATGATGACGTCCCTTTTGAGAGTGCGGCATCAGCACCCGCAGTTAAAGTTGCTGAATCAACTCCTGTGGCAGAGAAAACTGCACCAGCGGCTGAATCATCAAGCGGCAGTGAAGCAAGTGCAAGAGCGCAAGACATTCTTGCAATGATCCGTAACCGTCAAAAAGCATAATTTAGGAGATAGACTATGGGAAAAGCCTTCGATATTTCGAAGTTCCGTAAGTCTATCACTAAGTCGATTGACGGCTTAGGTATAGGCTTTAATGATCCAACAGATTGGATCTCAACGGGCAATTACGCACTCAATTACCTTATTTCAGGTGACTTCTTCAAAGGAGTTCCACTGGGCAAAGTAACGGTATTTGCGGGCGAATCAGGAGCAGGTAAGAGTTATATCTGTTCAGGTAACATTATTAAAGCGGCACAAGAACAAGGTATTTTTGTTGTCTTAGTTGACTCAGAAAACGCTTTGGACAAGCAGTGGTTAATTGATTTGGGTGTTGATATTTCAGAAGATAAACTTTTGAAACTTAACATGGCAATGATTGATGACGTGGCAAAAACCATTTCAGAATTCATGAAAGAATACAAAGCAATGCCAACTGAAGAACGTACAAAGGTCTTGTTTGTAATTGACTCGCTAGGTATGTTGCTTACTCCTACTGACGTTAATCAGTTCGAAGCAGGTGAAATGAAAGGTGATATGGGCCGTAAGCCTAAAGCACTTACATCACTAGTTCGTAACTGTGTTAATATGTTTGGTAGTTATAATGTAGGTATGGTTTGTACAAATCACACTTACGCATCGCAAGATATGTTTGACCCAGATGACAAGATTTCAGGTGGTCAAGGTTTCGTTTACGCATCATCAATTGTTGTTGCTATGAAGAAACTTAAACTGAAAACTGATGCAGATGGTAACAAAGTATCTGACGTATTAGGTATCCGTTCAGCATGTAAAATCATGAAGACACGTTATGCAAAACCTTTTGAAAGTGTTCAAGTTGAGATTCCATATTCAACTGGTATGAGCCCTACATCCGGTTTGGTTGACATGTTCGAGAAAATGGGTGTATTATCTAAAGTCGGGAATAAATTAGCATACACCAGTAAAGAAACTGGTGAGATTGTTGCAGAGTTCCGTAAGAATTGGACTGAAGATAAACTACACGTTATCATGAACGAGTGGGATGCCAAGGCGGCAGAATCTTTAACTACAACAGAAACTACTACTGAGGATGAAGAAGCATAATGGATGAAAATCTAATTATTACACTTTGGGATACTTTTAAAGAGTATATCCCAGAAAAGAATCGTGACATGGCCGCAAATCATTACGTTGATTTTTTGCTAGGTAACGATATCGATGCAAGTACATTGTCTGGATACATGGGCTACGACCCACATCTTGATGATGCCATCAAAACGGTTGTTGACGAAGAAAGCGGCGATGATGACGACTACGACGAAGACAATTCAGGGTACGAAGACGAGGATTATTAATGTGGTATAGTAAGGTTAGTAGAGATATCTCGCACTTGCCTGACTGTATAGAATATTATTATTCTCAGTTAGACGATGCTAGAAAGGAAGTTAAGGTATACGGCAATCTTGAGAAAGCCAGTGCCTCACTTCCTGGCATCGTCGAACAACGTTTCAATCAACTCCAGGAAATAGAAGCAATCCTGGAGTATTTGAACATAGAATTACGTAGAACACGTAGTAAAGCATTTAAGAAGTATCTGGAAAATTATCAACGAGCTTTGAGTAGCAGAGACTGCGAAAAGTATGTTGACGGTGAGGCCGACGTAGTCGATCTAGAGAAAATTGTTAACGAGTTTGCCTTGTTACGCAATCAATGGCTAGGGATTATTAAAGGTCTTGATATTAAACAATGGCAAATGAGTAATATTATCAAATTACGAACTGCCGGAATGGAAGATGTACAGATCTAATGTATATAGAAGATTTGATATTGCGAACTGCCGGTCACGGCAAGTGGTTGTTTGAACCAGCCTTCACACTTTCTACTGATTTTGAAAAACGTTTTATCGAAAGCGTTGCAGAACAGATAGATAGAGGCGAAGCACTGACTGAAAAGCAGGCAAATCTTGCACTCAAGCTACTAGGTAAGGTTGAACCACAACTTGTTGCCTACTTCAAAACCAAGACTTGGGATTTATTGAATCCAAGTTTCAAAAAACAATTTAGAACACTACTGCCTGTGTCAAGCATTGAGGTTGACAAGTCAGAAATTCCAGGAAAAATTGTTGTACGATTCCCATACCACGAAGCAACCATCAAAGATATCAAAGATTTCAAAAATCAAAACACTGGGTTTAACGCAGATTGGCATCCTGACAAAAAAGCATGGATTTTTGCTCTACGTGAAGACTGTATTAAATTTTTACAGACAAAAGTTGTACCGCGTGGTTTTACAACCGACGAAAATTTCAAGGAATTAGTCGTACAAGTTGAAAATATTGAAAATAACCTAGAAAGTTATTTGCCTATGGTTGTGCTTGAAGAAGGCAAACCAAAATTTATCAATGTTTTTGACAATGTCCCTCAACCAGCAGGCAATGATATTGTTCACGCATTATTTTTAGCCCGTCAATTTGGCATTACAACCTACAGTGATGAAATTAGTCAGTGGATTGAGGGAAATATTGAAAATCCCATCACAAAATCCTTGATCAACGCAACCTACTCAAAACAGGGGTTGTGGGTAGATTCAAAAACTCACACAGTTGACACGTTTAAGGACATTGTTGACTACGGACAACCTTTATTGATTGTTGTTCCAGGTGGTAGTGAATACAAGAGTCTTAAAGAATGGCACGAATTTGTAAAATCTTGTGGAATTGAGGACAAAGACATCAGTGTCATGTTTAGACTGCCAAATGAAGGCAAGGGCGATTTCAATCTCTACGTCAAAGAACATAATTTGAATAATGAAATTGCTGGCAATACCAAAGTAGTGTTTGTTAGTGTAAAAATTCCTAAGCCATTAGTGAAGACAAACATCAAATTTAATGCTATAATAAATTTAGGGTTCTATTTGAATACACATTACACGATGGAGACGTTAATTCGTTCAAGTTCAACGTTATTTTTCTATACAGATACAGAACCAAAGGTGAACAGATACAATACATATGGCTACCGCTAAAATAATAATTAAAGACGAAGTCAACGTAAAGATAGAAGGTCTTGATTTAGACACTAGGAAAGACCTAGTGAAGAAATTTAAGTATTTTGACCAAAAAGCACGTTACATGCCTGCCTACAAATTAGGTCGGTGGGATGGGTGTACGGCATTTTTTGGTCTTGGCGGTACTACCTATGTCAGCTTGTTAGACCGAGTGCTTCCACTTTTAACACAGTGGGGTTACTACATCGAAGTTGAAGATCAACGTCATCCAGTTAGCCTAGAATTCCCCAAGATTTCTGAAGATTTTTGGGGTGACACAGTCTGGCCAGAAGGACATCGGTTTGCTGGCGAGAAGATTAGACTACGTGATGACCAAGTTGATGTTGTCAACAAGTTCCTTGAGAATCCACAATGCATACAAGAAATTGCCACTGGCTTTGGTAAGACAATTACCACCGCAACTTTGGCAAAAATCTGTGAAAAATATGGTCGAACTGTAACCATTGTGCCAAACAAGAGTCTAGTTGAACAAACAGAAGAAGACTTTATCAACTGCGGATTAGACGTTGGTGTTTACTACGGCGACAGAAAAGACCTAGACAAAACACACACAATATGCACTTGGCAAAGTTTGAATATTTTAGATAAAAAAGGCAAAAATGCCGAAGAAAATGCTGAAATTTTAACCGTGGCAGAATTGCTTGAAAACGTACAAACTGTAATGGTTGACGAAGTTCATATGGCCAAGGCGGAAGTGTTGAAAAATTTATTAACACGCAATCTAGCAAATACTCCAATCCGTTGGGGACTTACAGGTACCATACCAAAAGAGGATATTGACTTCGAAAATATCCGTGCTAGCCTGGGCGAAGTAGTAAATCGTGTTAAGGCACATGAATTACAAGAACAGGGCGTACTAAGTGACTGCCACGTTAATATTGTACAAACACAAGAGTGGAAAGAATTTGAAAGCTACCCTGCAGAATTAAAATACTTGGTAACAGATGACACTAGAATGGAGTGGATCGCCAAGTTAATCAACAAAATTTCTGAAGCAGGAAACACACTAGTATTAGTTGATAGAATTGAGTCAGGAAAGTTTTTAATAAACGAATTACCCGAAGCAGTTTTTATTAGCGGTGCTGTAAAAACTAAAGATAGGAAAGAAGAATATGACGAAATTAAAACTGCTGACAACAAGATTATTGTGGCGACTTACGGTGTGGCCGCTGTGGGTATTAATATTCCTAGGATCTTCAATATGGTGCTTCTGGAACCCGGAAAGAGCTTTGTCCGCGTTATCCAATCTATTGGACGAGGCATTCGCAAAGCAGACGACAAAGACTTCGTCCAAATCTGGGACATAACTGCAAGTTCCAAATATGCCAAGCGTCACTTAACAGAACGCAAGAAATATTACAAAGAAGCCAAATACCCATTTACAATTGAAAAGGTGAAATACTAAATGCAAATACTTACGCTAGATAACAAGACATTCTATTTGAATGACTTGCCTGAGGAAATCGATGAAGACATGCGATTTGCTGTCATGGATAATAGTGATCCACAAAATCCTGACTATTTTTACCTCCCGCTGGTATTTTTAGAGTCATTCACAGGACCTGCCGCGGTACTAAAAATTGGTCCACACGAAATTACTATGCCACTCGATTGGTGTTGTATTGTTGGAGATCCAACTGGACCAGAGATGGAAGTTCTTCCGTTGACTAGTTTAAATGACAGAGGATTTAAGACATTCTGCTTTAATCCATTAAGTAGTTTTCGACCAGAATTTCATGACATTGACATCATCAATGTTTACCAAGATGTCAAGTGGTATTTCCCTAAGATGAAGCCGGGGCAGTTACTTGCTACACCTTTACACGCAGGCGAGAAGCCAACGTGTGCTTACTTTGTTAAAGAAGTTAGTCGTCAAAGCGAAATAGTAAATTATACACTTTGCTGGTAAAAAAAATGGGAAATCTTAAGCCAGGCGCAACCTACGTATACGAACGACAAGGCGGTACTGTGTATGCTCGTGAGATGGGCGCACCGGCCGCTGATAGATTTCCTATAGGTTGGGATTGGGAACCAGAAAACAATCCCTCCAGAGTTAAAGGCGCAAGTCCAGATAGTATTTTGGAAGCACAACTTTGGTATAGAATTAAAGAAGCATCACTTACCAATCCCACTTTACACGAAGCTATTGAACGTGTTAAACTGTTATATTACTTGAGCAAAGAAAAAGATGGCACTTGATATCAAACGTGAATTGAATGCAGTAGACAAGAAGATCTATGACTTCTATGATAAACTAACTCCTGAAGAACAGAAGGAGTTTAGCCCCTATGTATTGATGCGATACGTTGCTAACGTTCAAGGAGATCCAGATATTCAAGCATGGTTCTTAGAAATGACCAATGAGTTAATTAACAAGAATCATTGGGACCTCAGTAAGAATCACAAGGCATTGTTGTGGAAACTGTTTGCGGCATGTGGTGCAGGAGTGCCATGTTATCATCCTTATCTTAAAGCAGGATCAAAAGAAAAAGCAGTTAAGATTGAAAAGTTATTGGCAGAATTATATCCAGCATACAAGCTAGAAGATATTAAAATGATGGCCAAGATGATGACAAAAGAAGACAAGAACGAACTATTTGATAAGATGGGCTTTGACAAAAAGCAACGGAAAGAATACGAGTGATGCAATTAGCTGACCAGCCTTTTGTTTGTACACATTGTGGTAAAAGATTCATGCAGGAAAAAACTCTGTATGCCCACATGTGCGAGCCTAAGCGTAGGTTTATGCAACGAGATGAAAAACGAGTACAGGCAGGCTTCTTTGCGTTCAACAGATATTACAGACTAGTACAAGGTGCAAAGAAAGACAAAACATATGAAGAGTTCTGTAAGAGTGCTTACTACAACGCTTTCGTTAAATTTGGCAGTTTTGTCAACAATGTTAATCCCCTATATGCTGATAAGTTTATTGATTACGTTATTAAGAGCGGAGTAAAACTTGACCATTGGTGTAGAGATGAATTGTATGAAACATATCTATACGAGATGCTTAAGGTTGAACCTGTTGAAAGTGCAATACAACGAGCATTAACAACAATGATGGATTGGGGTGAAGCAACAGACGCTCGATGGAACCATTATTTTAGATACGCTAGTCAAAGTAGAATTGTACAAAATATACGTGATGGCAAAATTAGTCCTTGGATATTCTTAAACTGTGAATCCGGTAAGGAACTTCTTACAAGTTTAAATCAGGATCAAATGGAACTTATTACAAGTGCCATTGACTTGCAGTGGTGGGTAGGACATATTAAGAAATTCAAAGCAGATGCAAATGTAGTCAAGGAAGTTTGTAGGGAAGCAGATATACCATGAGTAAGCCACTTCCATATTCAAACGCTCTTGCAAATTTTTGTAAAGCATTTGAAGCTATTCCTGAGCCTAGCCAAAGAAGATTTCGTAGAATGGTCAGTAGTCCAATTAATTGGGAACAAGATTCGAGCATTCCATACGGGTCTGCAAAATATGAAGAAGTCGAAGCCGTAGCAATACATATTCCAATTTATAAGTTAGATGAATTTGTAAATTCTATTCCAGAACAACATTATAAAGAAATGGAGATACGTATGCGTGTACCAGCAGTTAAGCTAGCATATGAGCGTTATCAAATGTTGTTAAAGATGTGTGGTGGAGATTACGATGCCGGATATTGATATTGACTTTGCTGATAGAAATTTAATCTTAGATAAGATTAAACACATCCCTGCGGCAAGAATTGATGGTGACATCAAGAAGCACAATACAGGAGTTTACTGTCATCAAATTCCAATGAATCCGCTAACAGGACTTGCCAGCATTGACTATGAAGAAGCAGAAGAACGTCAGTACTTCAAAATAGACTTTCTAAATGTAAACATATATGCAGGTGTTAAAAATGAAGAACACCTTAAAAAACTAATGGAGACGGAACCGCTATGGGATCTACTGGAACAGGACGACTTTACGAATCTGCTCTTTCACGTGAATGGGCACGGGAGCGTATTGAGAAAAATGAAGCCGAGAAGTATAGAACAGCTTGCGGCCGTACTGGCCGTCATAAGACCAGCAAAGAGACATTTGATAGGGAAACCGTGGGACGAAGTACTACAGGATGTTTGGATCAAGCCAACGACTGATGAATATTACTTTAAGAAGGCTCACGCAGTTGCTTATGCGGCGGCCATTGTAGTGCAGATGAATTTAATTTGCGAAGGTATTAGCTACGGGTTTTCTTAGGAGCACGTACTAATTGTATTGATTTGCGTTTGATACGCTTTTCTGCTATTTCGCTCAAATTTACACTTGGCCCAAATATTAGTGTTACATCTTTGCTGTTAAAAGTTTTGATGTAGGGCCTAAAAATAGTCATTTCTGCTTTTAGGAAAATGTTGATAGGAATCTTACGATTACTTTCCCACCACCATGTATCACCTAATTCTAAGAAACTTTGCTTTTCAAAATCTGTACGGATTATGCCGAAATCGTAAATGCTAGTAACGTTATTATCTAAGTTTAAGATGATGCCGATATACTCTTCTTCGTTGCATTTTATACAACTGATAAAGGGAAAATTCTTCTGAAATTCTTGGTCTTTGTTACTCTTTGATATCGCCATAAATATGTATATGTTAAAACTACCAGTCTATTTATATACCAACCGTTACCAGATATTACTAGATTTGGACACAAATCAAGGAGTTAACCGCGTCATGTACCAAAGAAACTTAACAATTCAAAAAGGATTGAAAAATAGCATTCAAATCCAATTTAAAAACAGTGATCAAAAGGCTGTGCCTGTTCACAACATGACATTCATGTTCAACATGTTCAACTCTTTAGACAACACTCAATTGTTAAGCAAGCGATTAGAAATACTTGATGACGGTGCAACAACTAACACACGTGGTTTGGCATTATTGACAATTACAGAAAGCGATACACTCGACTTACAGGCATCTGCATACAACTTCAGCGTAACGGCACTAGATGAAGATGGCGCATACACTCCTGCATATTCAAACACCTACTATGGCGTCAGCGGTACAGCTGAAGTTAGAAATGATGTTAATCCAGTTCTAAAGCCAACAGCAGAAATTACTAATTTTCAAGTGTTTAGAAACCCTAATCCAGATGCACTACGTTATGAATTCTATAGCGGAGACATTCCAGCTAACGCAGGATTTAAGAGCAATGAAGGCTTACATACTGCGGCAATCTACATGGACGGATTTTCAGGCACGTTAGAAGTGCAGGTTAGTTTATCCAATAGTCCTGCCAATCCAGGTAACGCCAATCAGAATTTTACCAGCATACAGAGTTTAGACTCTGGTGCAATCAACAATGATTTTGTCACAGTGAATTCACTAACATACGACAACTTCACTGGCATTGATTACGTCAATTGGACAGGTAACTGGACCTATGTACAGTTCAAATGGGTACCAATGCCAACTACTGAATTTGGTAATCTAAACAACTTTATACCACCAGGTGGTATCAACAACCCACTAATTAATCAACCGTTTTATCCAACCGGAAAGATTGACAAGATCCTCTACAGAAGCTAAAATAGTTGCATGAATCTGATTCAGGCAACCTTAACAGCATCCTTACCATCAAAAAGAAAACAAACTCCTAGCGGGTGGATTTCTTTCAATGCGCCTTGCTGTCATCACAGAGGTGAGAAAGCAGACAAACGTAAACGTGGCGGCATTTTAATGAACGCTGATGGTTTCCAGTTTCACTGTTTCAACTGCGGATTCAAGGCAGGATGGCAACCTGGAAAATTACTGAGCAAGAACACAAAAGATCTATTCCGCTGGATTGGTGTTGCTGACTCAGATGTATCGAAATGTGCAATGGAAGCACTCAAGAGTAGAGATGAGATCCAACAAGCACCAGTACCAAAGCATTTTGTAATTGAGCCTAGAGAGTTACCTCCTAACTCAATGCCAATGTTAGAATTGCTTGAAAATGGTTGTACAGAAACAGAATTTTTAGATGCTGTCGAATATCTAATAAACAGAAAAATTGACCTAGACTGGTTTGACTTTCACTGGACTGATGAAGCAGGATACAAAGACCGAGTGATTGTGCCTTTTTACTTAGAAGGCAAGGTTGTAGGCTACACAGGCAGAAAAATTCGTGAAGGCACACCAAAATATTTGACTCACGTTAGTCCAGGCTATGTGTTCAACTTAGACAATCAAACCGATGACAGGCAGTATGTGATTGTAGTCGAAGGACAATTTGATGCTATTGCCGTCGATGGAGTGGCCATTGGTCATAATGAACCAAATGAGGCACAAATTGCCAGAATTAACCAACTAGGTAAGACCGTGATTGTTGTTCCTGATCAAGACAAGCCAGGTGCTACAATGATTAAGATTGCACTGGAACAAAACTGGTTAGTAAGTTTGCCCGAGTGGGGAGACGATGTTAAAGACGTTGCAGACGCTGTTAAGAAATATGGCAGAATTTACACACTTTTCACGATTTTGCAGTACCGTGAGACGAATGAGATAAAAATACAACTACTAAAGAAAAAACTAGAGAAACACAATGGCTGATCAAATTACCAACTATACCTACGACATTCAAAAACTTTATATCGAAATGTTTATGAGCGATGCTGACACGTTCATGCGTTGTGCAAACATCTTTGAGCCTGAGAATTTTGACAGAAAATTGCAGGAACCTGCGAGCTTTATTAAAAAGTATGTAGACGAATATAAGGTAATGCCGGAGCCGCAGATTGTTAATGCCAGCTGTGGATTGGACTTGAATCCAGCGGCATTGCCAAAAGAAAACTACGAATGGCTGATGAATGAATTTGAGAATTTTTCACGTCATAAGGGGTTAGAAAGGGCAATTTTAAAATCAGCTGACTTGCTGGAAAAAGGCGAGTACTTTCCAGTTGAGAAATTAATCAAAGACGCAATTCAGATTAGTTTGAACAAGGACATGGGTACAAACTACTTTGAAGATCCGAGACAGCGACTTGAAAGTTTGAAGAACTCAAACGGTCAAATTAGCACTGGTTGGCCATCAATTGACAAGAAATTGTATGGTGGATTTAATCGAGGTGAATTGAACATTTGGTGTGCGGCGTCAGGTGGCGGTAAGTCATTGTTCCTTGCAAACTTAGGATGTAACTGGGCCTGTAACGGTTTAAATGTTTTATACTTAACATTCGAATTGAGTGAAAATTTAGTGGCGATGCGTATGGATAGTATGATGACTGACATTCCAACTCGCGAAATTTTTAAGAGTCTTGATGACGTTGAACTTAAGGTTAAGATGCTGGGCAAGAAGTCTGGTAGCGTACAAATCAAGTATATGCCATCAGGTAAAAATGCAAATGACATCCGTGCATATTTGAAAGAATATCACGTGAAAAAAGGCTATGAGCCAGACATTATTTTGATTGACTATTTGGACTTGATGATGCCTATGTCAGTTAAAGTTAGTCCAAGTGACTTGTTCGTTAAGGACAAATATGTGTCAGAAGAGTTGCGTAACTTGGCAATGGAAACACAGGCAATTGTGTGTACTGCTAGTCAGTTAAATCGCTCGGCTGTTGAAGAAATTGAATTTGATCACAGTCATATCTCAGGTGGCTTATCTAAGATTCAAACAGCAGATAACGTGATTGGTATTTTTACAAGTCGTGCAATGAAGGAACGTGGACGCTATCAAATCCAGTTTATGAAGACACGTAACTCATCAGGTGTAGGTCAGAAAGTTGACTTGGAATTTGACGTTGATACACTGAAAATTAAAGACTTGGGTGATGATGAGCAGGGTAATGCAGGTAGTGGATTTAAATCACAGGGCTCAACTATCTATGAAAACCTAAAGAGAACTTCTGCAAATATTGATCAATCTACTGGGGAAATTAAAGATCCTAATGAAGGCGTATCAGTAAACAAGATTAAGACTAAAACTGGACAGGCAGGCATTCACGCTATCCTAGCAGGCTTAAATTCTGAGAAAGATTAAAATAGTTCAGCTATTTTATTATTAACACATTCTTCAATGGCACGTTGCCATTGCTCTTCGCCGGATCCAGACAATACTAGTTCAGTGGTTGCTTTCGTAGTTAACCATTGATGGTCTGGAGTCCACGGCGGAATTCCACTTTGTTCGCCATCTAGTTGCCCAGCACTCCAAGCCGCTAATCCAACCCCAATGCGCCACATTTCTGGACCTTCATCTGCGGCTATTGCGGCCAACACACTCATCTCGCCCGTAATACCTAAATCTTCAGTAATTTGAATAGTACTGCTGGAAAACCAATCCATCGTGTGTACTACGTGTACACGAGTTTGTTCTACAGGGCCACCTAAATAAACTGGTCCGCCCTTACCCGGAATTTTTAACAAACGTTCTGGATAATCTATACCTGCCGCACTCATAACTGTTTGCATGCCAACTTGTGATGCTTCTTTGTTGACCACAACTCCCCACGCTCCGGCTGGTCCGTGTTGTGCTATTATTACTACTGATTTTTGAAAGTGTCCGTTACTATTTTTAGGTTGTGAAACTAACACTTGTCCCGCTAGGCTTTTAAATGTACTCATAACAATATTTAACCCATAAATACATTATCATGAACATCTTTGAGTTTCAACCGCCCGTAGCAGTACACAATAGACTTAATCCTAAACTATGGATTAATCGTCGTCTACGTAAAGACGTATACAAAGCCCTAATGCGTATTGCAGGCGAGTTTTACAAGAGCCTAAACATCAATGTCAAGCCCGTTGATATATTAATTACAGGAAGCCAAGTTAACTATAACTACGGCCCGGATTCGGACTTAGACCTTCACCTAGTAGTAGACTTTAGAAGCGTAGACTGCGAAGGTGGAGCACGTGAACTGTTTGATACAAAGCGCAATATTTGGAACCAGGATCACGATATTACTATTCACGATATAGATGTAGAATGCTATGTCGAGGATATCAACGATAAGACTGTTAGTGCTACATATAGCCTACTGCACAATCGTTGGTTAGAAGAGCCCCCAGAACCTGAAACGGATTTTGATGAAGATCTAATCAAGAACTATACTCAGCACTGGGAACATAAAATTGATCAAGCTGTTGAAACCGGTAGCTTGAGCAAGTGTCGTAAAACACGCATGGACCTGAAGAAGTTTAGAGTTAAAAGTCTAGCCAAGGGCGGCGAGTATGATGAGGGCAATCTTGCTTTCAAAGCACTTCGCAACTCGGGCTATATTGAAAAACTAATGTCAGCTATTCGTCACTACGATGATAAACGTTTAAGTATATAAAAAGGAAAAACCATGAAAAAGTTTTTAATCGCATTAAACATTGTAATTTGGAGTCTTGTTGCGTTTGAAGTGGCACACGCTGAACCAGCGAAAAAACCAGTAGCCGCTAAGAAGGCCGCTAAGAAAGCAGAAGCACCTAAAAAGGAGCATCCAAAATACGAACACCAGAAAGCAGAAAAGAAGAAAGTTCCATTGCGCGATAACAGCCCAATGCCAACTCCTCCAGGAAAATAATCCTGCAATTCAAAAGAAAAGCACAGTTAACGCTGTGCTTTTTTTACGGCTAAGCATAGACCTAGCTAAAATTCTTGAGGTTCAAAACTGTTCTTTTTGACGTCATTTAGGTTCAATTTTGATGTCTTTTTGAACCTAAACGGTTCAGTTTTAAGTGGTTTGATGCCAGGGCGGCGCAACGTTAGCATTGACCGTAGACTGCATATCTGCCTGGTTTAGCTGTACAATTAGTCGATCTGTAATTGTAGTAATAGCATCTTCATCTATTTGCTCTTCTACCCATTGTAGAGCCTGTTCTGGTGTAATTGATTCAAAGGGCACAAACTCGCCAGGCACAGGTGCTGGAAAATCCACATAACCGTAGAATGGTGCAGAGTTGCCCAAGTTGTCCTTGCCTATGATTGTAAAGAATGCTTTGGTTACTACGTTTTCAAATCCGTTCAATTCCGGAGTACGTTCAAAACGTTCGATAACCCATTCAAATGTATACTGTTTGTCCATAATATATCCTCTTCCAATATTTAGTTAAATATAAGATGTTCCCAACAACTATTATTTCAGCTTTCAGCAACAATGCCAATCGTCTAGTCGAAACCGAACCTTTTGTGCTTACAGAAGCGGCATTGGCAGAATTTGGTATTGAAGTCAACCGCCGTCACATGCCACAAGACGGACGCACAGGGCGTTCAGTGCTAGTAGGACAAGTTGAAATGGATTTCCTACAAAAGGCTTGGGACGTACTATTAGAGTTTCAACACTTTAAACAAATGGATGATCTAATGCGCCGTCGCTATCAGTGGCACGGGCATGTCTGCTTAGATCAAACGGTCAAAATCCGCTTGGATATGGTTCGCTACGAGCCAGCTCTAGGTTGTGTCAATGTATGGTGGGATTGCAGTCTGGTTGACGCAGACACCGACTCTGTGTTATGCTCATATCAACGATGCCAGCGTTGGTATACAGAGTAAATATACGCACTTAATTACAACTAGAGGATACTATGGATTTACAGCCTTTGGGCCCTTATCAGCCCGCACCTTGGAAGCCAGGACAACCTGCAACATTTAGCCAAACATGGACATTTGGCGATATCATCTACTCACTAATTCCTATTAAACTATTAGGTGGCGGTGAATTCTACTTGCGCCTAGAAAACCTAGACACACTTTGCCGTGATGTTATTGGATGGCCCGATGGTGGTACGCACTCAGGTCGTATGACCCAAAAAGACTTTGATCTTCTAGCACCGCTTATCGAAGCACAGCCATACATTAAAAAGTGGGCTCCATGGAACGGTGAAGCTATCACTCATCCACTGGACAACATCTGCTGTTGGTTCTACGGTAACGTACATGACAAAGGTCACTATGGACGCATCTACGCACACGCTGTGGGCCTAGATCCAGATCAGTGGGAACCAGCTGTTACCCAGCCTTGGTTGTACAATGTCAAGCCCAGAGACTTGGGTAGCAAGCGTATGGTTATCAGTAAAACTGATCGCTATGGTAACGGACAAATTGCTCCAGCATGGCAACGTTTCAAAGAGTCAGGTTGGAATGAGCAGGCCTACTTTGTAGGTACAGCTGAAGAACACTCAAACTTCCAAGACGACTTTAAACTAAAGATTGAGCACTACAAGACCAACGACTTGCTAGAGCTAGCAGAAGTAATTGCAGGCTCACAGTTATATATTGCTAACCAATCAGTGGGTATGGCAATTGCTCAAGGATTGGGAGTAGCGTTCTGGTGTGATTATCGTAAAGATAACTGTACGCTAGAAGGTTGCGAAACTTACTTTAAACGAGATAATGGATTTTATTTCTAAACACGACATTTGGGTACTGTACATGTTCATAGTGGTGTTTGCCATTACACGTGCAGTACACTATGGTCTTATCTGAAATCCCTTGGATAGAAATCAACGGACTAGGGTTTTATCAAGAAGTTGTTGATGGAGACCCTAGAGATCCACGCTGTTGGTTGTATATTAGAGGACCCAAGGGCACAGTCCGTGCTTGGGATATCGGCTACATTACTCCAGGCTACTATGAAGAGCGTCCCGGCTATCTATGGGGATTATACGAACTTATCTTAACCACCATAGACGGGCACTATCACTGTTGCTTGTCTGGTAAAGTTTGGAATCTCTGAAGATCACGTTGCTGGTACCACGCTAGCCAAGGACTCACGTGAGCAAACGCCATAACGAACCACATGGCGGGCATTTCCCAAGTGGTAAACCCACATACACTAGAGCCACCCATTAACACACTATACACTCCGCCCAAGAAGAACAAGGGTGCCGGTGATAGGCTAAAAAATAAATTAACTCGTCTACGCATTGTGTAACCTCACTGGTGGCATGCCCAAACCCGGTCTAAGATCGTAGGCATCACTAGCATACGGACCGTTACGATCAACCCAATGTAGAGTCATGATCAAACAACTGGTGCCCTCAAAGGGTTCACGCCAATGTTCTACTTCTCCGCCCTTGTAGGTGTAAGCATCACCGGGTGCTAGTGTAACTGCTTGGCCCGCCATATAGATGGGCCACGCTGTGGGTTCACAGTGGATCATGACTGTTGCAGAGTATTCACAGCTAGGTCTATCACGATGCGGTTTAAGTTCAGCACCAGACCAGTGATAACGAGCGTAGCTGTAACTAGGCACTAGATCACAGGCCCATACTGTACTAAAACGTGGAGTCAGTAGTGCCAACATGGCTTCTGTTATGTGATTACCATATGAGTCCCAACAGTTGTTGACCATAGTGGGATCAGGCGAGTAATGATTGTGATCACTAGGATCAACTCCGTCTCTGGTGTACTGCGACAAGCGAGCTAGATCTAGGGTAACACGTATAAGATCTAGTGTACGGAGGTCTAATAATGATGGAATTAAGTGCATAGATTTTTACCAAATTTGTGGGCGCATTCTTACAAGGATCTCGCGAAGCGTCGGCTAAAAATTTTTTCGGGAGACTTAAATACCTATACTATGCCAAAACCTACAGATAACCTATGGCCCAGAGTAGTCGAGCTAGCCAACTTGATACCTAAACGTTACCAGGATCCTCACCAGCAGGCCCACTACGAAAAGGGTTACTTAATAGCGGTCCTCAACAGTCTCTATACAGAGTGTTATGATGTACGCACTCTAGTCAAGCATAAGATCACCACTATGAAGGATCCCCATCCTGAAAACTCTAGGGACTCTTGGTAAAGCCCCAACGCACTCGCAACCAAACTCGTTCAAACAGATAGTGTACTAGAGTTAGAATAACGTGTATAACCACAGCTGATGATAATCCAGTCCAAATGGCTGTGATCAATAGAGCTGTAATTCTATAGCTGATGGTACGGGCAAGTGTACGAGCATGTGTTTCTGTCATAGTACACTTAATTAGCCCAGCGTAATAGAAATAGTGTACAATCTTGAGCTCGAGTAAAAGCCACACATGCTTGACAATAGGCCTGCTCTTCTAGACTGGCATAAACCCAATGACTGTAGTGATCGCCCACATACTGCTTAAGCCAAGACTCTAATAGATCTACACTTAGTATCCAATCCTGCTGATGCTGTCGAACATCAATTGGCCAGGGCACTACTGCACGATATGGAAAGTAGGGATCTACGGGATGGTCGATTAAACAACGCATGTGAGTATTTAATTACTCGCCCTTAACTCGCTCGCAAATGCCCTTGATTAAGCGATGACGCTCACTAGACTCTACACGACTAGTACTAATGCGTTCTATATCCTTAATGGCTATTTCTAATGTGTCTATACGATCTAGTGCAGTATAATAGCGTTCGCGTAGAGTGGTAGCTTGTAGCAAGCTGAGTAACTTGAATATGACTACAGTGATCCAATTATACACTAGGTAATCCTGTAGCTAGATCTAGCCCGGGATCTACTAGCGGGCAACAGTGACTGAAGCGTAGTAGAAACTCTGTATATAGTGGGCTAGTGGGGTCAATCCAAAAGCGTGTGCGATTTAGATGCAGTTCGCACAGGATCTGATTATCCTGTATAAAGGCAAATACAGCGGCTAGGTTAGGATCCTGTGTGAGTATATAGTGTTGATGCATACTAGTAATTATACTGAGACCGGCTACGAGCCAGTAAAAAATTTACTGCGCAAATTTTTTTGGTGCCCGATTTCGTTTAGTGCCCGTAAAAAAATTGGGTGCAAAAAACTAAGGTCCTGGAGAACCTAACCCCTGGTGATCTAGTCTAACTGGTGGTATTTACGGCATGCGCAAAAGTTGCGCAACTGTTGTGATGCAAGAAGACACCTGGGTACCCCCTGGTGCCTCCCCACCTCCTCCACTATGCCAACTCTTCGTCCACCGGCTTCAGATCAAAGTCAAAGCCTTCTGCTTCTAGCTCTGCAATAGCTTCGTTGAACAAGCTCTCGATCATGCGTACATTGTTGGCCGTGCGTATGTCCTTCTTACGCTTACGCAATGCGCTACCCTTTACGTACATAAGCGCATGATGCTCTGCACAGTACAGCGTACCTTCTACTAGAGTCTTGCAAGCACAGTAGGGAGGAGCTCCCCTAACTGTGCGTGGATCATATGCAGGCCCTAGGTATGTACAGCCGTAGGGCTTAAGGGTCACATAGTCTTGATCGTTACGTGCTGTGGTGCTCATGCTTAGACCCTCCGCATACATGTAGTCTTAGCCATAGCTGTCCAGCTGGTAGGAAAGCTCTTGCGCAGGTCTGCTAGCTTGAGTACCATACGCAAGCTCAGCTCACGTAGCTTGTCTGCATTGCTGACTACGAACGAGACGATCTCATCCTTAGCCACTTCGGGCTCGTTGAAATCATATGCATCCAACATGCCATCGTTAACGATCTGCTTGATGCGCAGGATCTTCTCACGTGTGGTATCCATCTGCAGATCAATGTAGTGGCAACGGCTTTCCAATGCATCCAAGTGATCACGCAGACGTTTACTCTTAACGTGTTCAAACTTGATGTTGGTAATAAAGATAGCGGCACCCTTGAACTCAAACTTATCGGGGATGCCTTCTGAACGCAAGAGTCTGCTATCAGTATTCCAAGCAATGGTACGCTTCTTAGAACTGTCCAATGCACCCTTTAGGATGTTCAAACTCAAGTCTTCCATAAGGATTGAGTCACAGTCGTCAAACACTAGAACGTTCTTAGCATCAGCAAACTCGTAGAGTTTAGCATACAGGCCCAATGCTGACATTGCACCCTTAACGATCTCATACTTGGGCTTACGCTCGCCTAAGACATTAAACAGATCGTCCTTAGACAGTACTTCTTCTACACCAAAGCTCTTACCTACGCCTGGGGGACCTGATACGATCATAGCACGTACATCACCTGTCTTAACAGCCTTGGTCATCTCAGTGAGGATCTCAAAGCGTTCACGGAGTCGCTCTACAATCTGCTCGTCCGTTTCCTGTGCTACTTCCTGCTCACGTGCCTTGATAGCATCCGTATCGAACTCAAGTACTGTGGTACCGGGCATTGCCTTTTTTGCTTTTGCTGTAGCCATTGTGTGTGCCTTTCTAAGTTAAAAATGTATTATACGATCAAAGACGGAATTTGTCAAGTAATACTTGAGCTTCTTGTGTGGACTCTACTTCGTCACAAACGGCCAAGATCATCATCTCTACTACCGTTTGGGCTTCCTGTCTCATTGTAGGGTGTAGGGCTTTGATGAACGCTTCTACTTCGGGTTTAGAGTTCATCATCCACATGACATCAGCCAGCGCCCTTTGACGCTGATTGAGCCCTTCTATCTGTACCTTGCTCATGCTACCGCCTTCAAACGGATTACGAATCCGCTATAGTCTTTCTTAGCACGACCCTTAGCCTTCAAGCCAAGCATCACACCTTTTGGATCTAAGAAGCGCAAGTCTGTTTCGTCTGCACTAGGAACGCCTTCTGGGATCTCATCGTATACTGCAACCACGCTCATGCCTTGCTTGAGTGCTTCTGCCACATCTGCATCGTTGCCATCAGCCTTACTGAATGTCAAGTGGTAGTTCTTGTACTTGGCTACCTTACGGCCTAAGACCTTAGTGTAGTCGTAGAACTGAACGTCTGGAAACAATTCAAAGATGTTCTTGTCGTTGATAGTGTACTTCTCCCAGCTCAAGTCTGATGTGCCGTTCAAACGAAACACTGGAGTCAAACCCTGTTTAGCCGCGAACTTGATGGCCTTTTGAATGTCTGCGTACAGATCGTTCATGAAGTAGTCGCGAGCTTCAAAGAAGTACTTGGTCTTGCGGATACGTGCCTTTTGGATCATGTTCGTATTCTCACCCTTCTTGAACATGCCACCACGACCGGCAGTATTAAGGCAAGCGGCAGTACAACCAGCGGTGCGCTTTGGGCAAGTCTCTTTGCCTGACAAATCAGCAGGAGCAAGGTGCAGGATAAAGCTCAAGTAGCCGAGCTTCGTGCCCTTTTGGATTTTAGGATTTGCTGTAGAAAGTAGTTTGAACATGTTCGCTCCGTTTGTTTAGTGTATGTGTGTATTATACAAGGTTTTACTAACCTTGTCAAGCCCCAAAGTAGAAATTTTCTGGTTCTACTTCTTCTAGTGGCAATAAAACAACGGCTGGGTAGGCAATACGCCCATCCCACTCTAACTGACTCTTTTCGTAGGCAGTCATGAAGTCATCAGCCACTACACCGTAGCCCACTAGGTAGTTACGGCTACCAACATCATCCCACTCGATGCGCTTACGAAGAACCTCCACCAACTCATCGATGTGCTCATCGTTAGGGCGCTCGTTGCCCAGCTGATAGAAGTAGTCCTCGCCGCCCTTCATCTTCCAGTACTGTGGGCACTCACCCTCACCATTCCAATCGTGAGCACCGTAGTTTTCCATGTATTGTGTAGTGATATGCAATTTCATTTGAGCTCCTAATGTTTCAGTGTATGTGTACATTATACCTTCAGAAGTTGGTTTTGTCAACCGGTTTACGAACAAAATCCCAGTCGGTGAAAGAGTGTTGTTTTTATGCCACACCAGCTAGATATGGTGGCCGGGTCCGTCCATCCCGTTGCCTTCGAAGTTTTATTATACAGTTGGTTTTACCATTTGTCAACCCCTAATTTAGAATAAGGTGAACCTAGCGTATCTCCCGATAGGCTAGGTTCTGGGTGCCGGGACACTACCCCCGGACTTGGAGCGAATGTCGCTTGTGCGACTCGGTCTGAGTTTAGAGCGTGATGCCCATTGCGCGAGCTTTATAACCTAAGGCTACGATCTCACGGCTTGGCTTGCCCAACTCATATTCTGTAACTTCAACACCGTTGGCAGACTTGCGTGTGTTTGCATACACGGCATAACCTGCTTGACGTAGGCGGCTTGCTTCTGCGGCCAAGTTACCGATACCGGCCTTCTTAGCTTGTGATGCTGTCAACTTCTTACCAGCTTGTAATTGTTGAAATACCTTACCTGTTTTAGTTTCTAAATTAATACGTTTCATTATTGTTTCCTCTATAGTTGTGATGTGTTCGCACATCGTAATAATATTGTAACACCTACGCCAGACCCTGTCTAGCCTTTTGGATCTTTTCCTGTATTGCGATCTCCCAAATGCGGTCTAGATTGGTATTACTGGTTTTGTCAATCATCCAATGATAGAAACTATCGAACAAGGGCATAGACATAGGTGCTTCTTCAGCATTCTCCCACCAATCGTAATTGATCGTAGGGCCTGTGTCCTTCTTGTTGGCCTGTCTAAGCCCTGTGTCCTTCAATCGGATCGTGTGCTTCCACTTGCGAAGGATAATGGCTTCAGCTTCTGTCCAGTGGTTGTGTGCCCAAGAGTCCGGCTTAGATCGTTTGATTGCTTCACGAGCCGAGTCAAGCCTACGACCCAAGCACTCGAGTTCGTATGCCGCATTACCCCAGTCCTTGTAGAACTCAGGGGTAATGTACTCGGTCTTAGTCTTTCTTTTTAATCGAAACATTAGCACGGAAGAACGCTCCTAGAACGATAACTGCGAACCAATTGGAAAGGGTGTAGGGGATTGCCAGGGCTGGGAACAGGGTATTGAATGCCCAGATAGTCAACAAGGGACCGATCAGGATCAACACGATGGCAAACACTACGATGCCGACTACTGCGAGAATGGTTTTCATTTGATTTCCTTAATGTGCTTACAGTCGCCACGGAATTGAAAGCCCGGGCAAGTGCAAGTCTTTTGTTCTACATCTACATAATACACTGAACCTTTGGATCCAGCAACCTCAATCAACTCCGACTTCTTGGGTTCGACTTTGAACGGGTTGACCTTTAGCTTCTCAAATGTTCTACGGCGTGTATCAAATCCTTTGATTGGGTTCTTGAAATAGAACGGTACAGTCTCGCCCTGCTTGATGTAGGCTACGAGCTGTGTACCGTCCAGGAGGTACGTGTGATTAGAGCAATTAACATCACCCCAATCGGTAGTTTCACGTACCGCTTCCATTACATCAACGCTGGTTCTGCATCAGCGAGGATGGTGGCAGAGTCAACCACTGCCGGAGTCTTCGTTGCTTTCTTAGCAACAGGCTTAGAGACCTTAGCCTTAGGTGCAACGTCAACACCACGCTTATCAGCCGCGGCTTCCAATGCGGCCTGCACTTCTTTGTTGCCGTTAGCGAAATCGATGCTCATCAAATAAGCTACGATGTCTTCTTTGACCATCGGGTTCTTCAACTCGATGATATCAATGTCCTTGTGACCGTTCTTGGCAAGTACTTTGACGCGAAGGGCATCATTACAGAAACGAACCTTGAACTCACCGTTCAAACGTGAAACACCTGCATGTGAAAAAGATTTTGACATAATTAATAACTCCTGTGTGTGTAAAAAGCGTTAGAACTATTTCTAACTGTTAATAGTATACTACCAAACTGCCCAAATGTCAACCCCTAAGAGTTAACTGTTACGAATGGGCTGTAGGGTTCTTGTGGCTTTTGTGCCACAGTCATACGCACCCAACCATCTACGATTTTACCAAGCTCTGTAGGAACTTCGAACTCGATAGTGTCGTCCTCGCCCGTGTACTCGTAGTCCGGGTCTTCATATGTCTGTGCAAATTTACTCATTTAGCCAACTCCTGTGATTGTGTTTTAACTGTGTCAACGCCCTTGTCCAGCATCTTGGCAATGCCGCCGAATCCTACTGTGGCTAACACCAGTCCAAAGATTGTTCCTGCGATAAATGCTCTCATTTGTCAAACTCCTCTTCACCCATTTCAGTTACTTCTTCTTCCAACACCATTACATCAATGATGCGGGCCGTTTGATCTTCGTTGCTCACACCCTGGAACGCTGTGCGGAACGATTGGTACTCGCCCAGGAAGTCATAGACATCCTCTCGTTCCCAACCTTCAGGCACTTCAAGTTCTTGCCGCAAGATAGTGGTCAAATAGACTTTCATTCTGTGTACTCCTCTTGAGTGGCTTTCGCCTCTGCCATTGTCATCCATACACCGTCTGTAGTATAGCAACGCACATACCATACGCCGTCTGTGCGCAGGATGTAGTCGTATTCTTCTTGCTGGCAAGTGTCAAAGTACTCGTCTGCGTTCTTGTAACTACGAGCTACACAACCGCTTTCGCCGCGATCACGTCCGTAGAACGTACACATATCTTCAGTCAGTGCCTTGTAGCCTGCTACTTCTTCAGCTCGCAGTTCAAACTGGCTAAAGGCGTGCTTCTCACCAATGTTAGGGCGCAGGCTTGACAAGTCGCCTAAGTCAATAAGCTCGCGCAGTTTAAATGGATCGGAGTAGTGTTCTGCAAGGATAGCGCCGTTGTGTGCCAAGTAACCGTCCCAGTGACAGTAGACCTGCCCAACTGTGCCGTCTGCGTACTCTAGTGCGATAGTGCTTCGTGTTCCCATTTCTCTGCTCCTTTAGTGTCTAAGTGCTGTTAGTATAACACCGGTTTTACCAGTTGTCAACCGTTTTATGCAAATATTTCTTTAGAAAGGATCTTTTCGTTGACGATCTTGTGGCAAGTGTTCATAACCATAAAGGCTATTTGGTAAGCCTGGGCACGTTCCTGCTTATTGCTCAAGCCTTCAATGCGGTTGAACATCTCTGTGAGGTTGTCTTCTGTAACGAACAAGTCGTTCTTGGGGATTGGGTTTTCTACAATGTTGTACATAGTTCGCTCCTTAAGTGTTTAAGTGTATAGTATAGCACCGATTTTACCAGATGTCAACCAAAGACTCGATATAACCCTACTAGCGTTATGGCTACTCCTACAACGTTAACGATCATCTGTTGTTTATTTGCCACACGGATTGACCATACCAAGAACAAGGCACCACCTAGGCATCCTGCCACCAACTGTACTGTGTGAAGTTCAGAGAAGAAGCTCATCACGGTATACATTGTCATGAAACAGGCAGTTCCTGCCCACTGTAGTACTTCGTTCAATTTCATCTTATGCTTTCTTGTAGAAAATGTGTTGACCTACTTGCGCAACCTTACGAACACTCTTTGCCCACAGCGGAGGATTAATGTACTCTGCGTGATACAGCGTTGATTCGGCTAAGCTAGGCACCCTGTAACCACGAACTAGTACGGATCTTGCTACCGCTTGGCTTTCTGCCCACAACTGTCCTTTTGGATGCTCTGCCTTTCGCTTCTTATACAAGGTCCAGCTGAACTGGCTCTTGGCGTATACAACCGAGCAAATGTCCTTGCCCCATTGTCCTGCACGTAGCCTGTTCAATGTAACCTGCGCCACAGCGTACTTGCCTTCGGTGGGTTCAATGCCAGCTTCGTGGTAGATGTTCTTGGCCAAGCACTCTTCTTCTGCTTTGGTAAAGGTCATGCGTTCGTTGGTCTTAACCACTAGTGCCTTGACTTCCTGTACTTCATCATGAACCACCTGGATCTCAGCCTGTTGGAAGGCAAGAACAGCCACTAGGGCCGTTCCTGTCGCAATGGTTACAACCTTATTCACTGTCTTCCTCTGCGTTCTCTGCTTCCCACTCAGCGGCACTTTCGCTAATACCAAAAGCCTCATCAAGTTCCCAAGGCAACTCTTCTGCGATCTGCTCGCTGTTCAAGCCACCATACTCATAGAAGTCGTCATCACCGTTGTCCCAGATGCCAGCAAACGCCATACCTGGTTCGTAATACATAGCACGGATCGAAAAGCCCATCTCAACCAACTTCTCATAAGCACCAATAGGTGGGCTCCAAGCACTATCAAAGGTCAACATCAAGCCACCGGGGATGTCGTCAGCTTCTACGCCGTCCGCACCGATATCCCACTTAGTGCCCCATTCGTTTACACAGAAGTCATACCATGTAGCGTAACCAAACTTCTCTAGGTTAGCCTGCTCTGCGGCTTCTAGTGCGATCTGCTTAGGGTCATCCTTAGCACCAACGCAACCTGCTACGATCTGCAATTCAGGAGGCACTGGAATGAATTCGTTAAGCAGGGCACCATCGTTGAATGCCTTGCGAGCACGCTCAATCATTGCAGGATCTTCGTGGTAGAGTTCTACCGTGTTGTTGCACCAATTAGGCATATCAAACTCCTTCGTAGAATGTAACGGTTGGGTCAATGCTCTGCAACTCACGAGCGGCACGGGTCAGCAACTGATACTTGGTTTGGACTGCTGAACGGCTCAACTCACCATCGCATGTCAAGTTCTCAGGGCTAAGGTCTGCGTCAATGGAATCAGCAATACGCTGACGATCTTCTGTATTCAACAGGCTCAACTCGCGTGTGCCAAAGATACGAGCAAAAGCGTTCTTGCTCTCTACATAGCGTTCTAAGTTTGAAATGTTCATATCGCTCCTTAAGTGTTTAAGTGTATAGTATAACAGGTTTTACCAACTCTGTCAACCTAAGATTGAATAAAAACTTCTACCCGTTGTATAAAAGCCACAAACTCATCATACTTGATTAGGCTGTATGGGCTGTGATTGTAGAACTCGTAGGGCATCTTAACCTGCTTGCCGTCCTTCCAGCACTCGTGGAATGTCTTAATATTGTCTTCTTCTACATCATCCCAAGTCCTGTATTCAAAGCCTAGGTATTCGTAGTGTTTCATTTCTGCTCCTAATCTATCAGTGTCTGTGTAGTATAACATCAATCTATCTGGATGTCAACTACTCGTCCGTCCCTAAAGATGTAGTACTCGTTGATATGGCCGTAATATGCCCAAATGCATTCATTACCGCGGGTTAGGGTGTAGTGGGTAACGCCCTTCTTCTCTAGCAGGTCTGCAACCACTAGCACTTCAAATTCGTTTAGGGTGGGGTCAATCTTAATCATACTGTACTTCAAAAAAATGCCGGGGCTTACGGACACTACCCCTGCCCGGCTAAAGGGCCCCATTGCAGGGCCCGGAGCAACCTTAATCCATACGCGAGCTAGCGTAGATTCTAGCTTCTGGAAAATACTGGCGGAAGAAGTCTGCGAACGCCTGCGCACCTGCTTCCTTAACACTGATGCTCTGGGTAGGCAAGCCTGCTGGATCCCACAGGTCCAAACACTTGGCCTTGTAGCTCTTACGGAAGCCTGCTTCAATCAACGCCTTTGCTTCCTTGCTGTTGGTACGATCCACATAGATCTCAACCCAACCAAAACCACATGCATCACGCTCGCCCACTTGGGCATACATCTTCTTAGCGGCTTCTACAGCCTCAACCTTAGCGCCAGCAACCACGCTCAAAATCTGCTCTTTGCTAAAACCTTTCATATCTCGCTCCTTAAGTGTTTAAGTGTATAGTATAGCATCAATGGTTTTACCTGTCAACCATTTTTGGGGAACTCCAGTCTACTTGTCCTGTACCGTCTACAGGCCTAGTGCTTTCGTCATTATTGCCTACTTACCTGTCAGCTTCGCCCGAAGGTCTGCCTTCTTGTCCTGGATACTAGGCACCCGTCAGTGCTCTTCCACCTCTCCTAGGACCTAACAGCGTAGGTAACCCCTAATTCCTTACTATGTCTATAGTATAACACCGGTTTTACCTAGTGTCAACCGATCTGTTGTTAATATGTAACAGGAGCAAACATCTTTCTGCCCAACTGCATGAAATTACGGAACTGGGCCTGTATCTGCTCGTCGAACTCGTCCAAGTTCTCATCCATGTACTCTAACCCAACTAGCAAGTCACCGCCACCAGCTTCTTTAGCTACTTCAACAAGTCTATCAAACATATCTGCTCCTTAAGTGTTTAAGTGTATAGTATAACACAGGTTTTACCAAATGTCAACCGATCGTTGCAATAACCCTATCCTCTGCAGGGTTATAGCTCAGGAACACTTTAGTACTATCGCGCTCTTTAGCATCGATCTTATAGACAACAAAGTAGCAGAACTGCCCTGCATTGGTCAGACCTAGGAACTTAGCACCTGTGAGCTCGTAGTCCTTGCCCGCCTTGCCTAAGGCCTGCTGTAGGCCATGATGCGTAAATGAGATCAAGGTCTGTAGTCGTTCTGCTGTGATCATTCTGCTACTTCCTCCAAACTATCGAAACAGTCCTCAACACGGTCTGCGCCATTGTAGATAACATAGTCGCCGATTGTGGTGCGACCTTCGCCCTCTTTGATGTATTCGAAGCCGCCGTAATAGTCCAAGCTACGGCTACCGTTTGCAACAATGACACGCTCGTTGCGATCAATATACACACGACCACAGCGGATGTCTAGGCCTAGCTTGTCGGCACTTACCCGCTCCATGCCGGCCACATAACGCTCAATGCCGTATGTGATCTCGTCCATCACGTCCAGTATGCTACCACAGTCTTCGAACAAATTCATATCAGCTCCTTAGTGTCTATGTAAACATTGTAACACAGGTTTTACCACTTGTCAACCCCAGGGGACAAAGCCCCTAAGGACTGCAGGGTTATTCCATGCTCGCTATGCCGTTGTCTTGCATACCCTGCTCTGTAAACGACACCTCGTAGCCCAGCAACCGGCTAATGGCACTCTCAAAGCCCGTGTCTGTGTACATACGCCAGCTGTCTTCAACTTCAGTGCCGTCTACGCCGTCTACGTCGTAGTATACATTAATGCTATTAAAGCCGTCAAACTCAGTAACTACAATGTCTGTAACTGTTACTTCTGTAAGTGTACAGTCCCAAATGCTGTCACCTGCTAGTACTACACTCTCGTTGCAGGTATAGTGTGTAGTAGTGCTGTCGTCATCGCTAGTAATGTCTTTTTGTGTTAGCATAAGTGCTCCTTTAGTGTTTAAGTGTGTAGTATAGCACAGTTTTACCAAAATGTCAACTGTGCTATACAATAACCCTGCAACTTAGTCAACTAATTGTATGTTGCTAGTGTTTAGCGTTTTGCTAGCTATGTGCAGGGCTTGTAGTACTTCCTCTGCTTGTAAGTCTCCGCTAACATAAGCGCATTTTGCTTGCACAGGAAATGCGTGTACTAGCTCGTTTTTATTATTAAGTTTTTTGTGTACATTAAAAGCAACTACTACTTTTACAGTACCTAATTTTTTATTGTAAACTAACTTAGCTTTTGCAGGCGTATTAACTGCGCTAACTGTAAATGTGTGTAACATACAAGCTCCTTTTTAGTGTATGTGTGTATAATAGCACACTTTTACCAAAGTGTCAACTACAATTTTAATAGTTGACTAGTGTGTAGGGTTTCTTAACTAGGGGTTGACAACTGTGGTAAAACCTGTTATACTACACACTAGACACTAAGGAGAGCATATGAAGACAGCAAAGGTTGACGGCAAGACCGTTACAATTGGTGATGTTGTTTGCTTTAAGAGCGACATCGAGCAGTCGGGTACTATTGTAGACATTAAGCAGAGCTACATGGGCACGGCGCTTACACTACAGAGCACATATGGCTTTGAAGGTGAGTACATAGGTGGGGAGGAGATAACGACCGAACTAGCCCGCGACTGCTGGGTAGAATAACAGGGAGGGCGCAGGCCCTTTCCCACACTCACAAAAAAACCCTACTATATTGCTATAGTGGGGTCTTCCCGCCTTGAGCTCAAGCATATATGGCTCAAGTCCGCTGGCCCTTCCACCTAGCCCCGTTACGGGTTGATCTAGCGTGTGTGCATCCGCTAACATCGGCAGGCCATTCTATACAGTAGGCACAGAACTTCACAGTTCCCATTGAGCTAGGCTCGTTAACCATTTAGTCCGGTCCGCTTCTTTCCCTGCTGTTAGCACTCGATTGACAACAGTCCGGTTTCGCTGTATAATACGGTTACTTCAAAAACTATGGTGGGCCCACCTGGACTCGAACCAGGGACCAAAGGATTATGAGTCCTCTGCTCTAACCAACTGAGCTATAGGCCCTAACCTTAACTTATATTTTACTGTCTAAGTCCGAGTCCTGCAAGTAATGATTGTGCCGAATTGATCTTCTTCTGCTCCTGCTGTCCTTGCTTAGTAGCACTCATAAAGCTAGTAGGCACACCGCCCTGTGTTTGGCCGAAAGGACTGTAGGTCTGTGCAGAACCTGCTCCTGGACTAGGCTTATTAGGGGCCTCTACAGCGGGGTTTCTTTGTGGCTGTGCCTGCTGTTGTTTGGCTACTGTCGCCGCTACATCAGCTAGGCTCTGCACTTGTACTCCGGGTGGTGCTTCTACGGGTATATAACCCCACGCCCCTAGCAGTACTGGATTACCATCTACACGGCGGTTCCACTTGCGCATAAAGTACTTGTCAGTCGCCTCACAGATCTTAAGCTGGTCAATCAAGTTGGCAAATACACTATCAATAAGCACAATAGTTTCCGCACCCTCAATAATCTTTAACCAGTCAAAGATACAGTCAGTTAGCTCAGTGATCTCTATACGCTCGACACCTGGTTCAATCCCACTAAGATCGATCTCATATTGCACATCACTAGCCTTACCCTGATATACCATGTAGCGGGGTTTTGTTACTACACGATCATAGAGTGCTTGCTCACGCACGGGGTCACGAGTAATACACTTGTCTAGTTCCCACTTCTTGGCAAATGCCACACCCGCGGCCGCATACTTGTACTGATCGAACTTCATCATGGCAAACAGGTCTGGGTCCGTACGTTCTGGCACACTAGACAGATACTGATACAAGTATATGACGTCATCTTCCTCTGTGATGCCTACACTGGCCAACCTCTCTAGCGGGGTATTTAAAAAGAACTCACCTGTAGCATCTACAGGAACCGCCATCCAATTAACCCAAGGTGCTACATCCTTAAAATGGCTAACAAAGTCCTCACAGATGGGCCAATAGATCTCATTGCCTTGATCCGCATAATGTTTCGCGATTGGTAAAGCGATAACAATATCACCAATACCTCTCGACTGTATAATACCTAACTTACTCATATAATCCCTTTATTAACTAAGCAGGGTAACTCCATAACAATGACCATACAGTTGTTCAGCAATAGCTCTAGCTTGTAGACTATCTCGAGCTTGAATAACCAAATGTGTATCACGATTGTCTATGACCACCCATATGTCATAATTATGCACGGGCTCATCTCCTACTATAAAGGTTTGATTAATTTTACGATCTGACATTATACTAGCAATTCTCAGGACTACGACTACAGTCACGACCACCTTGACCCCATGGAGTCGTGATCCACTGTACAGGTTCACTACCCGGAGTTCTTACAGTATACACACTAGAGCAACCTGAGCAGAGTAAGCACAAGAGCACAGTTAATACTATATAGGCAATCACAAAGTATCTCATCATGTAACTATTATACAGCTTCCGTGTGGTTTTGTCAAGAGTCAATAGTTAGAACGGTGGGAAAATATGTGGCATTTTGACACAAAACACTCCCCAGAATAGGCCATTTTTGACACCTTTTGGGACAGTTTTGGCAAAAATATAGGTAAAAATATTTGGCGGGTGGTCTGGGTGACAGGCTATGCTAGAAATACTTTTTCTACTCTGCCTCCTCCACGCTGGCCCTTAAGCGTACTGCCTACGGAATACCAAAGTAAATTTCAACTGAATAACAAAGTAAATTTATATACCCAAATCACTTGTTCACAACTCCCTGACTGTAGTATTATTGTGTATACGTAGCAAGTGAGTAGCGAATCAAAAGCACTTATACACTGGCTACCAAATAGTTCTCATCGTGCCACGAGCAGGTGTTAAATATGTCTACTATGCGCAAAACAACACTAGACACTATACCCAAGTTCAACAACACTGAGCACTTAAACCTTAAGCATCACTCTAGTACTCCGGATTACCCATTTCCAGAGTTTAGACATGACATATACGATGATCATGTTACACGTAATATAGAGGGTAGTCATGTACCCAAAATGGAGAACATTCCTAAAGTACAGGCTGAATTCCATCCTATTAAGCAGTACAACTATGCTTACCCAGAGTTGATTCCTACAGTAGGCACTAGTACGCTACACAAGCCTTGGAATCCTAACTATACTACACGTACAGCTGATGAAGTTATTGCACAAATGAGCAAGAACTCTACCAAGTGGAGTATGCATACAGCTAACGAAGTATTTGGTAAGGGCGTTGGACCTATGTCATATACTATAGACATTAACAACACATTCTTCCTACGGGCCGCCAAACGAGTAGATGACGCTTGGGATGCTACCACTGTAACTAAGACTATTAAGAATAGTACTGCATTTCAGGGCAAGGCCAAACCCATAGTTGATACACGCAAGTACATTACCAGCTATGGTACTAATAAACATACTACACAGGTTAACTTATCCGACATGATTGAATTTACACCTTCAACACCTAAAAAGCCATCACTAGATGCTGTACAAGAGCAAAAGTATGTAGTTAATACTCCTACTCCAGATTTAGGCGCTCGTCCAACTGATACAGGACGTCCTCCAATGTTATTGCCCGCTTGTACTGCATGTGGGCATCAACACCCTAGTACTGTACAGTTAAAATGGATGAGCCGTGTATGGGCGGCATTAGATGGGTTCTTAACTCCAGCAGAGTGTGATAGTCTACAGGCCCTAGCTAGTGATATTGCACCCGCTAAAATCAGTACTCAAATAGAGGGATTTGTTGATCCTAATCTACGCACTAGCGACATAGGTTGGATTAACGGTAATGCCGATAGTGGTTGGTTATTCCGCAGATTATGGGAAGCTATTGGTGAAGCTAATAACCAAATGTTCCACTATGATATACAGTTTCTAGAACCCTTGCAGTATACGATCTATCGTGCTGAGCAACAGGGTTTTTACGATAAGCACTATGATTGGGGAGCAGGTGATAGCGGTATGCGTAAACTATCCTTTAGCATACAGTTGTCGGATGACGTCGAGTACTCGGGCGGGGATGTTGTGCTTTATACTGGCGACAAGGGTGGCATCAGTATTCCTCGAACTAAAGGCACTATTACTGTATTCCCTAGCTGGATGATGCATGAAGTTACTCCGGTTACGCAGGGTGTTCGCAAGAGTCTAGTAGGATGGTTCCAGGGCCCTGTGCATTTTTAAACTCTAACTTAGACTTAGTATAAACAAGCCCGGTGTAATAGCTGGGCTTTCTCTTATGAGCAAAAAATTTGCTAGCCGACGCTTCGCGTAAGTGAGTTGTAAATACGGGTATGGAAAAACCATATTACTACACAGTTCACAAGTTTTCAGTAGACTTTAGGGCTCCCGTAGAGGAGATATGGGCAGAAGCACAAGCTCATGATGTGGGTATTAGTGTTGTGGGTGATCGCTATAGGTTTACTATAAGCGAAGAGCATTCAGGCTCGTATATAACGCTGTTTTTACTACGTTGGGGTGACTATATAGTCAAACGTGAACAGGAACGGTGGATCAAGTAGACTGTATCAGTGAACTGTTTTGAAAGTACTGTAGAGTTAGTCGTTCGCCGGCCCATACAGGTGTTACTTGATGTAACAAGAAGCTGGGGAATATTATGAGTGTGTTAGACTTATTTTCCACTGTTTCCACTGCTGAGTGGGGCTCTGTAGGGCTTTCACTAAATTGAAATAGGCCACCCTCGTCCGCTGATTTGATCACTAGGTTATAGGTCAAGTATGGAGTACGATCTCTATGCCATTGATAGTAGTCGCCCTGTTCATACTTGGAATATAAGAAACTGCCCTCATCAATAGTAGCGTGTGCTTTGAACAAGTAATCGTTCATATCTAGTAGGGCCTTGCGTATGGGCTGTCCCCAAGCCCTATCACGAAACTCAAGGGCTAGATCATTAGGAGCACCTAGCCATGCGTTTTTGTTCTTTTTGTGTGGGCTTACTAGGGTCCTATTACTAGGGCTAACAACATCACCCTCACTGAGAGGCATACGGGCTAGCGTTGTAGCCCAACGAGCCAGCGTAGCCTCATCTAAGAAGTCGTGGACTTCTATATACTTGATGGGATTAGAGTGTAGCTCTACCAACATCGGGTCTGATCTTTACAGCATTGTCAATACGGCTTTCCAGCATTTTGATCTGCTGTTCAATGCGGCCCTGTGCGTCTTTGTACAGAGCAATCTTGCTGTCATCGGGGGCTAGCTCGTTTGATTCACGTGCCAGCTCCTTGGTGATCTTTTCGTGTTTGTTCTTGAGTAGCAGAACGTGATGTTTGAGTTTTTGTAGTCCTGAGGCCATACCCTCTCCTTAAAATGCGGAATTGTTCATACGCTCGGCCATTAGCCAAGGATCATTCCACGTGTCAACGTTTTCAATCTTTTGTACAGCATAAGGCTTGTTGCAGGCCTGGGCCACAGCAATACCCCACCCTGGTGTGCCGATTGTTTGTTGTGCGCCTGATACCCATGTAGCTAGGGTCCATACGCTGTCTGTAATAACTGTATCACAGGTAATACCTGATGCTTCGACGAAACTGTTATATTCCTCTTGGGTACCTACGAACGTGGCGATCTTGTCGATGTTCTGTAGCTTCCACTGTGGGAACTGTGTGCTTTCTTGCCAATTGCCACCGCATAGTACGATGGCCTTACCCATTGGACGTCCTACGTTAGCAGGAATGTCCAGCCAGCTTTTAAATCTACAGCTTTGCCACTGGGTCCAATGTATCTTCAGTACTTTACCAAAGCGGTCCATTGGGTGCATGTTAAATGTGTTGTCTTTGTCACGGGTATAGTCAATCTTATCCAGGTCGTGTGTTACGATCTCGCCAGTCCATGGCTCGACGCTTTTAATCCACTTTTGATTCTGGGTAAGTTCACGGATGATGTCTAGGTCCTGCTCATCTAAGCGGCCACGCCATTCATTGCGAACTCCTACTCCGTTATAGTACAGGCCCTTGGCATTAAGAAATCCAAGTCCTACTCGTAAATGGCCACCACCCATAGCACGTACCCAGGCCAAGCTCTGGATAACTTCTAAGGGGGTACCTGAAATTTTAAATGTATTGGTATCTGAATAGATATCTCTAAAGTGCGGGTTGGTTGTGTATTTGAATTGTTCCATATGGGTATTTACGGCTCCGTCAGTTTGTGTTATACTAGTCTTGAGTATAACATAATTACTATAAAGGAGTCAATAGACAATGTTAAAACCAAATAAAACTTTCAAGCTCGCTAAACAAAGCAAACGATTCATGGCAACATTTATCGATCCTGTACAGCGCAATGCTTACAAGAACGCCATGATCCAAGCGCAACTACAAAGCGAAATTGTACCAAAGCGTGAAGCTAAGAAACCACGTGGTAATTATCCAGATACTCAAACAGATAGCTCTGTAGAATAAAACCCTATATAATCAGCAAAACGGGCCGTTTTAGGCCTGTTTTTGTTTCATATGGATCATATGAGCTAACTAAAACTACGATCTTTACATTATTAAAGGATTAACACACAGACAGTAGTAATTAAACAATAAGGAGGACAGCGATATGTCTAAAATACACAGAGCATTAACTGTGCTATTAGCATTAGCGGCCCTGACTGTAATGGCACCCAGTCAAGCCGAGACCCCGACTAAAGAGGGTCAACAATATGTATTAGCTTATAACATCTATGATGATGCTACTAGCAAAATACAATCAACAGTGGATACGATTATGTCACCAATCGTTAATCCCAAAGAACTAGCTTGTCTAGCCCGCAACATATTTTTTGAAGCAGGCAACGAATCCGAAGAAGGCAAGGTAGCTGTAGGGTTAGTAACTATCAACCGTACTCAGGATGGACGCTTTGCGAAAACCATCTGTGGTGTAGTTGAACAGAAGCTGACTCGCGATATTCCCAAGAATCAAATAGTCAAAGTTGAAAAGACCAATTGGATTGGGCAAAAGAGGGTAGAGACAGAACAACATACTGTCTGGAGCAAACTTAGTATCTGCCAGTTCAGCTGGCGTTGTATGTTTGTTAAGAACCCTAAGAGTACAGATGAACGCTGGGTAGAAAGCCAACGTATTGCACAGGAACTGTTAGCTAATGACATGACCTACAGTGATTGGCGTACCAAGTATTCTAGTGCTTTATACTTCCATGCCACTGGCATTAGACCATCCTGGGCCAAACAAAAAGAATGGCTGGGTCGTGTAGGTGGACATTTCTTTTACGCAGATAAGGAAGATGCTCGTTACGCTAAATACTAGTATGCGAGCAACAGAATTTATCACTGAAAAGAAACTCAAAGCCCCCACTCGTAGCCAATGCTCGGTGGGGCACTCACGTTTGAGTAATGTACGTTACAGCCAATGTGTCAGCAGAGGTTACATTGCACACGATTCAGATCACACAGATGGATCTGGTACACAAGGTAAGAAAGGTAGTGGTAAGCCTTTACGTGGTAAGAAAGTTAAAACAGCTCCAAATGGCCCCGTTCGTAACTACGGCGGCGATCATAGTTAAACTCTAAAACTTTCCCCGCATCCACATCGATCACGCTCGTTAGGATTTTGAAATTCAAATCCTTCATTAAGTCCGTTGCGAACCCAATCTATAGTCATACCGTCCATATAGGCAAGACTCTTGGCATCTACTAGCACACAAAAGTCAGGCTGTGCAAAATTGGTAATACCGGCTTCTCCCTTGTACTCGTCTACATACTCTAGTGTATAAGCCAATCCAGAACATCCTGTAGTCTTGACACCCAATTGGATACCTACACCTTTACCACGTTTGGTTAACAGGTTCTTTATTTTTTTGGTAGCTTGCTCTGTAATTGTAATCATGTTATTATTTACGTGTAAATATGACTATTATTATAGCATCTGGAGAAGTACTATGAAAAAACTTTTGGCAACATTTATTCTATGTGCTGGCATGGGTAGCTGTGCAGTAGCACACGCCGATGGCTGGCGTCACGGAGGCGGTCACTATGTTTATCGGCCTAACTATGGTTGGGTAGCTCCTATAGTAGTTGGCGGCATAATTGGGTATGAGATTAATCGAGCCCAACAGCAACCTAATGTCGTTGTTGTACAGCCTCAACCAGTATACCCTCCTCCATCACCTCCTTATTGGCCACAGCCAGCAGACTATCATTGGGAAGCTATCCTAGATGCTAACTGTAACTGCTATAGAACTGTATTGGTACACAACTAATGAAGATAAGCAAGATCCCCGGACTAGGTCGGTTTGGAGTGTTTATTGATGATGTTGACTTTGCATCAATGACTCCTGACCTGTGGAATGAAATTGGCAATATACATTTAAACAGTCTAGTCACTATATTGCGAAATGTTAAACTTGATGTTCGTTCGTATGTCAAGTGGATGAAGCAGTGGGGTCATCCAAGTTCAAATAAGTTTTACGAAATACAACACAGATACAACATTGAGTATCCATTTCAAATTATAGGAAAGACTGAAGTTAACGGAGTACCAGTTGATCCTGTAGATGAAGAATGGGCACACGGCATATTTAGAATGTTAGCCCCAGACGAACACGGCATGCCAACATCGGCAATGATGGTAACTGGCAAACGTGATAAAGATGGAAACCCGTTAGGCATGTTTGCTGATGGTGAGCTATTATGGCATAGTAACGAATCGGGACAGTTAGCATTTGCTCCTGGTGTTGCCCTGTTAGGTGAGTCAGGAGTTGTTGGAAGTTCTACAGGGTTTGTAACAACAACAGATTGGTACGAAAAACAAACAGAAAGTTTTCGCAGTGAACTAGATGAAATGATTATAGTTCACAAGTTTACTCCAGGAAGAATCAATCCAGGATTACCCGAGCATCAAGACAAAATTATGTTTCATAATATGTGTCCAACTCCTAACGAGTTGCCACTGGTTATTCAAAGTCCTGCTGGTATAAAAGGATTACATTATAGTATTAACACAATTGATTCTATTAAAGGAATGACCAAAGAAGAATCACAACAAGTATTTGATGTTATAAACAAAGGCCTGTTCACAGATGAACATACCTACGATCACTGGTATGCTCAAGATAATGATCTTTGTTTGTTTGACAACAGTATTACACTACACAGAAGATTAGGTGGCATTACTAATAGAATGTGTTACCGCATACAATATGCGTTTAGCAAACTTGCTCCTGATTATAATCCATACTTTCAAAAAATGTATGCAGACGAGTATGCTAATAGAATAACAGACATGGCTAAATTAGTCATAACATAAGGAACATACAATATGGCATACTCAGATAAAGTAATCGATCACTATGAAAACCCACGCAACGTGGGTAGTTTTGGCAAGGACGAAGCAGGTGTAGGCACTGGTATGGTAGGAGCACCGGCCTGCGGTGACGTAATGAAACTACAAATCAAAGTTAGCCCTGAAGGTATCATAGAAGACGCTAAGTTCAAGACGTATGGGTGTGGTTCAGCTATTGCCAGTTCAAGCCTAGTAACAGAGTGGGTCAAGGGTATGCATATTGACGAAGCCCAGAAACTCAAGAACTCAGACATTGCAACAGAACTTGCGCTACCACCCGTAAAGATTCACTGTTCAATTCTTGCAGAAGATGCAATCAAAGCCGCAGTAGCGGACTATAAGGCAAAGCATGGCAACTAAAATATTAATTATGGGTCTACCTGGTGCAGGTAAGACTACACTAGCAGAAGCGTTACGTGAACGCCTGTGGCAAGAAGGGCGCACAGTAAGTTGGTTTAATGCAGACGAAGTTCGTAAACAATATAACGATTGGGATTTCAGTCACGAAGGCCGTATCCGTCAAAGTAAGCGCATGGACGAATTAGCCACAGCCACAACTACTGATTATGTTATTGCAGACTTTGTTGCTCCTTTAGTTGAAATGCGTAACAACTTTAAAGCAGACTGGACTATCTGGGTAGATACTATTCGTGAAGGTCGTTATGCTGATACAAACAAGGCTTTTATTGAGCCTGAGATCTACGACTTCCGTGTTATAGAACAAGATGCAGAAAAGTGGGCAGACTTTATTGTTAACCATATTATTGACGATCGCCGTCGTCCAACATTTGATTGGCGTAAAGAAACAGTACAGATGTTAGGACGTTGGCAACCTTGGCATGATGGTCATCGTGCCCTATTTGAGCGCCTGTTGGCCAAGACAGGACAAGTTGTTATTCAAGTACGTGATGTACAGGGCTGGCAAGATAGCAATCCATTTAACTTCTTTGATGTTGTTAAGTTTATTAAACGTGACTTAGATCCATTGTACCAAGGACAGTATGAGATACAGTTAGTTCCTAACATTGTACACATTGGCTGGGGTCGTGGTGTAGGATATACAGCAGGTGAGGAAACATTTGATGATAAAATCACTGATATTAGTGCTACAAAAATTCGCAAACAATTGGGTATCTGAGTACGAAGATGAGCGACTCAGCTGTAAGAAGTCTAGCCAAAGCAGTTAGTTGGCGAGTAACAGGAACTATAGATACCTTTATCATTAGCTGGTTGATTACGGGTCAAGCCTTACTAGCCAGCGGAATTGCATTTACAGAAATTATGACAAAAATATTATTATTCTGGGCTCACGAAAGAGTATGGAATAAAATTAGTTGGGGGAAGGATGACTAAACGTATTACTACTCTTGCGTTTAGTATGGCTTTAACTACAGATTACAATTTCCCTTACGTACACATACTATTCAAACAGCATTACAAAGTCTTTGGAAAATACCCTGAACAATACGAATGGGTAGATCCGGATTATCTTACGCAAGATATAGAACCTTCTATTGTTGCTGATTGGGTTGTTGATAATAAAATTGATATTGTGTTTGCAAGTATGTACTTGTGGAATCATCAATATACTCACATGATCCTTAAAGAAATTAAGGAACGTAATCCAAACATAACAATCATTGCAGGCGGCCCTCATGTCTTTGGCAATGATCCTGTGTACTTTGAAGAACACCCTTGGGTTGATATCGTTTCAGATGCTAAAGTATACGGCGAAGCATTCATTGTTGATTATCTTAACGGCAATGAACTAGCTGACGTTACAGGAGCAATTTGGGCAACTGGCAAAAGTAATAAAAAATTTAACATACGAGATTTTGAATGGGCTCCTAGAGTCTATGCTGACAATATTGACTATGTCAAGAAAGTCATTGCAATGGCTAAATCAGCTTCGATGCCAGCCGTAGTTGGATTTGCTATTGAAACTAGTAGAGGATGCCCATTTGCCTGTACCTTCTGTGAGTGGGGTGGCGGCATTGCTACCAAGATGAGTAAAAAAGATCTAGCCGATGTTAAAGCAGATGTTGCGGCGTTAATATCTGCTAAGGCAGAACGATTCCATATATGTGATAGCAACTTTGGTTTTTGGGACGAAGATGTAGCTCTGCTCAAACAAATTGCGGCATCTAATAGAATTGTAGGGTTTCCTAAAGTTGTTACTATCTATGGATGGAGTAAGAATAATAACAAGCGCCATTATGAAATGTGTAAGATAATGGCCAACTCAACTATCGAAGGCTTCTATTATGCTCTAAGCATACAAGGGCTGAACGAGTTAACATTACAACAAATTAAACGATCTGATTCGCCACTAGAAGATAGATGGGCATTAGCTAGAAAGATATCACAAGACTTCAAAACAAAAGTTCACGTTGAAATCCTAATGGGATTACCGGGTGACAAATTAGTTGACTATTATAAGATTTTAAACAAACGACATGAATTAGATGCGTTCTCTCATTATGTCTGGATGTTGTTACCAAACACCGAAGCCCATACAAAAGAGTACAGAGAAAAGTACAGTCTTAAAACAGCATGGGCGCATAATGTACAACCTAGCTTCATAAAACACAAAGGTCAAAAGATTAACAAAGAACTAACGGCCGCTCATGCAAAAAACAGATACGAATATGTAGTTGGCAGTTATTCTTTAGATCCAGAAGAGTGGCTAGAAGTATTCATGCTTGAACGGTTGTATAATACAGCAAAGAAGCATACAATAGTATGGCCAGTGTTAGAAGCAAAGCGTGTTCAACTAGGACTTCATCCAAGCGTGTTTTGGAAAAAGATCATGCGTAACTTTAATAAAATAGATAGTCCAGAGTGGAAGTCTATATGGGAAGACATGTGGCCAAAAATACATAAAATGGTTGAGCCATTACAACCTGGAGAAATCAGGTACATGGGATCAGCAGGTATTGAAGATGGACACTCTGTGCATCTAAGTGATGTTGCTATTATGTTTTTTGAAAAGTACACAGACAAGTTGTTAGCATTAGTTGAACAGGATCAGGAAGGATTACAATGATAGGAATTATTGGGTATGGTATGGTTGGTAAAGCAGTTGAGTATGGATTTAAAAATACTCAAGTGATTGTGTCTGACCCTGCGTATGGAATAACAGACATTGTTGATGTTGTCCAAGCTGATCCAGAAGTTATATTTGTATGTGTTCCTACTCCTACAGATGACGACAAATATAGTTTGTTACGTGGCGTCCTTAAGGATATAAAGCAAACAGGCTATACAGGATTGATTGTTGTAAAGAGTACAGTATTACCGCAGTACATAGAAGATTTTGATGTATTATACAATCCTGAGTTTCTAAGCAGAGCAACAGCTAACACAGACTTTACTAATCCTCCTATGTTGATCATAGGTGGTGATCCAATCAAAGCAAAAGAGTTACTGTCAATATATAAAAAGTATTCAACTGTGGTAACAGACAAAGTATTCATTACAGATATTAAAACTGCTAGCCTAGCCAAATATGCAATGAATAGTTTTTACGCTACCAAGGTTACATTTATGAATCAAATGTACGAAGTAGCAGAACAAGTTGGTGCAGACTGGAACAGCGTAACTAATATCTTAAAAGAACATCCTTGGATGGGAACACATCACTTTGCTGTGCCCGGACCAGATGGTAGCAGAGGATTTGGTGGCCCTTGCTTGCCTAAAGACACAGAAGCATTAGTTAAAGAGTTTGATGTTGAGTTATTAAGAACTGTACTAGAAATAAACAAAAATTACAGATAAGTTTTACTACGCTCTGCAATCAATTTTGCTTGTCGTCTGTAGTCGTCAAAGTCAAACCCTGTAGGTGTAATCTTTTCAACTGAAACCATAATTCTTAATTTGTCAGGATCAATATTGAATACTGAATGTGGGCTCTTAACATCTATAGTATGCCACACACCTTTTGGTATAACATGATCCTCAATAATCTCGCTATTGTTGTCAATGCTAGTGTGCCACGCAGTATGAGTTTCGCCACCTGTTTCAATTAAAAAACTTGTTACTGATTCTATTCCAGAATCGACGTGCGGCGGAAACACATTCTTAATTGTTCTAACGTGCAATTTATAAATTGGGCCCAGATCAAAGTATTGTTTGATCCATGTCTCTAATTGTTTTGGAGGATTGTATATGCAAAAATTATCAAATATGTCACCAAAGCCAGACACATTATCGTTACCAATTACAGTTTTAGCTAACTCTTGTAAGTGTACTGGTAATGCAGGTATTTCCGGATGGTATGTAACGAATCGACTATTTTCCATTGACTTCATTCCTAATGTATGTTAATATTTAATCTATAAATACCTTTATAACAACAAATATGGACAACTATGGTAATTGATCTTAATGTAACCAGCACGTGCAACCTAGCATGTACCTACTGCTCCGAAGGATATGAGTGCGGATTATCCACCGCCTATGAAGAAAATACAGAAGTAACACTAGACGACATTGAAGAATTCATGTCAAAGATTGATGACCCAAAACGTGACATTTACTTTTGGGGTGGCGAGCCTTTTGTTAACTGGGAATTCTGTCGCGGTGTTATGGAGAAGTATAAAGACAATCCAAACTACAGCTTCTTCTTTTATACCAACGGCGTATACCTAAAGAAATACCTAAAAGAACTTGTACGCTTTCATGAAGCAATGCCAGATCGTTTGAAGATACAGGTTTCATATGATGGCAAACCTGTTAATGATTTAACACGCTTTGACAAAGCAGGCAATCCCAGTTCTGCAATGGTTAAGAGCAACTACAAGGCCGCTAAAGAAGCAGGCCTTAATGTTAAAATGAAATCAGTGTTACCTGCAGAACACTTTGATAAAATTTACGAAGCATTCTTAGATGTTATCTCAATGAACGATAACTACTTCCCAACACCAGACTTATACTCACAGTTAACAGAGGAAGAGTTTGCTCCTAGATTAGAAGTATTGAAACAAGGTCTAGCTAAGATCGCCAAGCACATCTATACACATAAGCTACCTCCTGAAAAGTTTGGTTGGTTTATGCAAAGTCGTGCTCTATGCTCCTCTGGTATTAATTATGTATCAGTAGACTTAAACGGAGACATCAGTCCATGTCACGGTTGCATGTACAAAGAGTCACATGCACACGTTATGGGCAATATTTTAAAGACTCCAGACATTGATGCACTGATTAAAGAAAAGACAGAAATGTACAAAGGTGCTTTAGCCAATCAACCTTTAATGTGTCAATCATGTGATAGCCAATTTTGTATGAAGTGCAATAGTGCTACTTACGAAAAAAGCGAAAAAGAAACATATCTTGAAAAATGGTCTGATCACACAAGTAATTGGCAAGTGTGCAAGGTATTCAAAACTAACGAAATTGTCCATCACGCATTGCGCACCGCTCTTAAGACTTACAAGAAACCTAAGTTTGAAATTAAAGCGGAACAATGTAGCCTATGATGCAAACAGTTATTCCAAAGATTGTTAGTGCTGGATCAAAGGACTTTGAAGAAGTTTCCTTTGGTTGGTTGCTGACTGATTGGTGTAACTATGATTGCAGTTATTGTTCTAGCAAAGGTTGGCTAGTTGATAAGTTTGATAGAAGCAAATATCGCACAGCTTTAATTGTTCCATTTCGATTAAAAAATATAGACGTAAACTTTACAATTGATCTAGCAGGTGGTGAGCCAACGGTTCATCCTTATCTTAATGAGATACTTAAAAGCCTAGCTGATATCAATGCTTGCAAACGCATTGTAGTTAATACAAACCTTTCTAGATCATTGCGTTACTTTAAGAATCTATACAAACATGATAAGATTATGATATCAGCTTCTTATCATGTTGAACACGATAATGAAGACTTTGTTAAGAAATGCCTAGAGCTTAAGAACGATAACTTTGTTGTTCATATTAATATTATTGATAATCCCATACACTGGCCTGCAATACTAAAACTAATTGAAACGTGTAGAGCAAATGATATCAATTATGCATTTAATTCGTTGCACTCTACTGAGTATAAAGAAATAAATTATACTCCAGAATGTTTTGAAATGTTCAACGACCTTAATACAACTATTAAAGACCGTTACTACTACGCATATGAAGACGGTACTACAGAACATCTTAGCTCATTTGAAATTAAACAAAAAAGCCTACACAAGTTTTTAGGTTATAAGTGTACAACACTAAAATATCAAATACAATTTGATGGACGCATTGTTAGAGAATGTAACAGAGAACCAGTTACAGCTATGTTTCCAAAACGCAAAGACTTTTTTAAAACAATAACATGTCCGCAAGCACAAGGGTGCGATTGCGATGTGATGCTAAATTATTACAAGGAATTACCCAATGTTTACGCTTGAAATATCCGTAACTGAAAAATGTAACTTAGGTTGTCCCTACTGTTATGTTGCCAATCGCCCTACATGGATGACTCCAGAAGTTTTTGACAACGCTATGCCAGAGCTATACAATCTAATGTCTCGCAGTGGAGATAGAGACTATTATGTTAGTTTCTTTGGCGGAGAACCTCTGTTAAACTTTGATTTGATCAAATATGCTGTTCCTAAACTAAAAGCAGATCCAAGATGTAAAGGTATTAACATCATTACCAATCTAACTATGATCGATGATGAAAAATACAAGTTTATTAAAGAGAACAATGTAGGAGTTAGTTGGAGTTTTGATGGAATGAGTTCTAACACCACTCGTCCATTGTTGCCCTTGTTAGAAAACACTAATCCAGAAACTGGCGAGTTGTTCAACGGCATCCTCGATATGTACAACTTTAAGAAGGATCTTATTATGGATCTAACTAACGGTTGTAAAGTTATGATATGGCCAGGCAATACTAAAGACATGGCAGAGAACTTTGAGTTCTTGCTGGACTGGGGCATTGCACACCCTGACTTCAGTATTGTACGTGATGACGTTTGGAAGCGTGACGACATTCTAGAGTTTGGTGTTGAGTGTGAACGTCTAGCTACTGCATGGATCTCAAAGATTAAACAAGGCATACCATGTTCAGTTGGCTTCCTACGCCTAGCTATATTAGATATCTTGTTTGGGCTTGTAAAAGGTAAACGAGCGTTTGGTTGCTTTGCAGGAACTAACGGTGGTGTGCTTATGAGCTCAGGAGAGTTTTATCCTTGTGCTCGCTTTGCAAGTAAAAAGATTATGAAAATGGATAGTGAATATGATTTCCAGTACTATCAAAAGATATTCAATCCACACAGCTATGACAAATGCCAACCCTGCGATCTTAAGCAGGTATGTAACGCAGGATGTACTTACAGTCAAGTAACCAATGACAACAAGCCGTTAGACAGTATCTGTGAATTGTTCCATATCTATTATCAACAGGCTATGCGTGTTGTAGAAGAGTGCAAAGATGAACCTTTGTTCCAAGATTTAATATTGCATTATCTTGATAACATTGGTGTAGAAAATGAAGGTGTAGAATGCAGGAACTAAAACCTAAAAAGACTTATCGTAGTATTACCAGCATCCCTGTTAAGGTTGAAATGCAACCTGTTGAACACAAGGCTGATCGCGTATTAACTACAGATGAACTACAAGAACAAATTGAAGAAGCACGTAAAGGTAAAGCCAAAGTAGACAGCAAGTACGTAGGTTTTGAGTTAGACGAACGCGGCCATCTGTTTGAATACAAATATGATTATGTTCGCTATCTAGATAATATGAGTCATATTATTAAAGAAGCTAAGGCACGTAAAAAGAGTAAAGCTGATGACCTTTATCAGAATACACATAAAATGCGTATAAGCAATTCACCAACATGATACCTATTGTAATAGATAAACATCCTAACGCAGATTTCTACGTTGGTGACCAAACAGATAAACCTACTCCAGAAGGATCTGGAGTCAATGTCTTGTACTTTACTAACAAGTGCAATCTAGCTTGTACATATTGCTATGAAGATTTGCCAGGCCGTCCTCCGCAGATTATGACCAAGGATGAAATCAGAGAATCTATTGATGCTATCATTGCTAGAGAAAAGCCTGAGAATCAAACGCTGATTGTATTGTTTGGCGGTGAAGCAACACTAGAGTGGGAAAACGTTTGCTATGCTATGGAATATGCTTACAGCAAGAAAACTAATCTACATTTTAATCTTACTACTAATGGTATCAAATATCTAAGCCAAAAGTTTATTGATGAAACTATAGGTAACTATTTTTATAAGAAACGTATGTTGAGTATTGACATTAGCTTCGATGGCATAGGCAACGGTGATCGTATTTTTCATAACGGCAAAGACAGCACCGGATCTATGCTAGAGGTGTTGCGTAATTTGGTAAAAAACAATGTTAGATATAGACTACGATATACTATTCAAAAGAATAACATAGATCACTGGTATGAAGATGCGCACCATATTATTAAAACATTTAAACCCTTGCGATTCATTACATCAGTTGCTTGGTCTACGTTAGATCCTGATACCGACTTTGATAAACTTGACACCGCTAAGTTGAAGTTTAGAGCCGACTGGGTAGAAAAGAAGTTAAGTGTGCCCGTTTGCGAGCTGTTTTGCGACATGTGTAACGGATGCGGCGAACGAAAAGAACTAAAAACCTACTTTACCAATGAAGGTAATGTAACAACTTACGGGAATTATGAGAACTCTCCAAAGTTCCATGATTTCAAAGAAAAAATACAATAAATAACAAACTAAGAGAGATAAACTATGACTAATAACGACACCCCAACTAACACCGTAATTATTGATAAGCTAAATCACATATTTGAGCTTATTTGTGAAATTTCAGCAGAAGATCAGGCGCTTGGCGTCCTTCTTAAAGAGTTTTATACCCTATCGCTAAAAACAGCATCTGAGATTGCACAGCACGGTGGTGACAGAGATAAAATTGATATTAGTCAGCATATTAGCATCATCAGCAATATATTAGGTGCTGATGTTCGTGCAATGATGGAACAGGTATTATTAGATCTATCTGCACAACAGGTAGAATCAAATAAAGAAGCCGACTCTGCAACTTTAGAATTTATTACTTCTGATTTAGATGATTATGAAAAGTTCATTGCTCAAAACAAAGCTAAAGAAAGTTTAGATTTTCTTTCAAAAGAAATTTAAGGATTTAAGCATATGGGAAGTCGTAATATATCATCGTTTGACGGAAGCAAGTACGGAGTATCGTATTCTATATCATCACCTAGTGCCGGAGCAACAATTCAGTCAACCGACTTTGATACTCTAGTTGCAAGATACAATGATGAGTATGTAAGACGTAATCAAGGAAATCCCGGTATTGGCCATCCAACTGGTACTATTTCGTCAGATACAATCAAAGGGTGGGCTAATGGCCTAAATGGTTTAGGAGGTCAAGGTGCTACAGGTAATAGTTTAGGCGACCCTGGGCAAGACGTTAACTCAACAACCATTAGTCAAATTAATCAAGGTGCGGCATTTTCTGGTGCAGGTGGCGGAGCTCCTGGAAACATATCTGGCGGTAATGTGTTTTATGCATCCGACTTTACAGGAGTAGCAAACGCAGTTATTAATGCAGGTGCTCAATGTTTATGTAATTGCAACTACTGTACTTGTAATTGTAACTACTGTACCTGTAACTGCGATTACTCATGTACCTGTAACTGTAACTATTAATTGAAAGGCAAATATGAAACATAAAGAATTAGAAGGAATTGATGCAAACACCTATGCCGGAAAGGCTGTGTGGGCAGTTAAAACTAAAGCCAGAGGCGTCTTTGGCGATGACCTTTTAACTTTTAAATTAATTGATATTGTTAGTTTGATGTTATTGAATAATAGATTTGCTAACAAAGGAATCTTTATTACAGATGATAATAAAGAAGAAGCATATATCAAAATTATTGAAACCGGCGATGAATCTCTAATTTCAGACTTAGAAAAATTTTTAACTTTAAAAGATGAAGTTAAAAAGATTGAAGACAAAAAAGAAGAATACTTTTTAATAATCAAACAATTACAAGCATTATCTAATCCTGATGATTCTGATGCAGTAAACAAAATAGTAGAAGAATATCTTCGGAGATAATTGATGTTAATAGTACTAAACGGTGTAGAAACAATTCATAGAAAATGGTTCGCTGAAGAAATTTACAAAACCATGAATACATTTCGTGTGGATGATTATTTGGTTAAATTTGTAAGAGATACTTACGAAGTTACTAGCTTAACTTCTACTAGCACTTCTGCCACAGTTGTAACACACGTTGGTGACGAAATTCAGACATCGTTAGAAACAGTTGTAGTTGAAGCAGGCGAAGTAGTTTACAGCGATAGCATCAACAAACTATTACATCTACCTACCGGCGGCGAAACTCTCAATAAAATTGAAGAACTGTTCAACACCACTGTTCGAACACATACAAGGCACTATGCTAATGTCTTTGTTGATTTAGAACACGATCTAAACAATAGTACTTTTAAAGGCGAAACTGATCCTTCCTATTGTTATCCAACTGATTACACTACATTGATTAGCAATTATCGTAGTTCAGACATAGAAACATTTGTAATAAGTGGTGCCTTTTCTAGACATGTACTAGACAAACTTAAAGATGATCTTGGCGAAGATAATATTAAGATTATCAATATAATTCGACATCCTAATGCATGTATGATTGCGCATTGGAAATCAGAAGAGCACTACACTGAGAATCCTAACTATACAAAAGAGTTTCATTCAGAACGACTAGCTAAATCAATCATTAATGCGGCTAACCTAGTTCAGTATCCGGATGTTGAAACAATTCGATTTGAAGATATTATAAGCAATGGACAATTTACAGTGAATGGTGTTAACATCTTAGCTCCTGAAAATCACGAAATGCACAATCAGTATATCACTAAGTTTGAAAAAGCACATGCTGATACTGAACTACCAAAATATACTTTAGAACAAAATAATGAATACATAGCTGGGTATGATTTGTTTACATCTTCACTGCAAGATTTAGCAACAGTATCCGGCATCGAATGGGCACCGTCCAACATATTTGAACTGCTAGGTTACACTCCTGTAGATTTTACAACTGTTAGATTGTAATGCGCTTTGAAGATATTAAACTTAAAACAATACGAATTAATATTCACCACCTCCTTTTTCTACACGCACGGAGTGTCTGGTCATCTTTATGAGATGATTGACTACTTTTACATTTGTAGTCAAAACAATATCAACTGTGCTATCCTACTAGCAGACGGCGTTAAAAAATCACAATTTGAACAATCAGTAAAAGACAAGTATAATTTTACTAAAGATGAACTTGATCATATGTTCGAACATACATATGAATGCCATCAACCTAAAATTATCATGGCCAATAACATCTGTATAGTAGATGGTAGTTGGCGTGTACTAAGTTGTACAATTTACGCAGACAACATATTCTTGCTTCGTTGTTCAGAATCTGATTTTACCTATTTTGATAAAAGTAAAACAATCAACCGTAGTCATCTGCTACAAGACTTTAAACTATATCTAGAACGCTTTGAAGATTTGGATATCGCAGTAGTTGATTACACGAAGAAAATACTATGGAGTAAGTTCCATCAGCCCACTAGCACAACTCCAAATACAGCACTATTATACCTAACCACCAGCACTAGAGCAGACGATATTGATAACATCAAAAGAATTATGAGCAAGAATATTTGCGATAATTACTTGATAGTAACCAATGATCCTAAGAGGTATTCTATTTTGGAAAGCAACAACGTTAAGATAAAAGAAGCTCCAGTGACAAACATACTTGAACAGTTTGACACATATATCTACACGCCCACAAAATGGAAAAATGATTGTAGTCCTAGGTTCGTTGTTGAATGTGCTGTATACAATAAACAAGTTGTATACGAAATAGATTATGAGTGTGCAGGACTAGCCCGCAGGTTAGACGATATTAAAAACAACCTTGCTGGCCTCGAATTAACTACAGATGACTTCTTTGTTTCTTACGTTAAGGAACATATCTATGCGTAAGACTATCCCAATTGAAGTTAAGAAAATGTTTCAAGAGGAAGCAATGCATGCCTTGTCGGATGTTCGTGTATCTGCAATTAAAAAAGCAGAACCCAATGCGCTATCAGAATTAGGATGTTCTGGTTTAGAGTTAGACTTAACTACAACCCCTTGTGTACGTGCTAGATTGAACACTGGTACATTTTGTAATTACGATTGTGAATTTTGTTATTACAAAGACATGCTGGATGTTAAGACTCCTTGGGAAATTGTTAAAAAACGTATTGACTACCTGTACAAGTATGGAATCAAAGAAGTTGACCTAAGTGGCGGCGAAAGTGCTGTTAGTCCTGATTGGTTTAAAATTCTAGACTACTGCAATGACAAATTTAGAAGCATTAGTTGTCTAAGTCACGGCGGTAAGTTTGCTAACATGGATTTCTTAAAAGAAAGCAAGGACCGCGGACTTAAAGAAATATTGTTTAGTCTACATGGAGCCACAGCAGAAGTACACGATGAAATTACAGGACGCAAAGGATCGTTTAATCGAATCTTAAAAGGTATCAATAATGCCAAAGAGTTAGGAATGATTGTGCGTACTAACACAACTGTTTACTATCGTAACTATCATCAACTTGAAGATACCCACTCTGCGTTAATTAACAGCATCATGCCAGTCGAGTCAAATTTTATTACTCTTAACTATTGGGGCGACTTTAACGTAATTGATTTTAAAAATGCATCCTATAAAGACATGACAGATGCTATTAAAAAATGCATAGATAAGCTCAACAATGGTATTGAAATTAACGTAAGGTATGCGCCATACTGTTACATGGAAGGGTATGAAAAGTATGTTGCAGGCACATACCAACATATCTACGATGTGCGAGATTGGAACAGAGAAATGTACACGTATACTTTAGATGTTGATCGTGAATATACTCCAACTGAAAAAATTCAAAATGCTTACAATGCGTGTTCTACACACAGATCAAGATTCTATAAGAAAACATTAGACTGTGTAAAATGTAAACACTTTTATATCTGCGACGGTGTTGAAAAAGAAATAGCAGACATTACTCCAGTTATACCTACGCCGGGTGAAAAGATAAAGCAAGTTAATTTTTATAGACACAACAGAGATGTGCGATGAAATTATCTATTCTTATCTTAACACACAACAGACCTCATCTTTTTAAACGTTGTTTAGAAAGCGTTCTTGCGCAAATAACACCAGCAGTTGAAGTGCTGGTTAATAATGATACACACGATATAACAGAAATAGAACATCCGCAGGTAAAATATTTTTATTATTCGTCTGGTAGCTTATGTGAAAAATATAAATTCCTATTAGAAATAGCACAAGGCGAATATATCTATTACTTAGAAGACGATGACTATCTAACTAAAGATTTTTTAACTGTTGATTTAGACGCAGAGCTAATAGCAGGAAACTACTGCCCAACATACAACACAACAGATATGTTAACTTTTATGACGTTATATAAAGATGATAATCCTAATGCTGATCAGTTTCTCAACAATCTAAACACTGAACATTTACAACTATCTCAACACATATATAAACGTAATACTATAATAGATTTTGATTTTCCTATGGACAGTAATATACACAACGATGTGAAGCTAACTGTACATGCGGCCTTAAAAGCAAAGAGCATTAAAACAGTAAACAAAGTTTTCTTTTTTCAAACAGTGGACGGCGGAGATAATATCTCCTTTCTAAATCATGGACTACAGCAAACAGCATCATATTGATCAAGACCCTGATCACATCAATGTGCATTGGGATGTCCTAACGATCTGTCAACTTAATTGTTCCTACTGCTATGCTCGAAATGAATATGGAGAAAAGTGGGGCAAGCTAGGTAGTCGTGAAATTGCCGATACTGTTTTAGAAGCATTGAACAGAAGTAGTTTACCATTTAACCTAGGATTGTTAGGCGGAGAGCCTACCCTAAGTCCACACTACTATTACATCTTAGATCGTATTAGTGCTATGGAAAAGTTTAATAAAGTTTATGTTGTAACTAATGGAGAAAAAGATTTTGCCAAACACCCAGACTATGAGAAGATTGCTTTCTTGTTTAGTTATCATCCTGCTGATTGTACAAATAGGGATCGTTTTGTTTCTAATGTAAGGTTAATGAAGGATCGGGGCTACAAAGTCAAAGTGAATGTAATGTTGCATCACGGAAAACAGTATTGGCCGCTGATCAAAGAGATGTTTGAAATATGTGATGCAATGGGTGTTAAGGCACATCCGCATTTCATTTATGGTAAAAGTGTACATCAACTGTTTAACTATCGAAAACCTTTCTGGGACTATTTTAGTTTCTTAAAAGACAGAGATAGAGAATTAGTCTACGGCGATGAACTTAAGAATGATTACGAAATCTTTAGCGAACGATTAACAAACTTTGAAGGTTGGAGTTGTTACAATAACAACTATGAACTTGACGTATATGGACGAGTAATTAAGTTCTGTTTAGATAACGAAAGATTAGATTTAGCAAAGAATCCAGACTTCTTTAAAAATATTACAAAGACTGTGCCTATGACCTGCCCTCACAAGGCATGTAACTGCGACGGACTACTCAAACAACTTAAGGTGAATCCAAATGCAAGTTGAATGGGAAGTCACAATGAAATGTAACTATAACTGTTACTATTGTTCTAACTTAGACAAGAGTATTCATCACATTACGGATCATAACATTCTGCGTAACTTTATTAAAATGCTAGGAGAAACATATCCAGGCGTAGAGATATTCTTGTTTGGCGGCGAGCCGTTTGTGCATCCAGAGATTGGATACATTATCAAATGCTTTAACGAGTTTAAGATTCCTTTTGTAATACAAACTAACCTAAGCAAATACAGCATTGAAGTTATGAAGACTATTACAGAGCCTTACATACTACAAGCTAGCATACATCCTACTGAAGTGAGTCAAGAGGACTTAACAGACATCCTCAAAGAGAATGTTACCTGTAGAGTAATTGATGTAATGTTTAGCGGTAAAGAAGCCCTATGGTATTACTTTAAAGTAAAAGAGAATACAACTGCTGGCAAAGTATATCTAACTCCTGTTACTGACTTTGGTGATGGCCGTAGCGATGTTGCTCTACAAGAGTATGTTAAATTAAAGAACAATCCTAGCTATAATAAGATTATTAAATTTGAAGAAGTAGAACGCCTAGGTAAACCTAGATCAGAAGTATGGGCTACAATATCTTTTAGTCCTAAAGGTAAACCTTGCTTGTACAAGGACAAATACTTTTTGTATAGTCCGCAGTTGGAAATGTACAACTGTTGCTACAGAATTAAAACGGATGGCATCTGCCCAAAAAGCAAATGCTTTTTAATGTAACAATATGTTTTTTAATTTTTTTAACTCAAAAGCAAAAAGACAAATCGTTAATCAGTACAGGCATTCTACTGATAACAACGGTGATGATTGCTTGCAATTCTTATTGTCAAACTATAGACAGATTTGTAAACTCCATTCCTTTAACACATTTAAAGAGTTCTCACTTAACTATAGAATACTATTTGATAGAAAGAACAAACGCAAAATTATAAACACTTATAAAAAATATGTATTAACAAAAACTAAGTTTCATAAGAGTAATTTGGCAATTAGTTACAATATGATCAACACTATAACGGTAGACAAAGAATTAGAACAAGAGATTATTGATTTTATGTACAAGCAATTGAACATTAAACCTTTTTCAACTACCTATTTTTTAAAGAAACATTACATTATGGATTATGTAAAAACTAACTTTTTAACTAAGACACCAAAATGAGATATCTACTAGCCGGGGCATTCAGTAAATCGATTCCTTTGATTAAGTTCTTAGGAGAGCGCAAGGTTGACAGCACTAAACTAATAGTATATGACGGCATTAATAAATGCAGATGGAATGGCGGCCGTATCAATCGCGAAGTGTTTTACAAAGACTCGTTGATCGACTACTATTACAGCAAAGGAGTAAGCATTGCCCTTACATTTAGCAACTATAAGATTGATGTAACAGATCCGCTAGGCAACGAATTATTGGCTAAATTTCACAAAGAAGGCAATGCTCTAATCATAGTTAACGATGACTTGCGCAAACATGTCCGTGCTAACTTTCCTAAGTACGATTTGATTTACAGTATCACTGGTATGGGCTTGCTTAATATTCCGCTACGGGATAGCGACATTGCCTTTTACAAAGACTTAGAAAGCAAGTACGATTGGATAGTTCCTCGCTTTGAACATATCTTTGATCCTAGAGCAAATGAACTTGATAAAACCAAATGGGAAGTTATGCTGAACGACACTTGCGTTTACGGATGTAAGCATTGGGATGCACACTTCAAAGCGATTGCAGATGAAAATACTGCTGGCCGTCCTTATAGTAAGGAGGTAGAAGAGTGTTGGTTGCCTAAGTTTGATTTTAACAAAGACAGCAAGTACGAATGTATGGATATAAAACCAGATGCTATGCGTAAACTGTTAGATATGGGCGTACAAAGTTTTAAAATAACTGGTAGAGAAATGACCGACGATGAATACTATGGAGAACTAACTCAGTTTGTAGACCGTAGCTTGACAGCACTTAAACAATAGTGTTATAATGTATCATGGCAGATTGGAAAAAACTAAAAGTCGTTAGACACAAAGAAGATATGCAGATTGGGCAGATTAAACCCCAACGGTCATACAAAGTGCTCACTGAATTAGATCAGGGAGGAATTGACTACGACTATATGGTTACATTCCGCATTACAGAAGCGTGTGATTTAAAATGTAATTACTGCCATTGGCATAGTGGTAAACATTATACCTATGAGGATATTATTGCATCCATTGACAAACTGTTTGAGTTCTTTGTTAAGCAACAATTTAAGTCTGTGCTATTTTATTATCACGGAGGCGAACCGACCCGCCATCCTAAATGTTTAGATATTCTAAAGTATATACACAAAAAGGGTGAGGAAACAGGTATCGATGCATACAATGAGATGCAGACTAATCTTACAATCAAAGAAGACAAGTTACGTGCAATGCTTCCTTATTGCGATCAATTCAATGCCAGCTTCCATTACCTAGAACTAAAACGATTAAACAAACTTAAAGACTTTGATCATAACTGGGAAGTTCTTAAAGAGTTAGGCGTTCCTATTCACAACATGGACATTATGATGGAGAACGTTGAGCGTGGCGACCGCTGGTATGCTGGCAAGACTGTTGAAGTTATTCCAGAAGAGTTCTATAGCAAAGTTGTAGGCTACTTAGAATACGATAAAATACAAAACTGTGAAATGATCTACGGCTTCTGCCACTATGTATATCCTGAAGACGTAGCAGAAAAGCATATGGCTTTTTATAAACAACATAATAAAACAGAACAGCGTTATGAAATAGATGATAAGATCTATACAACTAATGACTTGTTTAAGTTGGGCATCGATGCACGTGGCTGGAAGTGTGCGGCTGGGCAAGAGTCTATTACTATCAACGGTGATGGTAATGTGTTCCATTGTGGCATACATATGACTAACTTCATACGTGATAGTCAGCCTGAAACTCCCTATACTAATCTAGTTCATGATAATCTTGCAGTAACTAAACTATCTATCTTATACAAAACAGGAACAGTTTGTCGCTGGGATTATTGTGGTGGAGACTTTTACCTAAGTAGAAAACCAAAATGATTATTCCTTTATTTCCTATTAACTTATATAAAACTACAATTGATGTAGATTGGAATCAAGTACAGGTTATGGAACGACTTGAAGAGTACTTTGATCAGCAATCAAAGGACGGTATTGTTGTCCGTACACTCCACAAAGAAAAAGTATTCGAACCGTTGATTAAATTTATGGATTCCGTAGTAGCTGACTATTGGCAAGTGCTAGGCTACGATTCTAGCTATCCGTTTGGCATCAGTCAAATGTGGGCAAACAAGTATGAGCGCAACGCTAAGTATCCGCACAATCTAGATAACGATAGTCCGTCTAATGTAACCTGTGTATTCTATGCAAGTAAGGAAAGTGCAGAGCAAGGTAACTTATTCTTTGCAGATCCTAATGAACTGGTAATTAGAACACAACCATTAGGCGAAGAAAGAAAGTTTAAAAATCGTTATCCAGAGTTCGACGGCCGCACCGGGGACCTTGTATGTTTTCCTAGCTGGTTACAGCACGGCATACATCCAAACAACACAGACATTCCTAGATACTCCATTGCCTGTAACTATCAGCTAAGAGGTCTAGACATTCTTAAAAGGGCATTAAAATCATGAAAGTAGCATTAACAGGTTGGAACGGATTCCTTGCAACAAAGCTCAGAGAATCTACAGCCGTTGAGTGGGTAGAGCATCCTGAAAAAGCCGACATGCTGTTGCATTTAGGAAGTCCTACATTTACACAAGCTGAACTACACCAACACGATGCACAAGTAATGCATCAATACGTTCGCGAGTCTATTAAGATTATAGATCGATTTGACGGTCCTGTACTATTTGCTAGTACAACTGGCGTCGACGATATACAGTTAGATCATGCAGGGTCTACTTGCTATAATCTAGGTAAACTCTATTTAGAAAACTATGTTATCAACAACTGCGATGACTGGGCAGTACTTAGAATAGGTACTATTGTATCTAAGGATCCTGACGATATTGCCGCAATGAAGCCTGACAGAATACAGCCTAGAATACAGCGCAAAGATTTGGCAAATATTGAATGGGAAGATTATTATTTGCTAGTTGATGATTTTGTAAATACAACACTAGCACTTATACAGGACTTTAAAACAGGGATTGTAACATATCCTTTAACTAAGTTTACGCTAGCAGAATTATCTAAGATATGACCATACACTTTCATTCAGCTAACGCAACGTTTAGACCTATACGAAGAAACGGAACTACTAGTTTTAAATTTTGGTCACGGGCTCATATTCCAGATGCTGAAATGGTGTTCAATAAGAATAGCGAAGGCGGGCTAGCACACTTAACTCCTGCTGAAATAGAAGCAAAGTGGACGAATCCTGGAACTACCTTTGGCTTTGTTAGGAATCCTTATAGTAGACTAGTCAGTGGGTTTCATTGGCTAGGGCAACAGGCTAATAGACGAATTTTACAAAGACAACACAATAAAAATCCAGAAGACTATCCGTTTTCTTTAGACTTTGATTTGAAATTGTTTTGCTATTATAATAAGGGGTTTGATTGGTGGATAAAGAATCAAATTAATTTAGAGCAGTCAAATTTAAATCCATATGGTACTATTGCATTATTTGAAAACCCTAAACAGACGCAACTATTTTGTTGGGACGACCAAGTTCCTGATATTGTTGTAAAGTTAGAAAACGTTAGTGAAGATTTTAAAAAGGTACAGGAATTACTTAATTGCAAGGCTCCTTTCTTTTTAATGAATGCTAGTGTGCATGATGATTACAGAACGTATTATACTAGTGAAACAGAACAACTGGTAAGAAAGTGGGTTGAAAAAGACTTAGATACTTTTGGTTACACATTCTAAATAAGAACTATTATGATAAATGTTAAAATTGGCGGCGCAGTACAAAAGTACGAATTGATTCTAATGTGGAATTTAAAACACAAAGATCTTCTTGCAGGTCTACAGGCCACGTATTATGATATGCCTAATAACTGTGCATGGAATGGTGGGCGTGTTAACCGCACAATTGACATGACTGAACGTATGGTTGCTACTTACAATAAATTTAAACACGGTATCTGTTTAGGATTTACTAACAATGTTATATTAGATGTAGGTGACGAAACAGGCAATCATTTACTTAGAATGATAACAGGTGAAAACAATCCGCATAAGTTACACGGCGTTGTATTGTGTAGCGAAACGCTACGCAGGTACTTACGTAAGAACTATCCAGAACTTATCTTAACATACAGTATCACAGGACATCCAACTACTGATCAACTAAACTTTGAAGGCTACTATAAAGAGCTTGAAGCCAAGTACGATGTTATTGTTCCTAAGTACAGTCACCTGCCACAAGTAATTGAATTGTTAGAAGCAGGTAAACTAGATGGTAGTAAGTATGAAATCTTAGTCAACGATAACTGTAATGTTACATGTCAGTTCTATTCAGAACACTTTGCACAGATATCGCATTTGAATAGTTCTATAAAACATCCTTGGGAAGAAGATAAAGAACGTTCTTATCAAATTGAAATTAAACCTAAGATCAAAGCAGGCCCAATTAAGAAAGAAGCTAACTGTGTACAGGACGACATTAAAGTACAAGAGTTGCAGAGATTCTATAACATGGGCGTGAGACACTTTAAGATTAGCGGGCGAGACCTAGAAGATATTGAGTTTGAATATCGATTACCAGAACATCTTAGAGAGATACAGCAAATTGAAACACGCGATAGTCTTCTCAGTTGAAAATCAAATAGATCCTACAAGTCCGCACAGTGACGGAAGCTCAGCTTACGAAAAAATGGCTATTGGGCTAGCCTATAGCATACGTGCCACAATGCCTAATGTAGATGTGTATTGCGGAAACTTTACATCCAACAAACTTAGTAACTTAGCTAAGGAACACTTTGCCAAGTTGAATATTACTGTTATAGAAGATCTAATATTTCCAGCAGTAAGTACAGCAAAGTTTGACGGTACTCCGGATAATCTACAGAATGATTATTATACTTTTAACGGCTTCCTCAGAAGCTATACTAAAAAGTACTTTGCTAACAAACTATTAGACGAATACGATTATCTAGTATACACAGACTGTGATGTTTTGTTTTTAAAGCCTATTGAGTTTGATTTTGATCCAACTGGTCCCTATGTTTTAGTAGAACCTGCGGCTGATTGGATTAAGAATTTCCTTAATGCAAACACAGTACGACCATCTAATATTACAGGCAATCTATATCTCAATTGGATTGAAGTAATAAATTCTCACAACTCTTATCTATATGATCTAGACTATGCTAGTGACGATGTTTGTTACGAACACGCATCTGATGTATTGGTAAGTCGTAACATTGACAGTTCATCTTTAACTATAATTGATCAAGATATAGGTGCGTATCATTTCTTTAAACCAATTACAGAAAAAGTCTTTGCTATCCATTATGATAGTCTAGGAGTAGGCGGTTCATTACATTTTTTAAATAACCAATATCCTGCATTGTATAAAAAATACGTTATGCTGTTTGAAAAAGGACTTAATGTTCCTGTGACAAATGAAATAGGCTATTGGGAAGCAACGGCAGAAAGATACAAATGAAGTACGCAATAGTATTTTCTGCAGAAAACAAAGTTGTATTAGATCAGCTTGATTCTAATGCTAGCTCGCCTTATGAAAAGATGGCTATTGGTCTAGCCTATAGTATTAGGCAACATCACACTGATGTAGATGTGTATTGCGGAAACTTTACAAATAACAAACTAAGCAAGTATGCACAACAATGGTTTTCTAAATTAGACGTAAACTACGTTGAAGATATTGTGTTTAACAATATAGGATCGGATGACTCGTTTTGTTTCTTAAGAACATTTTGTAAAGATTACTTTGCAAAAACGCTACTAGATACATACGATTATCTAATATACTTAGACTTAGATGTTATACAGTTAAATCCAATTAAGTTTGACTTTGACCCAACACAGCCTATGGTTCTAAAAGAAACAATGCCGCAATGGACAGTTAACTATCACAAAGAGTTTTTAACTGGATTAGACGGCCCTTTATGCTATAATTGGGTAGAGATTATCAACAAGCATAACTGCCATTTGTTTAGCATGGATTGGAATAATCCAGAAATGTTGATTAAACACAACAGTGATGTTATACTGTCTAATAGAATACTGAAAACTAATTTACCAGTCATTGAACAGGATATAGGAGGATATCACTTCTTTAAACCTGTGAAACAAGATTCTATATTTTATCATTATGATAGCCTAGGGCCTGCAGGAAGTTTACCAAACATCAAACTTCTGTTTCCTAGTGCATATCAGAAGTATGTTTTCTTCTTTGAAAGGCTTTTAAATATCAAAGTTAACAATCAAGAAAACTATTGGGAAGACTTGGCAAAGGACAATACATGAACATTCGAGAAGAAATATTAAGGCACAGCTACAAAAACAAATTGACTCATATTGCGTCTGCACTAAGCCAAGCAGATTATATTGACGAACTGTTTACCAAAAAGCTAGTTGTACCCTACAGAGATAAAATTATCTTTGGCAAAGTATTTGGTTCTCAAGCATATTTGCTAGTTTGGAAAAAGTTAGGCTACATCGAAAATGCTGATGGCATTGGCTTTATTAAACACACTGACATTCCGTTTGTAGACTTTGGAGAGCATACGTTAGGTAATGCGTTAGGAGTTGCGGCTGGTGTCGCAATAGCATGTCCTGATCAGTTAGTGTGGGTTAATATATCCGATGGTGCTTTACAAATGGGCAATACTTTAGAAGCTATACAGTTCATTGGGCATCATAAGATTAAAAATATTATGCTTACTATTGACTACAATGGTGGACAAGTGACAGGTCGCACAGCAGACATTCTTAATACAGAACCTGTAATAGATTTCTTTAAAAATTACGGATGGAATGTATACGATACAGATCTTACTGAGTTTGGTATTACTGATCGTCCTAAAGTATTTGTGATGCGCAATCCAAAAGGTAAAGGTGTTAAATCAATAGAGGAAAATATTAGAAAATGGCACTACAAACAGATAGAGACATACGAAGAATTACAATCGTTGGTGGCGGAACTTCAGGATACCTAGCCGCTTTCTATCTATCTAAAAACTATCCCGATAAAACAATTACTTGGATCTTCCCTAGCGAGAATGATCCTATCGGTGTGGGCGAAGCATTAGTTCCTAAGAGTAGTAACTTCCTGCAGTCTATTGGTATTAGCCATTTGGATATACTAAAATTTTGCAACGGTACATTAAAGTTAGGCATTGTCTTTGACGGGTTTGATATTCCGGGAGTGCGTTTTAGTTTTCCGTTTGGTATAGGTGTTGGTGAAACACACAATACTGCTAGCGTTAATAGAATTATAGACACAGAGCGTATTCCTGATAATATTTTAGATTACCCAGACATTGCTACACATTTTCGTACTACTGAGCTAGCCGAGTACTTAGATACTCGTGTATCAGAGTTTCCTAATCTAACAGTTATTAGAGATACTGCATCATTAGATAGCCTAGTAGGCACATATGATTTACTAATTGACAGCACAGGCTTTGGTAGACATGTTAGCAAGCTACCTGATAACTTTGAAGACTTCAGTCATATCATTCCTAACAATCGTGCATTAACTACACGGGTCAAATATACTAACAGACCTAAACAATGTAAGCCTTATAGTTTGTTTAAAGCAATGGACTACGGATGGTGCTGGCATATTCCGTTAGGCGATAGGCTTGCGTTTGGTTATGTACACAATAACAAATTTGATGTACGCAACGAATTTATTAATCACGTTGCTGACTATATGGAAATAAACCCTGCAGACGTTGAAGTAAACACAGTTGACTTTTTAACAGGGCGCAATAAAATACATCTTAAGGATAATGTAGTTTCTATAGGACTAGCAAGTACCTTTATTGAACCGCTAGAATCTACTGGCATTTATCTGATAGTGTCTAGCATTGAACGTATTGCCCAATATATAAATGGCACTATTACTGAAGACGAATATAATCAACAAACTAACACAGGATTTGATGCAATCGTTAATTTTATTGCGGCACACTACAAGTACTCGGCTAGAAGCAATGACTATTGGGATAAGTTTAAAAATTTAACAATTGAAAAATATAAAGAAACTGACATATTTCCTCAAGAAGCGTGGCAGTATATTCTAAGTGGGTTTGGGCTTTCTCCTCGTCCGTATGAACCTATTGATCCTAAAGATTTGATTAGCATACACAGAGGGACTCCCTACAGCGAGTGGATTGAGAATGTACGTTATTAAAAGTCATTTGCCAGTTAACAATGTACCTTGGGATCTAATTCATAAGGACTGCGATAGTGCAACAGATGTACCTCCATTAATCTACGGAGAATTTATGGATGATTCTATTGCAACCATTCAATTACATCAACGTAGAGATTTAGAAGATTGGACTTTGTCTTTTAGAGATGAAGTTTCTAAATTAATTAAACCTCTACTTTGGGCAGATGCTAACTATAACGATGTAGCAGATGGATGTTGGTTTGCAAGATACAAGCAGGGCGGTTATGTCGATTGGCACAAACATGAGCCATATGTTGATTTAGTTGCTGTTTGGTATTTGCAAGGTACAGGTACCCTTGCAGTCCAGCATCAAGGTAAAATCTATAATATAGAAACGGCACCTGGCGACTTACTGGTATTTCCAGGAACCCTATTGCATTCTACATTAGCTAATCAATCCGATGTTGATAGAATAATAATGTCAGTTGACTTATGTTTAACTAGACAAACGATGAAAAAACTAGTACAATTAAAGAGTTATAATCAGGATCAGGTTGATAAAATATACAAAGAACGACAAGAGCAACTGTTTATTAAAATAAAGGAACACAATGAGATTAACCCTGCATAAGTTTTTAACTAGATTAAACAATCCCAATGTTTATCTGTTGCATGCCGATCTTTGGAAATGGAATGATACAAAGTATAACTGCATCAACTGTGGCATTGCAGAGCCTAACATGGTTAATATTGCGGCAGGGCTTGCTAGTCAAGGTAAGATTGTGTTTGTGTACGGTGCTGTCGGTTACGTTGTTTATAAAACATACGAACAAACTAAAATGTGTGTGCGCGGTTGGGCAGACTTAAAGGGTAGCGTAGTGTTTGTTAATGCAGGTAAGAACGGTGGATACTCACACCAAGGCAAAGGCGGAGAGTTACCAGAAGACGGAGATATTATGGCGCTGTTGGGCGTTCCTGTGTTTACTCCCCAGGACCGTAGTACATTTGTGCGTAATGTTAAAGATTGCTTTAGACAACCAGGCACACGATTTATTAGATTAGGATGGGATGGCGAAGTATGGAAAAAATCGCCGTAACAGGACATACTGGATTTATAGGAACACAACTTGTTAATGCCTTATTAAAAGCAGGACACGTTGTTCATCCTATTGGGCGAGATTTCAAACCCGTCGAGTGCGATAGAATATATCACCTTGCATGTCCAAGTACAACTGCGGACATAAATGCAGACCCCACTGGCGTAATAGATACTATTGTAGATTTAACTCGTAAGGCAATGACTATTTGTCCAACTGCTAAGTTTATCAATGCCAGTAGTGTAGGCGCAGAGTGGATTGATATTGTTCAAGGTCCGCAAAATGCATACAATGTGGCAAAGCGTTGTATGGAAGTATACTTAGAACACAGCGGCAGAGATTGGATTAACTACAGGTTGCCTGCGGTTTATGGACCCGGTATGCACAATGATTTTTTTATTAAAAAATGCATTGACGGAAAAGCATACAAACCAACGAACCCTCTGGTAGTATATCCAATTGCACATATTGATGATGTAATAGAGGCGTTAGTTAATCTAACGCCAGTCCCACAAGAAGAACTTTTATTAGGTAACATATATGAATTATTTAATTCTGGGCGGCGCGGGCTTTATAGGCCAACAGCTAACCAAAGCTCTATTTAATTTAAAAGAGCGTCATGTAGGCGTCACCGTTATTGATAATCTCAAGACTTCTAACAGAGAAGGACTTGAGCAGTTTAAGCAATACAAAAATTTGTATCGCTTTATTGAAGCTGACTTAACTACAATGGATGACGAAGAGTTTCTTAAGATTGCTCGCAAACATGATAAAATCTTTATGCTTGCAGGTAGTGTAGGAGTTGAACATGTAGACAAAGATCCTAGTGGTACGTTGTTCAACAACCTTGCACTAGCAAACAAGATGATTCCGTTGTTTCAAAAGTTGCGTAACAGACATGTGACATTTTCTAGCACAAGCGAAATCTATGGAGAAGGCCCATTCCATGAAGAAGCTAATGCTAGTATTGGTACTAGCAGTAAACTACGTTGGGGATACGCTAGTGCTAAACTTACAACAGAGTTTATGATTCGTGCTAGTAACTTTCCATTTACTATTGTGCGTTTCTTTAACGTAGTGGGTCCGGGACAACTAGGCGACTATGGTATGGTATTGCCTCGCATGATCAATGCCGCAAAGGCTAATGAGGATATTATTGTCTATGGCGACGGCAGTCAAGTTCGTAGCTTCTGCCATGTTGATGATGCAGTTGATGCGTTAATTAAACTATCTAATACTAACGGCGAACTGTTTAACATAGGCAATGACGAGCCAATTAGTATTAAAGATTTAGCATTAAGAGTATTAGCATTTACTGGATCACAGTCTAATATTAAAGTTGTTCCGTATGAGGAAGCGTTTAGTAAGCACCACGGAGATATCTATAGACGTATTCCGGATCTAACTAAAATTAAAAACGTAATTGATTATAATCCTAAGCATAACCTAGATGATATAATCAAAGATATGATATGATAGAAACCGCAAACGCAATTTACTTACACATACCAAAAACTGCAGGCACTTGGGTACGCAATGTGTTGGAACCTGTTAAGGTAAAGTGGATAGAGCACGGTATATTGTTTGAGCCACAAACAAAGCCAGTGTTTGCGTTTGTACGTAATCCGTGGGACTGGCATGTTAGCTTTTATCATTTTTCACAACAAGGATCTGAGTACTTTCAACATATAAACAATAGGCCGCATCCTATTGCACAGACTTTGCCAAAAGGGCATACGTTTGCTGACTTCATTAATTTTGTATGTAACCCTACAGCAGAATACAAAAGAAAATTACTTTCTATACACAAGTTACGTTCTAAAATTTACAATAAGAATGACGAAGAATCTGTTGCTGAAGGACACATATTTCAAACGTGGATTGATGCCGATGTTGGCCTGTACCAACATATTTGTAATACATATACTAAGTATGCGGATAAAATTGGCAAACACGAAACAGTTCGTGAAGACTTATTAGAGTTTACTCAGCAAGTAAGTGACTGTACAGATGTTATTGCAGATCGTATTTCTAGTACGCCACCAATGAATATTACAGCAATTAACCAAGATCGCAATTCGTTTTATAATACAGAATTAGATGCACTAATATATAATTCGTGTTCTGATATAATTACAACATATGGTTATACAAAATGAAAATACTATTTTTAATAGCACACCCCGATGACGAGGCCTATGGTCCGTTTGGTACTATTGCTAAACTGGCAAAAGACCATAATGTTACTGTATTCTGTTTGTGTAACGGAGAACGTCCTGGTAACGTAAAAGTATCGGCAGACAGAGTATTTGCATTCAAAGCAAATTGCGATCAGTTAGGGGTTGATTGGAAGATACAAAACAATGCTGATTGTAGTTTAGAGTATAGAAGTACACTAGCAAATGTTGAAGGCATTATAGATTATTTTAAGCCTGACATCGTTTATACTCACAGCAATACAGATCTGCACAATGACCACAAACTAATAGCAGAAGCCGCACTAGTTGCTTGTCGCCCTAAACCAAATAGTACTGTGCAAGAATTATACTTTTTTGAGATACCACAATTTGCACAATCGCAAGGATCGTTTGTACCAAATGTATATACAGATATTACTGACTATATTGATATAAAGAAGCAAGCACTCAATCGTTACGCTACAGAAACTTATGAGTTCCCTGATGCTCGATCAGTTGAAGCTGTGGAAACTTTAGCCAAGTATAGGGGATATGCAGTTGGCGTAACACACGCCGAATCGTTCCATTTGATATTCAAACGAAACTAAAATTTATATCTAAAAAGTTCTAAATCGTCTTTGAATTTATTATAAACTAACTGTTGAGTTTCAGATGTATAGTAATCGCGATAGTGAGTGTGCTGAGTTGTGTTAATCCACGGTAATGGTTCCGTAGACTGACCGTTAGTTAATAAATCCGCTATCTTGTAAAACTCAGTATTCAATTCTTCAGTTTTAATAATAATGTTAGGTACTGTACCATTGTACCAGCTACTAACTAAAATTGTAGATGGATCTCCGTCATAGATAGAATATATCTCTTCGCTGTCTGCGCAAATACACTTTACCCAATAGTCAAATCCTTTTTTAGAAACAGCAATTAGTTTTAAATGATCTAGTAAAGATCCTGATATTGCCTTGCCTTCTTGATGTGCTTTAATTTGATTAGTTGCTTCGTTATACTGATACAGGTACATACTAACTAGCCTGCTATATGGGTTTCTTGCAAATGAAAAGATTGTACCTAAGTTGCCCCATTGTCTACGAGCACCGTCTATTGAACCATGTTCGTAATTGTTATTTGGTTGTTGATCGTAGTCTACTACATTACGACTAATCCAATCGTAAAAACTTGTACCTCCTGTCTTTGGTACATGGATAAAGGTAGCATCTGCTTTAGGAAAATGTACAGCCATTACAAACTAACTCTTTCTTTTCCATAAAAGTCTGTAAAGCCGTAGTTCTTTAACATACCCAAATATAGACCATTCAAATCGTTATTGTAAGGAAAACAAAAGCTCGTTGGTTTACATCCTATATTGGTCTTAAACCATTTTAACATAAGTTCTGTATCCTCAATTACAAAACGAATACGGTCCGTAATCTTATCTACTTCATTTAGATTTTTATGACTGTGCCCGTGTGCTCCTATAGTAACATTAGGCTGGCTGGCAAGATACTTAATTTGATCAAGGGTCATGTAATCTTCGTAATTGCCTGCAAATGCTTTATCATGCGCAACAGTACATGTAGGAAACTCTAAAGATTGTTTACCGGTACAAATTATACCGCTAGATATAAAGTAAATCTTTTCAGTAGGAATTTTGGCAAACTTGTCAAAATGGTAAAATTGACTATAAAGCCCGTCATCAAACGTTAGAACATACTGTTCTAGATCTTGCTCGAATAGATTATCCGTAATTTCGTGGATCATTAGCACGGGTTTCATAGATGTATTTAAGTTAGCCATAATAATTGCTCTACGCATTAGAGTATGCTATAAATATACATATGGAACCAATTATACTAACCGAACAAGCCGCAGTAAAGATCAAAGAACTTCTACTAGAGGAAAACGACCCAACACTTAACATTCGATGTTTTGTGCAGGGAGGCGGATGCTCTGGATTCCAGTATGGATTTGATTTTGATGGCGATATTAACGAAGACGACTTTGTTACAGAACAACACGGTGCAAAGTTGCTTATTGACAGCATGAGCTATCAGTACCTATTAGGTGCAGAAATTGACTACAAAGAAGATATTCAAGGTAGCCAATTTGTTATCAAGAATCCAAATGCTTCAACTACCTGCGGTTGTGGCAGTAGCTTTTCAGTGTAATGCTGTACAAACAGTTAAGCACGAAACATATCCAATTGGGTAGTCGTAGCGTCTTAGACTACGATTTTGGAGATGAAGCTATTATAATCCCTAGTCCCGATTCCAAAGTGTTTTTACATTGGTTAACGGACAAAGGCAACATTCGTTCAACATTTACAATGACTTACGCTACTAAAGTTATTGGTAAAGTACGCTTAACCAACGCCAAAGATACCCAAGTGGATATACAAGTCTTGACAGACTGGTAAAAATCTGCTATAATATTACTATGTTAAATTAGAAAGGTATCCATGTTTCATATCATTCAAGAGCTTGAAGCAGATAATTCTCGCCTGGCCAAAGAAGCAATCATTGAGCGTGAAAAAGATAATGCAGAACTACTAGAAGGGTTTCATATGGCCCTAAGCCCGTATATCACGTACGGTGTTAAGAAAGTTCCAAAGTTTACAGGACCCGATGGACAAGGCCTGCCTTGGGTAGCGTTTAAAGAACTGTGCAATATGTTAGCAACACGACAGCTAACTGGAGACGATGCACGTGACGCAATCGAACTAGCTCTAAGTGCTAGTACTGCCGCACAATGGAACGACTGGTATCGTCGCATCCTTATCAAAGACTTACGTTGCGGAGTAAGTGAAAAAACAATCAACAAAGTAGTTAAAGGTGCCATTCCTGTATTTGAATGTATGCTTGCGCATGACGGAGCCAATCATGAAAAGAAAATTAAGGGTACTAAACTGCTCGAACCAAAGTTGGACGGAGTACGTTGTATCACAATCCTCAATTACGAAGCTCGTACCGTTGTTCAGTACACAAGGAATGGTAAAGTACTGGAGAACTTCAGTCACATTGCTGATGCTCTGCTGGCTAACATCGATGACTTTGGTAGAAGCTTTGTCTTTGACGGCGAAGTAGTATCAAACTCGTTCCAAGAATTAATGAAGCAAGTTCATCGTAAAGATGATGTGCAAGCGGGAGATGCCCGTTTGATGTTGTTTGATGTGCTACCACTTAGTGAGTTCCAAAAAGGTAAAAGCATTATGGGCCAAAAGCGCCGTAGTGCTCTGCTTAAGACATTTAAGCCCTTCTTTGACAAATGCGGCAACATTGATGTAATCGAGCAAACAGAAGTCGATTTAGACAGTTTTGTAGGCGAATTGCAGTTCAAACAGTTCAATAAAGACGCAATTGATGCCGGGTTTGAAGGCATTATGATCAAAGACCCAGATGCAGTATACGAGTGCAAACGTAGCACAAGTTGGCTAAAACAAAAGCCATTTATTGAAGTAAGCCTTACAGTTGTTGACGTAGAAGAAGGAACAGGTAAAAATGAAGGGAAACTTGGCGCACTTATATGTGAGGGCGTTGATGATGGAAAAACAATTCATGTTAACGTGGGTTCTGGCTTCACAGACGATATCCGAGATGATATCTGGATTAACAAAGATACTGTGGTTGGACAAGTTGTCGAAGTCCGAGCGGATGCGGCGACTAGGAATCAAGACAGTGAAGACGTATATAGCCTTAGGTTTCCACGTTTCCTACGATTCCGCGGTTTTGCAAAAGGTGAAAAAATCTAAGATGGATCGCGGCTCAATAAAAGAATTCATGTACGGCGGCATCAACGAGCTGATGCACAACCGTAAGTATTATTACCATAGTGCTGTTGGCGCTGATTACAGCCATTGGACTGAAGACGGCGAGGAAGCCCTAAAGGTGTTTATGAATATGATCGGACACAAAATGATGCAAGCTGAAGAAGCAGAGCTTAACCAGAAAGCTAAAGATCTGGTAATCAAAGGACTTAAAGGAGAGAAGATCTAAAGTGGCAAAAGAAGATGTTATACGACTGGAAGGTGTCGTTGACGAAGTACTACCAAACGCAATGTTCCGTATTACAACAACGGAAGGTTATCAACTGCTAGGACACATATCCGGCAGAATGCGCCAAAACAGAATTCAAATTCTGCTTGGCGACAAAGTTCAATTAGAAGTTAGCCCATACGACCTAACTAAAGGCCGTATAGTCTACCGGGGTTAGTAAGTAATGTAACCCGCCCAGCTAGGATGACGTAGATCAAACGGCATTCTCTTCCGCTTTTCAACTAGTTCCCAGTAAGTAGGCTTGTAGGGCTTAGTCTTTGGCTTCATTTTAGTGTCATGACCCTTATGGCTGTTACACTTTGAGCAAGCCGTGGTAGCGTTTTCCCACACTGATTTACCACCCTTAGACACAGGATGCACGTGATCTAGTGTAGCCGTACGCTTGTTTACATCAGTACCGCAGTATTGACATTTAAACCCGTCACGAAGGAACACGTTCTGCTTAGAATAGCGGATGTGTGTCTTTTTCTTCATGTATTCTTTGAGAATAATTACAGCTGGAACTTTTGTTTCCCAACGAGCTGATCTTACGACCCAATCGTCGTGCCATTCCAACACGGTTGCTTTATCAAGCACCATGTAACGGATGGCTTCTTGCCAATTAATTATACTCAACGGAAGTAGGCTCATTGGAGCGCCGTCGGTGTTTAAAATTAAAGTATCTGACATAATATCACTATTTATAGTGGGTTAAAACATGCACAAGTATAACAGATCGCTTTGATAAAATCAAGAGCTCAAAGCAATAAATACCTTGTATGAATCGCCCAAAGACTAAACTAAACGAAGTTTCAACTGACCCAAAAGCCATTAAGCAGGCTCGTTCTGTGCCCATTCCGCAAGAGCAAGTAGACCGTAGTATGCACTTTTTACGCAGTTTGGCATTAGATATTCCTATGCAAACTGGTGGTAAAATAGACACAGAAACCAAAAAGGTTGTTGAATCTAGAAGTATTGAAGACATGCTTGAAGCCCAATTGGAAGCAGAAGTTCGTAAGCTAGAAGCTCCAAAAGATCCGCAGGATCATATTAGTTTAGACGTTCCTTTGCTGATTAGACTTTTCGAGCTAATGCGTGAAGGTGTAAAGAGCGATGTAGAATTACATGACATTGTTGAGCGTATCCTATCCATGAAGAGTATGGGTGTACTAACAATGAGCAATTACGAAGATATAGCGGGCCCAAATAAGGAAGGACAGCTTCCAGAGCCCAAAGAACACAAGCACAAAGGTGATGACAGTTTATCATCATTAAAAACATTGGCAGGAATAAAATAATATGCTACTTTACATCAATACAGGAACTTCTGCTAATCAAGGCAACGGTGATAACTTAAGAACAGCGTTTACTAAAGTAAACACCATGTTCCACGAAGTCTACACAACTTTGAATTTAGGTACAACTTCTGTACAGGATGCCGCGTCTACTATTTGGGATACCCCTTCTGACCATTACGGTGTACAATATTATTACAACACCAGCACACACAAGATGCACTCTAGTTTATTGAGTGCTACTAACGTGACACTTGGCGGTGTTAAGATTGGTAGCGGTATTCTTGTAGACGGCAACGGAGTTATTTCAGTTCCTCCAACATATACATTACCAGTAGCAACAACAGCAACCTTAGGTGGTATCAAAGTTGGCACAGGTTTATCAATTGATCCTATCAGTTATAAGTTAAGTAACTCCGGTGTGTTGAGCTTTGATGGCCGCACTGGTGCTATTGTATTACAAAACTCAGATATAACAACTGCATTAGGATTTACACCATTTGATGTTTCATTACTTGGACAGCCAAATGGTGCGGCATCATTAGATGGATTTGGAAAAGTTCCAGTTAGTCAATTACCAGAAGGTGCATTAGGTGGTCTTAACTATCGCGGCACATGGAATGCACGTACTAACACACCACAAATATTAAGTGGTATTGGATCAAGAGGATATTATTATAAAGTAGCTATTGGCGGTACAACAAACGTTGACGGTGTAGCTATTTGGAACGTTGGTGATATACTATTATACAATGGTGCAACATGGGATAAGATCGATGGTATCGCGGCAGAAGTTACAAGTGTGTCAGGACGCACAGGCGATGTAACATTAAGCTATGCAGATATTACTGGAACATTACCAAGTTCAGCATTTACAAGTACAGCAACAAGTTCTGTATTGGGCTCAGTTAAAATTGGCGCAGGTATCTATGCGGCGGCTGATGGTACTATTAGTGTTGACCAACGATTAGTTGTTCCAGCTACAACATCAACACTTGGTGTTATTAAAGTTGGCGCAGGCTTGAACATTGATTCAAATGGTTTGCTAAGTGCAAACGTTACTGGTACAGGTAACGCAACATTTACAGCCAACTCAATTGTAACAACAGGCACTAACGATTTAATTCTTGCTCCAGGCAGTGGACTAGTAAAAGTCCTTTACACAATAGTAACTGAAGGCGGTAATAATTCAAGCGTGTTACGTACTAACCAATTCTTGAATGCAGGCCTAGCCACAGACTCCGTTAACTTCAGTTTACGTCTTGTAGGTGATAGTAATAATGGTACAACATTATTTGACGCAGGTGTTTATAGTAGTCCTACAGCATTAACAGGATGGTCCAGCAAGTTCTTAGTTACCAAGTCTGGTAACGTAACAATGCAAGGCAACCTAAACGTTAGGGGCGTAGGCGGTATTACTTTTGCTGATGGTTCACAACAGACAACAGCAGTATCACAAACAACAGCAACAACTACAAAGTTAGGTAGCGTTATAGTTGGTAATGGATTGTTAATTGATCCTACAGGTATATTAAGTGTTGCAACAGGAAGCACTGGTGGTAGAATTACCAGCAGAGGCCCTAGCACAGTAGCATCAAGTACAGACCCTGGCAATCCAGGCGAAGTTACATGGGACGGTAGTTATTTTTATCTAGCAGTAGATATTAATACGTGGGTTAGAATCCCTATAGCACCAACTGATGTTCCAGGTGCATGGTAAGAATTAATTTATTAGGAAAATAAGATGGGTGTTAAGATATCACAATTACCGTTACTGGCAACGAATAAAGTTACATCTGGTGACCTGTTACCAATTGTAAACCAAACTGACCAGGGCACACATAGAATAAGCGTAGGTACCTTACGTTCAGTTATTGAAAACAATTTGGCAACAGTTGCCGTAAGCGGGTCTTATAACGACTTATTAAACTTGCCTGCAATGTTCCAACTAGAGCCAGCTCAGTCTAACGTACTTGGCGGTATTAAAGTTGGTGCTAACTTATCTATTGCAGTCGATGGAACATTAAGTGCAACTCCTGGTTTCCAACAGATTAACGTTGGTAACATTGCGCTAACACAAACAACAAGTGCGTTAACATTTGAAGGTTCTGGTGGTTTAACAATTACAGCTGATCCTATTGCCAACACTATTACATTTAACGGAAGTGGTGCAGGTGGTGGCGGCGGCGGTGGTGGCTCTGGTAACGTTGGCAAAGGTTCAACAGGAACACTAGCAGTTTACTTTAACACAACAACAGTCACTGGCACCAACATTACATTTGACGGCAACAATTTAGGTGTACAAGGTATTGTATCTGCGGCTAGTGTTGTTACCAGTAAGCTAACGGTAACTACAATTACCAACACTGGTGACGTGGCTATTGCTCCAGGCGGCAACGTTGACGTCACTAACAAACGTATTCTTAACTTGGCTAATCCACAAGGATCAACTGATGCGGCTAACAAAGCCTATGTTGATTCACAAAAAGCATTTGGTAAAATTATTGTTGGCGGTGCAAGTCTAGTAACAGCTAACAGTAACACAGATGCTATTACATTCATCGGCGGTAACAACGTTCAGTTAACTACTAACCCTGCAACTCGTAGCGTTACTATTGCAGTTAACAACACGTTGTCATTTGCTCTACTACCAGCAAGTACAACAACAATTGGTGGTATCATTGTTGGCGCTGGATTGAACATTGATCAAAATGGTATATTAAGTAACACAGCAATCGCTTCAGTAAGTACAGCAACTACTACAACAGCAGGTACTGTTATTGTTGGTACCGGATTAGCAATTAGTGCGGCTGGTACATTAACAGCATTAGCACAGGCATTAACAACTGCTACAGGTTCAACACTTGGTGGTGTTAAAATTGGTCCTGGTATTCTTATTACAGCAGATGGTACTATCCAAGTACCGCAACAAAACTTAACAACAGCAACATCATTCTTATTAGGTGGTGTTAAAATTGGCGCAGGTATAGCGGCCGCTGTTGACGGAACAATTAGCGTTAGTGTAGCAGGTATTCCTGTTGCAACAAGTAGCTCAACTGGTATTGTTAAACCTGGTTATGGTTTAAGTGTAGGCAGTGATGGCGCATTGAACTTAGGTGCTAATGGTAACTTTACTGTTACAGGTAGCCTAATAGTAAACGGAAGTATTACAGCAACAAGCATTACAACTACAGGTACTGGTTTAACTATTATTGGTAGTGCTAACGATCTACAACTACAGGCAACAGGACAAGTTACTTCAACTGCTCCTATTCAAATTACAACAAGTTCAGCAAGTACAAGTCCTATTACAGGTGCATTGATTGTTGGCCTATACGGCACTAACTCTGCAGGCGTTGGCGTTGCAGGATCAGTGTTCACGGGTGCTGATTCAAACTTTAACGGAGTTACTGTTGGCGCAGGTGGTGGCAGTCAAGCAAACAACGTAGCTGTTGGTGCTAATGCCCTTAAGACTAACGCCAGTGGTAGATACATTACAGCAGTTGGTGCAAATGCATTACAATTTGTGCAGGCCAGCGACAACGTTGGCTTAGGTTACTCATCTGGTATTGGATTAACTAACGGCGGACAAAACACCTTACTAGGTAACTATGCCGGTAGCCAATTACAAACAGGTCAAAATAACGTAGCCGTTGGTTACCAAGCACAACTTGGTATATTAAACGGAAGTGGTAACGTAGTATTAGGTTCAACTATACTAGGCAATTCATCAGTTGCAGTAAACAATAACGTTATCATTGGTTACAACATTCAAAACACAGTTAGCCGTCCTGGCGCTAACACAATCGCTATCGGTGCAACATCATTAGGTAATGCTACTGGTACTAACTTAATCATGTTAGGTTATGGTGCGGGTAGCGGATTAACTTCAGCAACCAACCAAGTTATTATTGGTGGATACTCTGGTAACAACATTGCTACTGGTGCATTCAACGGATATGTAACTCTTGCGGACGGTGCTGGCACACTAAAAGCTCAGTGGGATGGTTCGGGCGCATTAACACATCCTGGTAGTATTAATATTCAAAGCAACGCAGGTTCAACTAGCGTTTATACTGGTGCATTAGTAGTAACTGGTGGTGTTGGTATTCAAGGAACATTAACAGCCGCAGTTCTTAATGCAACACAAATTTTACAAGCAGGCAGTCCTGTTGTAACACTTGCAACACTAGGTAGCCAAGTATCAAGTATATCTGGCGGAACTGATATTAGTGTAAGTTCGTCAACTGGTGCAGTTAGTATTAGTGATTCGAGCACATTACAGTCAGTAACTGGCAGAGGTTTTACAACTACTACTAAAATTAATATTACCAACGTATCTGGATCAAGCGATTATACTTCTGGCGCACTAACAGTAGCCGGCGGTGTAGGTATTGGCGGAAATTTAAACGTCAACGGTAACATTACAGCAACTAGTGTTTCAATTAACGGTGCTCCAGTTATTGCTGGATTAAATTGGACTGGCAATTACATTAGTGTGTCTACTTCAACGTACTTAGGCACATACATTGCTACATTAACAAACACTGGTGTAACAGATATTCAGTCAGGTTTAGCTAACGGTGTACAAGGTTTATCAATTACTGGTGGTTCAGCAGTTCAGTTTACAGATATTGCTGGTAGCTTTAAGATTGGTAAACAATATACTATTGTAACAACAGGTACTGTTGGTAATTACACAAACTTTACTGCAATTGGCTCTCCAACTAACAACGTCGGACAACAGTTCTTTGCAACTGGTGCAGGTAGTGGTAACGGTACTGCTTATTACTCATCAGGTAATACTGGTTCTATTACAATCAGTAACGTAGACACTATTGACTCTGTAGCACAGCGTATGTATAACCAAGCAGGTTATGCACGTATTCAAAACATTCCACAGTTAACGATGACAAACATCTTAACTATCTTGAATACAGCTACATCAACAGGTTCTGTATACGGTGCGTTAACTGTAGCAGGTGGTGTTGGTATTGCAGGTAACTTGTATGTAGGTTCTGCGGCTACTCCAACAAGTGTGTTGATTAACGGATTCCCAATCTCAACATCAACTGTGTTCAACGGCGGTACCATTACTGGTAAGATGTATATTCAGAACGCAGGCGATAGTGCGGCAACTAAAACAAACAACGCTCTAGCTGTCGACGGTGCTGTGTATGCAAGTAACTTCTACCTAAACGGTACAGCACTATCAACAAGCACAGTATGGAACGGTGGTACAGTTACTGGTGCAGTTAACATTACAAACGCAACAGCGTCAGTTGGTACAACAACTGGTGCGTTGATTGTTGCAGGTGGGGTTGGTGTACAAGGTCCAATTTATGCTACTGGCTTCTACGATCAAGGTCAACGTCCAATTGGTGTTGGTCCTACATTTAGTTCGATTAGTTCAAGTACACAAGCTATTGCTACTGGCGCATTTACCAAAGTTAACTTTAACTCAGTTAACTGGGATACCAACTCAGCATCTTACTCAACAGTTAACATGCAATGGAAACCTACAGTTCCTGGATTCTATCACATATCAGCCGGTGTAAGAACTCCAACTACTGCGGCCGCCACTGGGTTCAGTCAGATCGCAATCTTTAAGAACGGTGCTGTTTATAGAACAGGTACTACAGTTCCTAACTCTACTACTAACCCGGGCGAATGTACAGTTACAGCGGTTATTGATATCTTAACTGCGGGTACTGACTTCATTGAAATTTACTTGTACCAGAACAGCGGAGCAAGTATGACAATTCCAGGCGGCACTACGAGTACATACTTTACTGGATGTTATCTAAGACCATACACACTAAGCGCAGGTTTCTAATATGCATAGATACTACGTTGTTGTTAATGATCCTCAATATAAAGATGAGGTATTTGATCAATTGGTTAACAAAGAAGGTAACCAATTCATTCCCAATCGCGAAGTTGATTGTGTCAATGACCACCCAGCAAGCGAATACAACGGAGAATTTGTATTAACGGACGAGGAAGCAGAACGCCTAAGAGATGATCCTAGAATATGGGATGTACATCGCGATCCGTTAGAGTTAGGTGCTGTAATTAAACCGTTCGCAGTACTTCCTGGTTCTTATAGTAAAGATACTACAGGTATTGTTGCTACTGAAAACAATTGGGGACTTGCTAGATGTATTGCTCGATCAGAACCTTTTGGATCTAATACTACATTAACAAACTTTACCTATACACTTGATGGTGCTGGCGTAGATATTATTTTTCTAGATACTGGAATATTAAAGTACCATCCAGAGTTTGCTAAAAACCCAGATGGTACTGGTGGCAGTCGTGTTGTTGATATAGACTGGGCAAGATTTGGTATTATGACTAGTAACCCTGGAACAAGTTGGGTAGGCGACTTAGACGGACACGGAACTAATGTTGCTAGTATTGCGGCAGGTATCACCAACGGTTGGGCAAAGAAAGCCAACATCTATGCTATTAATATTATAGATATTACAAACAATCCAAATACCTACACTGATGCGCTGTCTGCACTACAAACAGTCCGTGCATTCCATAACGCAAAAACTTCAAACAAATTTGGATGGAAGCAACCTACAGTTGTTAATAACAGTTGGGGATATTCGCAATCTTACATTGCAATGACTGGTACTAACTATCAAGGTACTATGCATCCGGCATCTGGGCCTAATCCAATATACGGCCAAGTTCCATCACAGGGCGATGTACTTGCAAATGCTACTCACGGAATACGAGTTACAGCAATTGAGTCAGAAATACTATCTTGTCAAAACGCAGGAATTATATTTGTAGGTGCCGCCGGTAACGACAGTATGAAAATTGACGTAACTACAGGAGCAGACTATAATAACTATTGGATAGATTCTACTCGCAATAAGTTTTACTATCACAGAGGTTCTACTCCGGGCGCAACTCCGGGTGTAATCTGTGTTGCCGCAATGAGTCAAGCAATACCAGAACATAAAATTGGTTTTAGTTCTACTGGTCCTAGAGTTGACGTTGTTGCACCAGGCAACTATATTATGGGCGGATATATAAATTCGTCTTATATTTTCAACGCAGTAGCTGATCCACGCAGTAGTGTAAGTACTAGCTCTGCTACTACATTTTATCTTAACAAAATCTCAGGAACAAGTCAAGCGACTCCACAAGTTGTTGGAGTTGTTGCATGTCTAATGCAGGCTCGCCCATTTTATAATCAAACTATGGTTAATCAATGGGTACAACAAAATTCAACCGCAAATATTCTAAATGAAACTTATTATGGCCCTACGACCAGTACAGTATATCTCAATTATGCCAGCTTACAAGGCGGTACAAACGCGGTTTTATATCAGCCCTTTAATGGATCAAATCCGACAACTATCTCGACTTCCTAAGATTAGAAATCTTTTATTTCCGGTAAATACTGGGTCCTAGGAGCCTTTTTAGAATGTCAACATCAAGTAATAGAATAAGTTTTCAATATGTAAAAGTTGGAACAAACACCTATTCTGGTAATGCAGATACAGTTAACGTAGCATTTAATAAAATTAATTCTAATTTTACTGCTATTGCTAACAGTTTAAGCAATATACTAGTTCCCATAGCTAACTCAGTTACTACGGGCTCTGTAAGAATTGGACAAGGTATCAATGTAACACCGGACGGTACAATCTCCGTAGGACAAACGGTACATATTGGCGCACCTGGACATTTAACTGGCGACATCGGTGATGCTGTTGGCACACTAGAAACTGATAATAATTTATTATATGTAAGCACAGGTAGTTTTAGTCCTAGCTTTGCTTTCAATCCGGTGTTTAATCCATCAGCAGGTGGAACACAAGTTGGTACTGGTACCAACACAGCTACCGTAACAACAATTTCAACAGCATCGCTGATTACAACATCTAGCTATGTGTTTGGTGCGGCTACTCAAGCGGCGCAAGGATATGTATCTGGTACTTGGGTAGTTTACGATACTAGTTACAATGCATACCCAGTAACACAATTGACAGCACAGCAGGGAACAACTCCTGTTACTATATTAACGTTGAACACAACTACTTCTGTAAGTAGCTCAAGCGTGTTCTATGTATCTACACAAGATATTTGGCATAGACTTCCTTATATCAACCATGCAGGTAAACTACCAGTTAGCGTAATTCCTTATCAAGTAGGTAACATCACTTATAGTGTTACTACAGGTACAGATGTTATTACCACAATTGGAACAACTGCTAACGATCTAGTAATACAGCCACAAGGCCGTACTGTTATCAACAGTTCACTATTAATCAATGGTGCATTAAACATTGGCGCTCCATTAAGTGTAAGCACAAGTACAGCCGTTGGTGACTATACCGTTAGCCCAGCAGGCAATATTTTCCTACAACGTCCTACTTATATTACGAGTAGCACACTAGTATCAGGACAGTTTGTTGCAACAGCTACCTTAACACACTATGTTGGTGGCATCAGCTTAGGACCTATGATTGGTGCTCCTGGTGAAGCTATCAGCACAAACATAAATCAACAAAACTTATACATTTTGCCATACGGTGATCTTTATATTGGAGATCCAGGTAAGGCAGTTTCTACTCACCAATACGGTGATATGGATATTACTGGCAATGTATCAATTACTTCTGATTTAACAGTTGATAATAATATTAATGCTCCTGTATTCCGTATTCCTACAACCGTAAGTGGACAATATCACGAACTATCAAATATCAACACGCAGGACCTAAGTGTTGCTGTTGAAGGAGATATGTTTGTTGGATTCAACTACGGTGATACCGTACACGTTGATGGACAAGTACAAGCACTAAACTTTAAGGGTCCTAATGCAACTCCGGCATACTTTAGTCAGGGTACTGATGTTCGCAACGGATTGTTTATTGATCAGAAGCTAACATTTGCCAACAGTTCTTTAACTGTATCTAGCGGTAGCAACTTGGTTGTTACTGGCGGTGCTGGTTCAACAGATGGCATTACAATTAAAACTAACAATACATTTGGTACTGTAACATTAACAGCATCAAATGCATCAGCTGTACTAGGACAAGGTATTGTATTAAAAGGCAATACTAACAATTCGGAAGTTGATGTTACTGACAGCGTTTACTTAAAGTCAGGATCAAGTTCGTGGAAGTTTGATCAATATGGCCGCATAGTATTCCCAGACGGAACACTACAGATTACAGCGTTTACTGCTAATCCAACACTACAGGGACTAACAGTAACCAATGCAACAATTCTACATCATGTAACTGTTCAAACAACAGCAACAGTTAACGGACAGTTGTTGGTCAATAATACTGCAACAATTAGCCAAGACTTAAACGTATTAGGTAGCACAATTATCAGTGGTAACCTAACAGTATTAGGTGCTAACACTATTGTTAACTCAACAAGCACAGCAGTAGCTGATCCAGTAATTGATATTGGTGGCGGCCCTAACGGCACAATGCTAACAGCCAATGACGGCTTAGACAAAGGTATTGTACTACACTACTTCTCAACACAGAACACACGTATGTTCTTAGGGCGTGATGCTACTACTGGTAGACTACACTTACGTGACAATATTGATCCTGGTGTTGGTCCAGCAGTTAACAGCGACTTTAGCACAGGCGGTGTATGGGGTGGTGCAAGTTTTGGTAGTCTAAAACTATTAGGTGGAGCCAACGCTACAGGTGCAAACAACGGCACAGGTGACTTACAAATTTCAGGTGGTGCGGCAATTGCTGGCGACTTGTATGTAGGTGGCGCACTAAACCTAAGTGGTAACGAACTAACAATTGGTAGTGCGTCATTTAATAACGGCCTAACAGTTAGTGGTAGTCAAACACCTGGCGTAGAATACTTTACAATTAACACAGGTGGATTAACTCCATCTACAACATTCCAAGTTGATAGCGCAACAGGTAATACACAATTAACTGGTACCTTGAATGTACAAGGTGCAGGTACTATTACAGGTCTAGCAAGTTTACAAAACAATTTAAACTTAGCCGGCGACTTTGCAATCAACGTAAACAAATTCACAGTAGCAAGTGTTACAGGTAATACAGCAGTAGCAGGAACATTAAACGTAACTGGTGCAACAACACTACAAA